CTCGACCAAGAAGACCCCACTGAGGTTGCAAATTCCATTCGCTTTCCATTGCAAAGATGGAAGACTTACAGGTTGAAGGATATAGTATATACCCCTTATTCAGAACCTTTATTAGAGATGAAGTAGAAGGGTATCTATGCAACTCTCAGACATCGGAAAGTATCTGAAGGAGCAGGCCATCTTCCTTGGTTCCACCTTTCTATTCACAGTAGTAGGTGGTATCATAGGAGCAATTGTGGCATGGGTAATCTCTTGGTTTACAGGAGTGCCCGTCCTACAATCGGCCATAGTCGCGCCAGCCTATGTTGCCCTAGCACCGCTAGGAGCATTGGCAGGATTCGTGACTTCGTTCCTTAGACGCATACTGGCGTAAAATCTACGCCAGCCTGTATTTTTTCTATCCGAGGCTAATCTTTAAATAGGTTACTCTCTATAGTATGGACTACACAGTAGAGTGGCGTTGAGTTGAGTGAAGTGGAGTGTAGTGTGGTAAAGTATAGTGAAGTCCAGTCTAGTGTAGTGAAGTCCTGAATCTTTATATAAGTCAGCCTCTACTCAGATGGTGTTGCCAAAAAAATGTTATGGAGTTGTTGAAATCCGAACCTCTCCCTCTGGATGGTGGGAAGGGTGTCTCAATATCACACCATTGGTCGAGCAGGTTCCTGCCGTTACAGGTGCTCTCTTCGATGTGGACAATATCAAAGGCTTGAAACCGATTGCCGCCAGACGGGAGATACCAGAGGATAGGTCTTTCATGACTGAGACGCTTGTGCAGGAGATGAACCTCTTCTACTACAACGCGACTTGGATACGCCCTGCTGAGATAAAGCAAGCCTTCAACGTCATAAAGACAGAGAAGGGATGGGCTACCGTATTCAAACTCATCTCAGACTTTGCCGAGCAGTATGGCGAAAACAACTGTCGTTTAATCGTGTGGTTTAGTTAGACTCGAATGAGGTTCTGAGCCTTAATGAAGTTGCACAAGATACACCACACTTCGTATCCTTCTGGATAGTTATGGAGACGAAGCCACACATAGAAACGCCATCCACCGTATCCTATTCTACGCCTTTCTTCAGCACCATTATTGTTGGGATGGTCAATGGTGAGACCTCTGATGTCAGCAACAGGACATAATCCCGTATGCCAACAATCTTTTCCTTTACACATACAACGTGGCGGATTTCCCGCATAATGAGTAAAAGCCATCATTCTTTCCTTATTGCGTTGTTCCTTTCCTCTTATTCGTTCTTTCGCTCTAATTTCTTCTCCATGAAGAGCATACCGTTTCTTTGCTTGTCTAAGAATCGCACTGTGATTCTCCTTGTAATACTTGGCCTTGTAAGCCAACTTCTTGGTTCGATTCTTCTGATACGACCTTCTGGCAATTTCCTTTGCTCTTTCAGGATTCTTCTCTCGCCATTCTTTCTGATACTCTGCACCAGTCTTCATAGCAACCAAACTATTTATAGCGTTTGGTCTATTTAAATGTTCTCATCGTCTGGTTTTCGTGATTTCGGCAAGAACCTTTATATAGGATGCAAACAAAGGGGTGTCTATGAACATGATGAAACTGACAGCAAAACGAGTTCTTCCTCCAGTCCTACTCATCACCATACTTGCTTTAGCCTTCCTCATACCAGCAGTGATGGCTTGGAACAGTGCGTGCACCAATAGTGATGGCACTTTCCTTGGAACATCCGGTATTACTTCAAATGGGGTGTGGCACGTTTCTTGGAATGACCCATACGTTGTTCCTTCAGGACATTGGTGTTTCAACATTAATGTTAACGTTCCTACCTCGACTGTAACCATCACACACACGCAAACTCAAACTCAGACTGTTACTGGCCCAACATCAACTGTGACTCAAACTAACACTGAGACTACGACTTTGCCAGTTGTGACAACCACAGTAACCAACACAACAACTCTGCCACAAGTAACAACTACAGTTACCGCAACACAAACCGAGACCACGACCACACCAATTACAACGACTGAGACCACTACAGTCAACCAAACGTTGACGGAGACTCAGACTGAGACACAGACCAACACAGTGACTCAGAATAACACGATAACACAGACTGAGACTTCAACTCTGCCGCAAGCAACAACCACAGTGACCTCACCACCTGTCACAACTACCCAGACTAATACAGCAACCGTTACCCAAACTAAGACTCAGACCAACACACAGACGCTTCCGGCAGTTACAGTGACGAACACACAAACTAACACAGAAACACAAGATATCACTACAACTCAAACAGAGACGGTTCCCACAACCGCGACTGAGACTCAGACTAACACAGAAACTCAGACACTACCCGCACAGATTGTCACTTCAACTGTAACCGCAAGTGTGACTTTACCAATCACCACTCGAACAGTAACCACCACGCCTCAATCCCTGCCAACGTCTGCTTGGTATGTCTTAGACAACTACTGGCCTCTAATCATACTCCTACTGCTCACAATTGCTGGATGCGTGGGTGTAGGACTATACCAAGTATGGAAGTCACCACCGAAGCCGATAGAAACTCCAACTACATAAGAACATAAGTAGGGGCGAAACTCCCCTTCCTTTTCTTTTAAAGAGCAACTCCAAGCAGATGGAGTATCGTTAGAATCGTGACAGTGAACCCTGCCGCACCAGTCAAAGTGATGCCAACCTTCTTCGCAAAGTCCTTGTAGTCTGTAGCAGTCTTGTTGGTCGATTCAAGTTTGCTGATTCGCTCCGCCATGATGGTGCTGTTGTGATTCATGACAGCACAACTTTCTTTCATCATATCCATCTTTACTGAAAGTGCAGCTATGTCGGCTTTGCTATCGACCATAAAGTCTGTCAATTTCTGATTCAGTTGAAGCAATAGTTCTCGGGATGTGTTACCATTGCCACTCATCACGCTTCACCCTTCTCCGGCTCCTTCTCCTCCTCTGGCTCTGGAACATCCTTTTCCTTCGGCTCGGTTTCGGGTTCCTTCTCTGGACCAAATGGGGTAGGCTTAGTGGGCTTCTTTGTCTGAGGCTTTGGTGAATCTGGTGAACTTGGGAAACCTATCTCTTTGGCATCCTTAAGGGCTTGAAAGATGTTGTTAACGACTTCAATGGTGTCGTCAATGTCGTCCATGTCTAACCCTTCGATGTCTTCCATGAATCCTTCGACTCCTGTGATTAGATTGCTTGCATTGGTCATGGCTTCATCCAGAGCGTCTTTGACCGAACTAGCATCAATGGGCTTTACTTCCTCTTCCTCTCCTTTCTTTTGACAAGTGCAATCCATGTAAGAGTTTCCACAGCCCTTACAAACTCCCGGCATCATCCCTTCTGCTACAACCGCACTACCGCACCTTGGGCAAGTTCCTACCTTGTCCTCTTCCTCTCCGTGGGATGGGAACTTATGGTAGAGGTCTCTTGCTCTCGGTGACATCCTCTCTTCGGATATGTCGGGTGGTGCGTCATGCGCCCCTTGGATTGGGCTTTGGCTTGGAACCCTTGCCTTTCCTTCGTCTTCGCTTCTGCTTACCTCAATAGGTTCGGTAGGTGAGACCTTGCTGTTGGGAGTAAGACCCTCTTCAAGTTTTCTGATAGCGTCTTCAGCCTTCTCATAGTAGGCCATCTCAGTCCCTCTAACCTTGTCAATCTCGGTCATAGGGTCGTCCCGACTGTAGAACTCTTCGGCTTTAGAGACTTCCTCTTCAGTCTTCTGGAGCAGAGCAGGCCAAGATAGTTTGTAACTCATCCTATATCAAGTCTTTATAGTGCTATGCACTATTTAAAGCCTTCCTAGAGCAACTCGTGTGGACTCTTCAAGAAGATACGCCAATCCAAAGGAATGGGCTCTCTCTTATAGAGAGCATACATTTCATCAACGTAATTTTCTGGGTATTGGGAGCGTCTAAGTATTTCTTGGAGACTCATATCTGGACTCACAGGGACTTTCCATCTTATAGGGGTAGGGTGTTCAGGGTTAACCGAGTGCTTAGTGAGGGTGATGCGACAAATCCTGTCCAAACTGATGAAGACCCTCTTATCGTGACGATACTGAAGCCAAGTGGCTAGGTTCCAATAGAGTTCGTCTCGATACCCATGCAACTCTTTGTAGGTGGTAGGAGTGATGTAGATGTAGAAATGAAAACCCTTTCCCGCACTGAAGAACATATCCACATTGTCCCAAAACCTAGTGCCAAAGAACCTCGCTTTCTCCAAGACACCAGCAAAGGTGTCGCCCTCTTTCACATCTATATCTACAAAGAGCCTGTCCAACACCACGGCATCCTTTCGTGGCTGTGGCCAGTCTTTAGTCTTAAGTGGAGCATAGAAGGGGAAGTAGGCATCTTCCACACTAGAAAGCCTGTTCAAAACAAAGTTGTAGTAATCTGCTTTTGTTTCCATGTGATAACGGTAGAGTCCTACGTCTGCCGGAATCTGAGGCAAATCTCTATCCCAATAGAGACGACCCAATTCAAGTAATGGCATATTTAATGGAGTCGAGATTCATCACCTTTATTTGTTCTACATAAGTCTTAGCCTGCTCGATGACATCATCCACAATCTTCTCCAAGTCGCCCACCATCAGAATCTCCACTGCGGCCAATCTGGGTAGGTTGTCCACTAGAGCGCAGTTCAAAGCCCCACCCCGAATGTGAGGAAAGGAGTGAGCGTAGTGCGCCTTGAGAAAGGACGAGACCTCTATTATCTCACAATCCTCAATCTCTTCAAAAAGACCTCTCTCATATACGGGTGTGTTGCAGAAGTCTCGAACCTTGTGATTGAACCAGAACTTCCTCAGAGTCAGGGTTATCCTCTCTTCTAAGGCTCGATAGTCGTCAATCAATCCCTTATGCAAGTCGCTGTCGTATCCCATGTCCTGTAGTGGAGCATAGTCTCCATAGGCCAGAATACCGAACCTTCTTCCCATTGCGTAACTATTTCTACAGAGGAAGCCTAGAATATCTCTAAAGACCGATACATGGGTTCCTTGGAGAGCGAGAGGATTGGCCGTCACAACGAAGGGACACGCACCTGTCACCGATAGAGTTGTGCCACCGCCAGCCACCGTTGCCCTTCCCGATTCTAAGAATCCTAGCAGGAATCCGGCCATGTTTTCCACCGTCTGGCTCTCAATCTGGTCTATCGCAAGCGGATAGTATTGCTCATGGAACAACCCATAAGCCTTATCGTCAGTCCACTTGGCCGACCCTAGAAGGGTGTTCTTGGTGGCCTTGTCAATCAATCTGCCAGCCAACTCGAAGAAGGTGCTCTTGCCAGTGTTAGGCGGAGTAATCTGTAATTCGTGGGGCTGATACCTCATGACATAGCCTCTCGGTAGGGTGGCTCTGTTAGCCAGAACCAGAGCAGGGTCTCTTGTGCAGTTGTATTCCATGATGCCTTTGATGAGATTGTTATACTCTTCGGTAGGTTTGTCTGCAATAGCATCGAACCACTTGCCCAAAGTAATGTCATTGAACTGATAGTCCGTCCCAAAAACATACATCCCCAAGTCATTCCATTCTTCTAGCCTTGGGTCGCCTCTCTGAATCTTGTTCATGATGTAGCCCTGTTCCTTCAATTCAAAGATAACATCTAAATCCTTAATAGTCATCTCAGTTAGAGGTAGGGCAGACTTCTTGCTATGGATAACGCTTTTAGTATCTACGATGTAGATAGGCGGAGTTATCACTGTTGGGTAAGCCCGATAGAGTTTGGCTCCTACGGTGATGAGGATTCCATTGTCGGTCTTCTCCATCTCAGACTTCTGATAGACGGGTTCGATTTGCTCAAAAGAATTGAGCACTTTGTTCTCAGACATTGGTTTCATCACTCTCTATTGGGGCTATTAAGGATTGTGTTCTTGACCTCGCCCTTATCAACTCACGCCAATTGGCAAGGGTTCTCAGTATTCGCTCATCTTCGGCTGTATCGGGAAAGCCCTGTGTAAGTTCGATTATTCTATTGGCTAAACAGGGATACAGTATCTCCATTACCTATCTTGCGTGAGTAAGGTTAATAAGGATTCTCACTCGTAAGCATTTAAATAGGCCAATTACGCAGGGTATAGTAGCATGGCAGAACCAGAAGGAGAGAAGGAACCAGTCGAGAAGCCGACAAAAGAGGCACTCGAAGACCTTTATCCAGATGTGGATATGCCCCACCTTCAGGCCGTCATCCAACTTCTTTACCACACGGCCAACGAGATTGACGACATTGAGAGCATAGACGCTACTCCCTATGTGACAGTCTATGTAGGTGGCGAAGAGTGGTTCGTTATGAACGACAGCGAGGCTGATGGGTATGCTGAAGAGAGTGCAGAAGAGTTGTTTGATGAGATGGAAATGGATGCGTTGCCCGGAGACTGGCCCGACTTCATAATGAACAAAGATGAGTTCGATTCGGCTTTATCCGAAGCCATTCAAAACTACATTGAGACCGCTAGAGAGGAGCCGTCTAACGACCCTACAACCTACGATAGCAAACTAGACGAGGAGATGGCCGGAGCCAATACCGCCTCAGAACAGGAGTTCGAGGATTATCTCACTACTCAATGGGTTCCAGACGGAGACGTTATCCAGTGGTTCATCAACGAATATGGTCACGAAGCCTTTAAAGAGACGGCCAATGTTGATGCTACAGCCCTCGCCAAGCACATCATGGAAACGGAAGGAAGAGGTTCTATCATCGCATCCCATGATGGAGAAGAGATTGACCTTGGTAAAGGTTACTACGGCTATCGTCTGAGTTAAGCCGAGAATCCTTATAAGTCGAGAGTTCCCATTGATGTATGAGAACTTTGACCAGAGAAGATAAACTAAAGTATCTCAAGACCTACAGAGAAACGCATAGGAGAGAGCGTTATCTCTACAATCGAGAATACTTCCACAAGTTGAAACTTACGGTTCTTACCCATTATTCTGGAACCAATCCACCCCAATGTGCCAATCCTTATGGAGAGCACAAAGAACCATACACTAACATAAAGGCTCTCTCAATAGACCATATCAACGGTGGTGGGAATAAGCATAGGAAGACCATTGGTTGGAGTCTCTACTATTGGCTTATTGCCCACAACTATCCCAAAGGCTTTCAGGTGCTTTGTATGAACTGCCAATTCATCAAGAAGTATGAAGAGGCTTACACAGAATCCTTAAATAGAATAGAGAGGAAGGGTATGATATGACACGATTCTTAGAATTGGATGAGCCAATGATACCGTTCATTTGTATGGGAACCTGCGGCAAGAAGCAGGCCGGGAAGAGCCTCTACTCTCGTGAGTTAGGCTATAAAGTAGTCAAAGAAGAGGGGGGCGAGATTCTGTGGCTGTCCACAGAAGAGCCTACCGACTTCATGTTCACCACCGCAATAGAAGAGCACGAAGGATGGGATAAGGTCTTTGCCAAGAAGTATGGCATTGAACCAGTAATTCATTGGGAATGGTGCCCGACTGCCGAAGACATGATGCGCTTCATCGGAGTCGAAGGAAAGGTCATAATCACCGAAGCAAGCGTATCCACACCAAAGCCTCTAAAGGACATAAAAGGTGAGAGTGCAGAAGACAGAACCAAGAGAGAGGCCGAAGCAAAGAAGGCGGCAGAGGAGAAGCAGAAGGGTAGCACACTTGCGTTCAAGACCATCAAAGTGGACACCGACAACTCGCCCCTGCTTAAGATGCTCAAAGCATATGACATACGTTACATTGTGGTTGACTCCTTCACCAATCCTTTTGACGAACTGATAAGCGGTGGGAGACAGAACTTCAACATCAGGGCGCAACTCGAAGAAACGTTCCTTAACACCATGCAACGCCTAGTCACCAGATACGGTCAATCGGTCAAGAGGAACACCTATATCATGACCACCAACCACATCACCAACAACCCGACAGACCCCTTCACAGCCATGATGATTGAGAAGGAACTTCATGAGAAAGGTGGTGGGGCGGTAGGTTACAACCTCAAAGTCCTGTATGGCTTCAAGCCGAGACAAACGCCTCATGGTCTGAGAGAGGTCTGGGTGATGAGATTCCCCAATCTGCCGGACTACGGTAAGATGTATAACTTGCTCATCACCAATAAGGGCTTCACCAAGACAACGAAGGACGCACTGAAGGATGTGAAAGAGGAGCAAAAGGAAGAGAGAAAAGAAGCGAAAGAATCATGAGCGAGAGCAGGAAGCATACAATAAACTGCAAGGCTCTTCAACAGATGCTTGAGTCCGAAGGATATTGCAACACCCATATGTATAGAAAACAAACCAAGTGCGATTGTTGGTGTCATCACCATGATTGACAAGGCGAAATTCAACACCGAGAATTTTAAGGCCCAGTTCAAGAAGGAAGGGAAATACACTGGCGAAGTCTACGAAGGCGGGAGCATGGGTGGTGGTTACGGGTATATAGCCCAACTCTTGCTTCATCCTGTAACAGATGGCCGAAACAGAATCCTATGGCTGATTTTGGCTCCCTATGCCGTAACTATCCTCAAATTGGATAGAGAGAAAGCCATAGCCTTGGTGCGAGAGTATCTGGAAGCCTGTAATGAACTCAACCCCTGCCAAAGTGTGCTCGATAAGGTGGAACAGTATGTGGACAATGCGGCAAACGTAGAGAACGGATTAAAGCCGCCTCACTTGGATACTCTCCAACAGAGCGACCCCGAATTATACGACATTGTGATGGGTGCAATCACTTGAGCAAAGAAGAGGCATGGTGGAGAAAGTTTCCCAAGGAAACCTACGAGTATCCAGAGGAGGTACTGGAAGGAACCATCGTCATGGAGTATCTGAACTCAAAAGGAGAAGTTGTGATGAGTCAGCCCTGTTTTGCTTTTGCCAAATGGTCTCGGATTTGGAGTGACATAGACTACAACATCAGAGATGGGATGCTGGCTCTGTTTGGTGAGAAAGAATGAAACTAGCCAATCAAGAAGAGTTGAATAAGGCAAGAGGCTCACAGATAAGTGGCTTCGTTTCCTACGATGCACTATATGATATGATTACTATTCCAAGTTGTGTCTATGGAATGAGGCCAATTCACGTTTCAAGAGAGGCGATTGAAGATTGGTAGTTCCTTTCGATTCGGCCACCTATACCACACAGAATGGTAAGGTCAAGATGAAGGTCTATAGGAATGGAGAGGTCGAACTCATAGACCCTGACCCCATGCCTTATTGCTATGCGCCAGCCAAATACGAAATCCAGACACAAGCCAAGATGACGAGGACAGATATGAGGACTTTCGATACAGGAGAGAGCGTGAAGAGATACACCTTTCCACAACCTATGAACGTAAAGGCGTTCCGCACTTGGCAAGAGGGCAAGGGCATTCCCGTCTATGAAGCCGACAAAAAGTATGTGGGAGTTTGGATGGCAGACAACGGGTTCGTATGCGATGACTATCCCAACCAAGCCTCATGGGACACAGAAGAGGACGACTCCAAGTCCAAGCCCGACCCAGAGACGGCCAACGTTCCGATAACGGCTATAGGCATAGTCTATAAGGGACAGAAGTATGCGTGGACGGGCATCGAGAAAGAGATTCTTAAGGGAGCAGTAGACTTCATAGCAGAGAACAAGATTACTATGTTGAAGGGATGGAACACCCACTTCTGGGACGTTCCCTTCTTTTCCAAGAGGCTGGCTTACGCAGGCATCAAGTTCGACTTTAGTTCCGTCAGATTCCTAGACCTAGCCCTCTGCTATCGTTTCATGGAGAAGAACTTCAGGAGCCAGTGGTCGCTGGAGAAGGTGGGTAGGAGATTGCTCAATGAGCAAAAGCCCTTCGTCAACACTAGACTCAGCACCCTGCCGCCAGAGCAACTAAAGGAGAGAGTCCTGTGGGATGCGAAAATGACGGAGAAGATAGACGCTAAGAAGGGATATACCGGAGTGGCCATACAACTGGCCAAGCAGGGTCATATCTTTCCAGACCAGATATTTGGAATCCATCCCATCAAGAAATCCATCACCATCACCCCCGTCCTAGACCAATACTTCTTGAAGTATGCCCACAAGATTAACTATGTCTTGCCTTGCAAGTCGGGATATAAGCAGAGGCCCAAATATACAGGAGCATGGGTCGAAGTCTTCGAGCAGGGGTTCTTTGAAGATGTGCTACAGTTCGATGTGGACTCCCTGTATCCCAACATCATCCTAGCGTATAAGTTGGCCCCGTTGGGTAGGTTCGACTTGGTTGAACCCATCGTCAGAGACCTGCTTGCTGGCAAGAGGAACGCCAAAGACGAGGTAGAGAGATGGGCATATAAGATTACCGTCAATGCCTTATACGGTCTCTTCGCCAGTTCCTATTACCGATTCAAGGCCGTAGAAGTGGCAGACAGTATAACCTATCACGGCAGAGACATAGTTACCCATACAGCAGAGTTTCTAAGAAGTATGGGTTATACGGTCTACTACATAGATACGGACTCCTGCTTCGTGAAGGGCAAATTCGGTGAAGCAGAGACCATAAGAGACATGATGAACTCTTATGTGGCCAAGACATACAATGTAGATAACATCAAATTCGGGATGGAGAACCATTGGAGTCTGCTCGGATTCCCAAGGGGGGCCAAGGGCGAGAAGACCAAGAAGCGTTACTATGGTATAGTCCATGTCAACAAGAAAGGTGAAGTGGTGGACAAGTTTGAAGAGGCTGGCATGGAAGGCTTGCGTGGGGATTGGTGTGAGTTGGCGAGGAACGTGCAAGACACCATAAAGAGGTTCCAAGTCACCAAAGTCCCGAAGGAGAAGATGGTGGAGTTCTATGAGGATACAAAAGTCAGACTCTACAAGGGACTTTACGACCCCCTTCTGGTCATGGAGAAACATATGGGGAAGGATGTCTCAGAGTATGGTCAGATGAAGAAGGACGAGAAGACGGGAAAGATGCGGAAGATGCCTACCCCACAACACGTTAAGGCTTTACGAGATGCGATGGAACATGGGTGGGTTCCCAGTGATATGGTCCAATATGGTGTGGTCCAATACTATATGTGCAGAGGAGCCATACCCAAACTGGTCAATCTAGTAAGGCTGGGTGAGATAGACTATGCTTGGTATTGCTCCCATCAGATAGACCCCATAGTTTGGCGATTGGGAATAATCGAACAGATGAGCAAATATAAGAAGGAGAAGGTTATAGCGGAAGACCAGTCTACCTTAGACTAAATATTCGTTTTTTCCATTGACAATTCCAACACAAGTCTTGGAATCCAGAGGGAAAGTTATTTCTCTTGAGCCAAAGATAGAATGAACTACCATATCCAATCGTTTTACGTTCTTTTGTTCCACCATCATTGATGTGGTCTACAGTAAGACAATCTATATCGGTAAGCATGGGGTCATTAGGTAAATGCAAATGAAAAGGGTCTGCACAAACTGGATATGGCTTAGTAGAGTAATGTGTAAGGACTTCAACTTTCAGGTCGTGCCTCTCTTTCCGAGTTTTGAGATTGGCTTCCTTCTTATGCTTACTATACCATGTTTTGAAATATCCTCTCCATTTGCTTCTATTTTTCTCATAGTAATCCTTATGATAGTTAGAATCCATAGAAGTCACTTATATGCGGCTGGAAGTGGAGTGGCGTTCTCGTCTTTTTGCATGGCACTCTCAGTGGTCTTTATGAACTCATCGAAATTGTGAGCGTTGAGTAGGGTCATCTCCAAGTCGGCCTTGTAGTTGGCCATAATGACACCCATCTTCCTCTCTTGGTCCTTGATGACACCAAATGCTCCTATTAGAAGCAGTGTGTCAAAGAGAGTAATCGCACCAAACAGAATCAAAAGAACCAGAGATACAATGTCCAAGGGATATGGTATATACCCTTCCTCGAACTATTTAAAGATTCTAACCGTCTGTTTGGGTTAGAGTCACATCTACGGTGTAGTAGAGAGGTTGGCCACCAGTATGCGAAGGACTGGCCTGAGTAACCCTTACATTATAGGACACGCCTTCAGCGTCTACAAGTATCTGGTCTAAGCCCTGCATACCCGCAAGCAGGGTCTCGATGTCCTCTCCACCGTATTGTGGAATGCCGCCAATCAATGTGAACTGTTGAGGAACAGCAATACTCAATGAGAACTCGGTATTAAACGACCCCATAATCAGTGAAACATCGGAAAAGGCTTGGACTCTCGAATAAGTCCTCAACTTGGCCTTCTTGCTCTCATCAAAGGTGGCTACCTCTAGAAGGATAGGGCTCCCATAAGGAATACCAGCAATGACGGACTGAAGCGTAATCTGAGTCATCAGACAGTGAATGGTTGAAGCCCCTTATATACCTTATCACAAAGAGTTTATGTTGTAAATGGCATCTTGAGCAAGAATCATAGGTGCTCCTTTGTAGACTAACAATGAGAGTGTGCCGGGTGCTGTAAACTGCGTTTCACTGTCTGGAAGATGCTTGGTTGCCGCTAGAGTCCAAGCGGGATAGTTGTAAATGTAGATTGTAGTAGGATTCGTCTTTGTCGCTACATATACTTCGTTACCAATAAGCGTCAGACTGCCTTCGATGTCTGTTTGGTTTGGAACCTGAAGAATGGTAGAGTGAGTAATATTTACTCCAGACACCCCTAATCTGTAGATACTTCCGCGAGTGCCTTGACCAACATTGCCACTACCAGTGTAAATGGAGCCACCAAAATAGGCAATGTCTGTTCTTGATAGGTCAAGCGTAGAATAGGCCACCAAATTCAAATTAGTATCGAGAACACAAGTAGTGATATTAGCACCACCATTATAGATACCATCGGCCCACCAGATATAGGTTCCATCAAAATTTATTTGTCCCGCAGAAGACACACCAATATGCCAAAAAACGTTCTTTTGAACAGTTAACGTGGGGTCAAACTGAAACAGGTCTCCCGCACCAGTTCCAAAATAAACATCACCACCAGCCGCTATGGTCATAAGTCCGGTACAACCTTCGCCAAATGGAACCTCAAGAGAGGCCGCAAGACTCATATCACTTGGGTTTAGTTTGTAGATATAGCCGGGAATGCCGCTAACCGTATCAGTGGTATAGCCACCATACAAATAGAGCCCATCATACCAAAGATTATAGGCGTTGTTAGCGATTCCTACATAACTGGGGTCGAATGTAGCAACAACGTTGCCAAGTGGGTCTATCTTATGAATCTTACCACTATCCGAGTAACTATGGGTAGAAACATAGAAGTAGATTCCATCTGTAACCATCTTAAGACCCGGAAAGCCTACTGGAAGAAGAACGATGGGTGGCGGTGGTATCGGGACTATTGGACAAGTGAGGTCTATATTCACTTCATTGTCTGCCTTTATCAGAGAGAAGGAAACATCATACAACTGTTGACCTGTAGCAGTCACAGCAAGAGAGTCCGAACTTGGAAGGGGCACACCGACCCACCCGGCCTCACTGTGTCTTTTCACATCGCTAAGGTATCCAGTGGCTTGTTGAGTAGGAGTGACGAGTTCCAGAGGGATGCTCTTGTTGAGTTTGTCCTTCAACCAAGCATAGGTTGTAGTAGGAGCCTTTGGTATCACTACCGTTTTAGACCTGCTTGTGATGCCCAACTGTTGGATGATGTCATAACTATTGAGGATGGTCTGAGATTGAGTCTTCTTGGGGATGGAGACGTTCAGACTTAATCCACCTTGATTGATGTAATCACTAGACCCTAGAGCCACATAGTCTACGATGGCTCCATTGCTACAATGCATCCTAACTCCCCAAACAGGGCCATCGGTATAGTGGCCATCAAGATAGAAAGCAGGAATCGAGTAATGAGTATACAGAGAAGAGTCCAAAGAGATGGGACCAAAGGTTCCATCAGGAAGTGCAGAGAGAGTGCTATCCAAAAGAACAACGTAAAGATTAGAGGTTCCAAAACCAGAGTTCTTTGCCCTGATTCTCACATAGCCGATAATGTCAGTCGGAATCCCGACTGGAAAGTCTTTCTCTACCTCAATATTGCTCGGAAGATAGAGTTCGTCTCCATTTGAGAGAGCAGGACTTTGAATAAGACTCATAGCCCCGTTTGTAACCACCCCACCCGTTAGAACATTGCCAGTCGAAGGGATGTTGCTACCAGTATTGGAAAAGGTGATGGCGTTTCCAATAGTGTTATCCCACCAACCAAGAGTCCCGTATCCAGCCGCAGGTTCGTGGTCAGCCTGACGGAAGGAATCGTCTTTCCAACAAAGTCGTCTTACCTCAAGACCAGCAGAAATGGTTGTAGACATTTTACGTCACCACAATCACAACATAAGCAGAAGCAGTCACTCCATTGGCATCTGTTCCGGTTACTTTGATAGTGGCATGGCGTTCATAGAGAAACATAGAAGTAGGAGAAGCCGTGCCATTCAATTTGATATGAAGTCGGATTCTCGGAGTTGAAGGATTGTCTCTTGTGAAAGCGGGAGCAGGAGTCAAAACGGGCCAAGCATTAGTCCCACCACAAGAGGGGAAATTGTTGAATTGGTCATAGTCGGGTGCACCACCGCCTTCTTTACCAAACATAGATGCGGTTTCATCGAAAATGGTGCTATTGAAAATGTTGAAACTGACCGTAATTGGTGTAAGTTCTGCGTCAGCAGGTAGGGCAGGTTCAAGCGGATACCACTGAAAATAGAGGTCAGTTGGGCCGCCATTTTTTGGAAGACTGATACTGTTCGTGTAATTGCCGTCAGCATCAACTTCAAACACACCCAAACCATAGGTCTGGACGCTTGGCATCACAACCAAAGTGAAACTACATGAAGCATAAGTATTGGGAGTGACTGTTGTATCGGTTGCATAGATAGTAACTTGATAAGAAGGCGGGTGAGCAGAATTGATACTTCCACCAGTGGTGGTAGGATTAATCCAAAGGGTCACATAGTTGTAGGGTGAGTAGGTATTAAGCGGGTTTTGATAGATACCAAGAACTACCTTATTGGGAGTAAGAATAAGAGGGCCACCCCCCGGTGCAAGGATTGTTCCCGGCCATCCAAAATTGACGTTATCCCATGCTCCGGCAAAAGTCATATTGGCCGCACTCGTGCCAATCTCAAGAGGCAAGGCAACTCCATCAGCAGGGACGGTAGTGTAGTCATCTACTGGAAGAGTAGTTGTATCAGAATTAACTCTGGCATCTATCTTCAGAATGAAGTAAGAGATGGTTAGAGGATGGTCGAATCCCTTTATCGCTGAGATGTAAAGAGTAACTGAATCTTTGGTCGTTCCATTCGGATTCACTACATCTGCACCATAAGGCGGATTATGAAGCGAAGGCGGGTTAGCAGGAACCGTATAGTTCTGGGGCACCTGAATCATCTGATTGTCTACGCCTATCTGGAAGTCGGCTGAAACAATGGGAACGGCCATGCTAAGATTCTAAGGCGGTTGAGGGCTTATAAAGATTGCTCAAACTGGATAGCGGAAGGGCGGATATGTCCTCTGGACTATAGGATTGTAAGTGATAGACGTAGCAGGATTGAAGTTGGACGTATTCGAGATAGAGGCAGTCTTCGCAGGATTGGGATGGAAAGAGACGTTTAAGAACGTCTGGTAAGTGTTGTTGTCGGCCCCAACGTATGGGCCATCATAGAGACCAAGAATGGCTCCTGTTGGCGTATAACTTCCATCATCTGTAAAAGATGTTGTGGTCACGTTTACATCTGTTCCGCCATCCTGAAGTAGATTGTAAGAGGCTTCTAACTGTGGTGAGAGGGGGTCGCCCACACTATATGGCCCTGCCCGATAGATGTAATAACTCTGAGCCTCTGGAACGGTTGGCCACGAGATTTCAATCGCACCCAATACTATCTGATAGGGGTCGCCAACAACAAGGGTGTAAGGAAATGGGTGAGCAGGGTCAGTAGAGATGCTGTGAGTGCCATTGTCAACAATCAATCTATACTCCCCTGCATTGGCCGCAGGTGGAGTGTATGTTAACCATAGATTTTGGCTTACTCCTGCTATAAGACCAAACTCGTGTGCTACCCATCCTGTTACACCACTATCTTGTAAGACCGTAGTAGAAGAACCTGCGGTAGCAGTTGCACCAGTATAGTTACCCGTCAAATCGGTAGTGGGCAAAATGCGGGGATAGTGATTAGCCGCATTGGTTCCACCATAGCCCGGAACTACTGCTACTGTTGGTGCTCCTGCGGCTGAATATTCAACCTCTGTTCCTGTAGGATTGACTGCGGTAATTACATACCAATAGGTATTACCGCCTATCTGAGCATTGAGATTGGACAGAACACTCCCAGAAGCAGGATTTCCTGTGAATCCTACGCTTGGGGGATAGGGCTGAGTGAGAGGAAGACCAGTTGGATAGGTTGCTGTTGAAAAGGTGAAAGACGGTGCATTCACAAATTTACAGAACCAGAACGTAATAGGACTGTCAGAACCACTGATGGGGGGATAGGTAGAGATGTAGACGTTATATCCTACAACGAGAGGATTGGGCGATGCTACCCAAGTCATCGTGAAATCTGCAAAGCCATTTACTTTGATGGGTGGAGATATACCTAGTTCACTCCCATCTGCACCTACAGGACAATATAAGAACCAAGTTACATTGGCTCCCCCAGATGTTATGGTAACAGAGGGGGGCAAAAGAGTGGTAAACAACGGCACAGGACACCACATTTGAGTAGAAACGTTACGAAGCAAAATCATATATTGACCAGTCAACGAGCCAACGAAGGGAGCCGAATCCGTCTGCTGAACAATGCTCCCAAAGATATGGGCCTTGGTTGCGGGAGCAACAGTCAAGATTGTATTGCCTAAATGACTTGATATTCCTGCCACCTGAAGGACTTCGGAACTTGCAGACGGCAATGAAGGTGGGTCATAGATTGTAATGTAATCGCCTGTCTCGATACCAGTAATATCGTTCAGAGTAAACGAATTGTCTCCTATTGAACTGGCAAGATTCAAATTGTGCGTGAAGGTGTAAACAAAGGTCTTGTGCGACTTGGAGAGCAGTGAGAGGATGTTGCTCTGCTGACCAAGAGCAATTATGTCATCAAAGATGGTCATCCCATCTGGTTGAATCACGGTCATCCAAGCATTGGTCGTAGAAGAGGATAGACCAGATGCAAGATTGTTTTCTGTCAAAAACTGATAAATCAGAACATCGTCTCCTTTAACCTGCTGACCAGTCCCATCTACCACACTTACGTTGTTAGGTATCACCTGAGCGTTCAATATGACAGGAAGAATAGCAGTATCTACAACAGTGCCAACAGAGCCATCTATTGCTTGCTCATTCAATTGAGGACTGGCTTTGTTAGTTATGAAATCGGCACCCGCTTGATAGGTGGCTCCCCCTTCGGCCTGTCGTCCCCTTCCGAGCATGGTTTTGGCGGCTGGCTGGACGGTGGTATACATGAATTGCATTGCTCCCCCCACAGACCCTTTGTTCATAGTTACCTCTTGCCATGCACCAATCGGAACATTCTGAACAGGGAAGGTGAGAGTAAGAGTGATGTCCTCGCCATCGGTAGGATTCCACGTTATGTCTATAGTCTTGATTCTGGCGGTAAAAGCAAGGACTATTTGATTATAGGGGAAAATACTGCTATAGGACGCTTCCAAAAGATTGCCGTTGCTATCCTCTACCACACCCTTAAGACTTGGAGCGTTCACCAGAATGTAGTCGCCTGCATACATGGTGTGAGTGCTGGCGTAAACGTAGTCTGGCTTTATCACGATGTTGGGGATAGGATGCTGGAAAAAGTTGATGCTCGTTCCCACATATCGAGCAATCTCCCCTTGGTCTACCACATTGGAAAGAGATTGGGTAGTCTGTTTCAATCCATACTCAGCAATGCTTCTCTGGTTGTCTATCGGCAGAGTGACCACATCCGACCCTTGGAAACTGCCGCCAGTGAGAACGTAACTGTTGTTCATCACCGTATAGTCGTAAGTGAGGTCAATTGAAACGATGTTGTCGCCTTCGGAAAAGATTATGGTATCTATAGGACAATAGCCATTGTAGACCCCAAACTCAATATAACTCATTGGATAGGCAAGTTCATCAAGAGTCAAACCCGAAGGAGTAGGAGTTGGGCCACAAGTTCCAGTAACCCATTGTGGGTCGATAGAATTGTCTCCAAGACATATTCCAGTCCTGTTATTACCATTGCCCAACTTGCTGTGGGTAGGGTCAAAGAGCATGACAGTGACAGTGGGCAACATCTCATTATAGAGATTCGATAACGAGGTAGTTGTCTCTACAATCTCACCAGCATAGTGATTGTAGGCCAGAGGCAACGTAAAAAGAAGATTGGGCGAAGGAATGAAAACGGTCTGCACCGTCATGGTTTCCTGAGTCGTAAGTCCATAGCCGACATAGACTGTCTGACCCGAAGCAAAGCCACTTACAGAAGTGACATCAATGTTGGTGCTTCCCGACCCTATACTCGTTCTCACATACGTTTGAATAAGATTGATGGGATAGTCTCCGATGTCCAACCTATATTCTGAGAGAAACGGTTGACTTTGGTTTGCATTGAATAGAGCAGACTGAACCAACCGATTTATCACAGCATCAATGGACTGATATTGGATGTTCATGTTGTCGTTTACAACAATAGCATCAAAGTCGGTAAGATAGGGGGGTATGATTCCTACATTAATGTTGCCCGACCCATCTGGTAACAAATTAGCCAAATGAATGGTCGGAAGATGACCTGTAGAATAAGACCCTTGGAATGCACTCGAAACAATGTCTGACCAAAGGACTCCAAAGTTCAGACCCAACGTTGGATTGAGGTAGACGAGGTAGGGGTTGGTATTGGGTTGAAGAGGCGGTGGACTCTTGCCTGCGATACCAAACAATCTGGTCTGGAACATATACCACAGACTGGCGACTTCAACCGTGGTGACGAGTGCATCGTCAGCAACGTGAAAAGTAGGATTCGTGGTCATCCCTCTGAACTTGAGCGTAAGGGTTCCATCCGAGTTTACTCTATAAATGTAGACCTCTCTAGCCGATTGAATGGGCTGAATCCCAGCAAGAGTGATAGAAGCATTGTCTTCAGACGGAGCAATATTGCGTTGAAACTGAAGATTCGTAATAGGAACTGAAACAGAAGCGGGTGGAGAACCAACAGTCATTAGAAGGCTCGAAGTCGTGAAAGGCCCGGTATAAGAAGTGATGTCAGAGTCGTATGTAACTACATAGTTGATGTTGTTAGACATGGCTAGTAGACACCTCTCTGCCTCTGGGCTTGCAGTAGGGTCTTGGCCAAAGCACTCTCCACTTCCTGTCTCACCCTCGCCAAGTCCACATTGCTTGAAGCATTGATAGTAATCTGAACGTTTCCCATCCCTGACCCACCACCCTTTGGAACCACAGTCTCGCCCTGATGAAGTAGATAGGGGCCAGTTCTGGGAACATAGCCACCAGTTTGCATACCGGGGGCTGTAACATGAGGCACTGTCAATGCTTGATACGCTCCAATTCCCATTGCAAGTAGACCACCTACAAGTGGGATGGCCGCAAGTGCCATTCTCGCACTACTGTCAGCCGCATTCAGAGCCACAGTTCCTAAAGCAATATCAAACAAATTCAAAGAAGTTATCACTTCAGTAAAAGATGTGCTAATGGTCGCCAAATTCTTAGCCGTTGCAGTTATGTAATCATTGAGAGCCACAGTCTCGTTTTTCTTAGACTGCGTGTAAAGAGCACCAACATAACTTGCGGCTGTGCTTGCTCTTGTTGCCTGTTCTGTGCCAGCACCATAGACCTTGACAGCAGTTGCCTGCAAAGCGAGTGCTTGAGTATATCTATTCTGAGTCTGAATGACGTTGATTTGAGCATTATACAAATCCACCAACTCATCAATGTTACCAGAGACCATATCGGCTGTAGCATTGAAGATGGTTCGCCAACTATCTATAACAGTAGAGAACGTTTTCACTCCCTGAATGGCTCCAGTTGTGGTTGTGCTAAGTTTGTTTAACTCTTCAGAATACTCTCTGGCAAAGGTAGCATCTTTTTGGAAAGCCTCTGCAAGTTCGTTAGCACTTCCCATAGCAAGCAATGAGGCTTTACTAGCCCTAGTATAACCGCCACCAAGTCCAGTAGTATCGTCTTCACTCATACTACTCTATATGGTTACGTTGTGGCATTTAAGGCTTGCGACTTCTTGCGTTCCTTCTCAAGTCTCCTCTTCTCGGCTTCAACAGTGAACTCATGGGCCAAAAGGAGTTCCTTTACTTCAAGAGTGGACATCTTGAGGGCTTCCTCTCTGGGGATGCCTATCTGGTCTTGAAGCACCTTCAGAACGACATACTTGTTGTATTTGTTCAGAATGGCCTTGGCTTCGCTTACTGTGGCAAGGTCTTTTCTTGTGGTGACTCCGGTGAGGGTGAGTTCCTTAAGAGCGATAAAAAACTGGGTTCATATTGGTTGAACCTGTTTATCTCAAGCCAAAGATGCAAAACCACTTCTCTATTCGTTATCTTCACCGCTTGTAGGGACTCAAACTTAGGGTCAATTGTTCCATAGAAGACATTGATGGCTTGCTGTTCTCTAACCAAAGCCCGTTGGTCTTTAATCCTGTCTCTGGCCTCGTCAACAAGGTCGTCTACAATTCCACCCTCTTCAAAGCCAAAACGTTGAATGACGTAGGGTTTGCCCTTAATCGTTAAAGTCTTAGTTTCGGTAGACACAAACAATAGAGGAGCGAAAGGCTATATAAAGATTTACCCTCTACGCAGTCTCTCGTGTCTCTCTCGTGCTTCCTCTGCATACCTGAGTTCCATAATCTCACTAGCGGCAGTCCCATACACGACATTCTGAAAGGGGTAGTCTCGCATGACTTCGGCAACAGCATTCCCACTAGGATAAATTCCCATAGCCCGTAACATCTTTCCTACCTCTGCATCTCTCTTCGCTGACGTATAGATGCCCACAAAGGCAAGTGGAACGATTATTGCCCCCATCCCTATGAGTCCGTATACCAACACTTCAAAACTTCCCGTCAGCAATCCTAGCCCTGCCACTACAACCCCCATTAGGCAGACGATTCCTGAGACCCAATCCTTCTTCTTGTAGAAGTCCATGTGTTTTTTCACTCTCCTGAGCAATGGTATAGTCTGTGACCTTTATAAGGTTTCTTGCCGAAATCCTTAAGTTGTCAGTGAAACTGCGGCATTTGTGGCAGTCCAATCCAAACTTAGGGCAACTAGGTCAGCAATGGGTGTGGTGAGGTCTATCTTGGGCAGAACAGCACCAGTGTAATTCAAATAGTAGTTGGTTGCAGGCAGACTAAGTGTTCCCAACTTCAAAGAAATCTCTTGCTGAGACAGACCAGATGGAGCAGTCTCAGTGTCTGCATAAGCAGTGGTATATGGAATCTTGCTCTCGTTAGCAAATCCATAACTTCCTGCAACATCTATTGTATCGTAAGTTGCAGTGAGAGTGCCATCGGCTTTGCGTGTCAAAGTCGGAATGCTTCTGATGACATCCGTTCCAAACTGAGGCACACGCTGTAGGTTGTTGGTGATGGTAGCAGTGAAGGTCAAAGCCTGTGCTTTCGGAGTGCCAGCCGGAACCTGAATACTCTCCTGAGAGAAGTAGAATGGGATACAGACAGGAGTAGCAATGCCGGGGTCGTTAGGGAAGGTCACACCAGTAGGAAGCCCGTCAAGGATGTTTTGACACCAATAGGTGATTTCAACTTCGAGTGCCGCCCCTGTCTTACCACTAATCCTCACACTGTTAGCCACTGCTCCAGTGACGGTGTAAACATTGCCATTCTCAAAGTCTTTGATAACGAAAGAATGAGAGACTGTATTGATTCCAATGTTGTTAATATCGTCAACTAGAAGGCCAAGGTCTGATAAGACTCCAGTATTACTAAGGGGTTGCGGCCAGTAGGTGATAGTGAAATCCACGTTTCTCTGTCCTTTCAGTAGGTAGGCAGGAAAGTTAGTGTTTCCATTCATTCTGTAAACAAAGATTGGGTTCTTGTCTATCGTTGCCTTTAAGTTCTGCACCGCACCAACCCAATAATATTGGACACTTGGAACTGCTGTTCCGTAGGTCGCCTCTGGATACCACCCTACTGCGGCACGCCAGCCTGCCGAGATTAACGGGAAAGTCGTTACCATACTAAGAAGATAAGGGCTTCCCTTCTATTTAAAGACTCTGCTACAAAGCGTAAGTCATCAAGAAGCCGTCTTCATCAGGATGACTGTAGTAGTGAGGAACAGTCATATTGACCACATATCCGAACTTCTTATACATCTGAATGGCAGACTCGTTGCTCTTCCGCACCTGAAGTGCGGCCATAGGCAGGTTCCTCGCCAACATCGCTCTGTGTGCCGTCTGCATCAATTTCTCTCCTATGCCCTGTCTCTGATGCTCCTTGTCCACGGCCACAGAAATGATAAGACCCATTCTAACATGGCTAACCATCTCCTCTCTACACATGACGTAACCCACCACCTTACTGTCTACCTTGGCCACATAGAGCATATCTCCAAACTGATTAAGATGAACAGTCCAAAATCGAGGGGCATATGTTTCAGGCATACTGCTCTCGTTGAGAGCTATCATAGCGGCAAAGTCCTTCCTAGTAGGGTGCTCGATTAAGACGCTCATGACACCAACACCATACGACAGATTTCTGCCTGTTCGATGGCATCTTGTAAGGCATTGTGAGTGTGCGGTGTAGTGATGCCTAAAGCCTTCTTAATATCCCCTTTATTTGTCTCATACCAAGCCCTACCCATTTTTCCCATTGCATATGCCTTAATGTCTATGGCGTTGATACCAAATGGATTGTCTCCCAAGAAGTGATGGAAATACCAGTCTACAAACTTGTAGTCGAAGACCGCATTGAAGCCCACAAAGACAGGTCTGCCTTTGGCGTTCTCTGCCAACCATTCAGCAAACTCCTTCATTGCAACTATTGGCATTGGGGCTTTCTCCCAACAACGTTTGATGAGGTCTGCCAGATGTGTGGCTGGCCACGCTGTCACTTCAGTATTCATGGGATGGATTTCGATGTAGAACCTAACATTTGGGTTGGTCACTAAACAGGCTCCGATTGAGAGTAGAGAGTAATCACCGGGGATTGGGCCAGTTGCCTCTACATCAACAGAGACGTATCTAGACACATCTCCTTTCAACTCAAACCCACGGATTTCTAGGTCGCTCATGTGAACATCACTGCCCAAATCTCCTTACCCTTGGTCTCTCCGATTCTCCTTCCACTTTCGAGTTTAATATCAGCAAGCCGCTTTACAATCCCTTCATCGAAGTCGCTGTTTTGCTCGATGAGATTCCGAACAGACCCATATTCCTTTCTGAGAGCCTTGCCCACCTTCGGCCCAAAAGCTTCCAAGAGATACTCCTTCTTCTTGGCTGTGTCCCAATTCCTGCGGAATCCGCCACGTTCAGGGAACTCTCTCTTTTCTTTGGCTTTGCCTAACTTAGCATTCTCATACGAAAGGAAGAGTGCTGTATCCTGCTTATCCATAGTGAGAATCAACCCTACCTTGAAAGCCCGAAACGCTACTAATGCTTCATAGAATGCCATTTTACGGTCAGGATGTAAGTCCATCCACTGCTTGAGAGAGAGCCACCGCTTTTCGGCAAAGTCATAGAAACCAGTCCCTTCGAGTATAACGTAGGGTTCGTAGGCTTCTTTGTTGTCTGAAAGCATCTTCAACTGTTCCCAAATGCGACCATCTACAATAGAGGCAAGAAAATCCTTAATCTCTTTCCTTTCATACATTCTATTCTTCTCTACGCCCTGCACTATAGCGTCTGTAGCAATCTCAGAGTCCACTACAGTATCGGGTGGAAGCCACTCCTTCAATGTGTTGTATTCCTGTTGATTGACGTATAACACGACTATCCCTTGTTCCTCTGTGTTAATAAGGATTTCAACGTCTTGAGGGAGGTATTATCGTCCCAACTCACGTTCCTTTGAATGGACTTGGCGTAGCAAGAATCTCCCATAGGAAAAGACATTCCAGTAACGCCTAGCGTGGCCAACTCCTTCCCACCACAAAAGATACACATCTTGGTATCAAATTCCGGCACATCTCCCAACAGATTAGTTGTTCCCTTTACCATACCACCCCCTATGACACAAACCTTTATATACTTTTCGGTCTATTTAGTAAACATGAAACCTCTAACTCTCGAATACACGGCTGGAATCATAGATGGAGAAGGGAGTCTGGGTCTACATACTAACCACAAGACGATGGTTCAGCAACCTGCTATATCGGTTAATCTGGTGAAAACACCCGAATCTGAGGCATTGCTCCAAGGTTTCTTGAATCTATTGGGTGGCCATGTTTACACCAAACCCAAAGAGTATTGGACAAAGTATGGTCTTAATGCTAGAGACCAGATTGAATGGAGACTCTACGGCAGTAAAGAGATTTACGATGTATGTAAGATACTCCTTCCTTATCTCAAATTGAAACAGAAAGATTGCAAAATTCTCATGAAATTCTGTGCAAAACACTTATAAACCTTTAGATGGTAGGGTAGGGCATGGAATTGGGATTTAGTCATGTCTGTGCCTGCAAGTGCGGATGCAAAAGGCTGATTCCTGAGTTCCATAACATCTGCATAAAATGTCAACTAGGTGAACACTTAAATAGGATGGCAAGAGAGGGTCTGGTATGAGTTCGAGAAATCCAGACAGACCAGACCCAGACTCGCACAGTTGTTGGGGCAAGGCTCGTGAGATACAGCGAAGGACGGGTATCCTTCTAGGTCTAGAAGCCCACTCCATCATCTCAGAGATGTGCCGACTATGGGGCACACAAAATGCAGACGAGTTCTACATGAGGATGAACTCCATGTCCGATGCCCAACTTGCGGCAGACGTAGAAGCGGCCAAGGCAAAGTTGAGAAAGAAAAAAGGTTTGACGATGGCAGACCAAATAGAGGTCGCGGCCTATGCTTGAAGAGAAGTGTCGAAAACCATTGGACAGTTTGGTAGGGCCGATTGCCCTCTGTTGTCTTGACCCAAATCATAGTGGGTATCATAAGGGCATCACCTTCTATGGGCGATGGGTAGAATGGGAAGGATTCGATATAAGATTGGGTGAGTCAGCATTTGCCTGAGACCCACAAACTTTCTGACGTTGAGAGACAAACCGTCCAACAGAACATCCAAAGACGCATGGACGAACTCTTCCAGTGGACTCAAGTGAAGATGGCTCTCCGTCTACTCAAGGAAGACGAGGGCATAAATCAGGAAGAACTGAAGTATACGGAACAGGGAGTGAACGGTGTCTTTAATGATATGCTCAAAAGTTTCGTGCCAAGAGTGGAGAAGAGAAAGAAGACCTTTATCGAGATGGCGGATACAGACTTCGACAAGAGTGTGATGAGCGACCCTTTGCTTACTCTCTTCCGAAAGGGAGAGTTCATTTACCACATCACTGCCCCAGACTACGAAGAGAAAGAGCACCCTATCAAAGACCTTGCCTACGCCCCACCTAGCACCAATCGTTTCATGTTGATTGGAACTGTGGGTGGACAAGATTGGGCAATCGTAGACTCCAATCCAGTCACTTCAGCAGTTGTTTCAACCAAACCAGATGGCACACCAGACCAAACGGTCAGCCACGGAGTCTACAGGATATACTGTTTCAAGTGTAAAGAGTTCTTCGTCTACGAAATGAACGAGGGACAGAACGCAGACCAGATAGCCTGCGACAAGTGCAACAGCACTATCATTGAGAGACGGGCTCGGATTCGTCAGTAGTTTCAAAGACACAAACCCAATCCAAGAAAGTAATACTACCATCCGCTTCTATCCTGTGATATGGCGGCTCAGAAGACGAGAAGGGTAGATAGGTCAACTCTCCTGTATGCTCAAGTCCCTCTTCAGGGATGTCACAAATGAGACCGTAATATAAGACCTTAACCCGCTTAGTCACAACAGTTATTAAGGTGTGGATACTATATAAAGATTTGATGTCATAAATACTGATTATGAAGTTCTGTGTTCTTGAAACGTTTTACAAATTGACAATTCATGCAAAGCACCTGATAGCCAGTTGGATAGTTATTGGCTCGAAGCCATGTGTAGAATGCCCATCCCCCATGTTTATTTAACTTGCTTCTCTCTTTACCACCTTTTCCATTAATATGGTCTATCGAGAGAGCCAGAATGTTTGTATAGGGCTTTTCGTGCTCACCGAATGGGTTGACACATTGGGGTGGGTCTGTGCCAGAATAGTAGGAAAAGACATCATGTTTCAACTTACTCTTAGACCGCACAACTGCTTCTCTATTGTAGAGCCTAACCTTGGCTCGATTGGTAGAATAGTATTCTCTTTCCTTTAGCCTTATTTCTTCTCTATGCTTTACACGATAGCGTCTATTACGTTCTAACTTCTTAGCGTCATTCATTATTCTATAAAGGAATGAGGGACTATTTAAACCTTTATATAGGATTATCCCAATAATACATTGGTGATGTGTCCATAAGCACCGTCAATGAACGACTCCTCAAGACCATAGAGACTGAGTTCGGTCAAATCAAGGACATCCAACCAAAGAACGTAACGTTAGACCTTAGTGACCCCGTTACCTTCGTTGAGAAGTATGTAGCCATCCCAGACAAGGCTCCACCCGAACAGACGACTTGGTTCGAGAAGCGGCCTTGGCTCCCAGAACTCTACCGAGATGAAAGCAAACGTATCATCATAGTGAAAGGAAGACAGATGGAAGTCTCCGAGTATGCTGTCAATATGCTCTTCTACTGGGGTCTCAAATGGCCGGGAAAGTATATCTACGCCTCATCTTCGGGTGAGAAGGCAGACAACTTCAGCCATGACCGTTTCCAAAAGCAACTGCTCCGAAGCCCCACCCTTCAAGCCCTTGTAAGTGGGCAAGCGGTCAGAAGGATTGTCTATGGCAATTCCCAACTCTACTTCATGACAGGTTATGAGGACACCAAGACCTTGAGAAGCATTGACGCTGATGGCATCATCCTTGACGAGTTCCAAGACTATAGAGCCAATGCCGTCCCTATCGCAGAAGAGGGCATCCAACACAGTGCTCTGAAGAGGTTGTGGGTAATCGGAACACCTCTACTGACCGGAACCAACTTCTCCAACCTATGGGACAACAGCACAAAGAAAGAATGGAAAACAGACAAACAAATATGGGAAGTGGGCAATCCTGAGTCTGATAAGGCGTGGTCTGGATACCACATCAGTCAAGATTTCGCTGTGAATGTCTGGATTACACCAGAAGACATGGAATACAGACGCAAAAAGAAGCCACGACAGGAGTTCATGAACGAAGTCTTAGGACTGTTCTATGCAGGTCTTGGTAGACCAACCGACTACGGTTACATGAGAACCCTCTTCAGTCCAACCTTGTCAAAGGGGCAGTTTGCAACAAACGACTTGCTACTGGCTGGTGTGGATTGGGGTGTCTCTAAGGCCAACACCGTCTTCTACGTCATCCGCCCCAGACTCTTGGAGTTGCCAGACATCTACACTCTCGACACCATCTACATAGAGAAGGTAGAAGACCCCGACCTCACCAAACAAATTGACAGAGTAGAGACCTTACTCAAGACTTTTCCCATAAGACTGGCCATGTTAGATTATGGTTCGGGCTTTGTCCAGAATCAGACTCTCTTTAAGAAGTTCGGCAATCGTGTGATGCAAGTGGAGTTGGGCAGTGGCAAAGCAGGTCAACCCATCACCATCGAGAACACTGCCTTTGGCAACTTTGTGAAGGTGAACAGAACATGGGCCATTGATACGGCTATGGATTTCGTCACCAAACCGGAGAGGTTCAGATTCTACAATGAAGTAGACGAAGGGACGCGAGATTGGATTATCAGCGACTTCCTAGCGGAGTATCCAGAGAACAGCACAACCACAGGCAAGAAGATATGGGTTCACAACCCCGATACTACAGATGACGTTCTCATGGCCTTTGTCAACGCTGTAATAGGCTTTAATCTCCAGAAGAGAACCACAGTCTCAGGAGACGCATCAGATTGGATTAGTTTCGTTTGAGAGGCTTTAAATAGTCCCTTTACCTTATTCAATGTAGTATGGCACAGCCACCGGATGAAGGAGTCATCCCTAGCAACCCAGATGTTTGGAATTACATTGAACCAAATACCTCAGAGCCAGAGTCAGAGCCAACGCCACAACAGCCAGAAACGCCTGCTCCTTACGACACAATAGAGGTTGCATTGGACGGATGGACTTATCGCCTTTGGAGACAATGGTTAGGAGAGGACGAGCAAGAGCAAAGGAAGAACGTAGACCTGCTCACTGATATACTTCAACGATATGACCCCTCCGCAACATCGCTTTTGGAAGGGTCAAAGTCCCAACCAGACTCTCCCGACCCCTACTCATGGGTATTTAGATTTGGTCTGTATGGAGACCCTGCAAAAGTGACGGAAGCAATCGAAAACCTTGACTCTCAATTCCTTAAGATAACCCAAAAATTCAAGGTCATACCCGGAACAGCAAAGGCACTCGTAACAAGAATGGACGGGACAGAAGAGGCCGTTGAACTTCCAAAGGATATGGTTTCCGCAGACATCGCTACTACCACATATAGGCTTCTCGATTTGGTGCAGACGGGTGGAAGAGTTAAATCGTCTCCTGAAACCGAATCTAGAACCTCGGAACTTCGTCAAATCACATCCCCTGCTTCTGGTGAGTATTGCACTGCACATGGTAAGACGGGTGAGGAACATACCGATGAAGAGAGAGAACAAGACATACTGGGAGTAAAAGGAGAGGAAGGTGCACAATGTATCGAATGCGGTGCTCCAATGAATCCTGTTCAAAGTATGCTGAGTTCGTCTTCAGGGAAGTGTGCAGATTGTATCCAAAAGGCACACAACAGAGCCGTTGGAAAGGGCGAGGAAGAGCCGTGCCAAAAGCATAATAAGGAATGGAAAGACCACTCCTTTGACGAGGCGATGGAAGACATGACCAGAGAAGTGGACACACTATACGAAGAGCAAGCATGGTTGCCGGGGTATCAGGCCGTTCCGAAAGCACTGAAAGAGGGAAAGCCAACAGACCATCTTCCAAAAGACACAAAAGGGCTACCATATACAGATGACTTGCCCACTTCCGAGACTACTGAGTTCGATAAGATGGGAAGACCCATCATACCTTACACTGAACAAGAACCCACTCCAGAACCAGAGCCACAACCTAACTGGGGCAGATGGAGAAAGGACGTAGACACCTACAACACAGAGATGTCCAACCTCATTGACACCGTTCTTCAAATCGGAGATGACCCAACAGGAACTCCTGAAGCCATCGAAAAGACGACAAAAGTGGCCGGAGACAGAATGAAAGAGATTGTAGACTGGGCAACAGAGTTGCTTGAGAAGGTCACGGAAGCGATGAAAACCTCTCTAGATACGGGCCAAGACTCTGAGTATATCATAGACAACCTACAGAACATAATCGACTACGGAAACCGCTTCCATATGCTTCTCATTCAGAACGAGGAAAAGGCCAAATCAATGGACATCCCTCAGTAAGTAGAATCTTTATATAGCAAGAAGGGGCATAGACACATCATGAGTCTTACAAACGAGGTTCCAAAGACCGAAGCACAAGTAATGAAAGTAATGCGAAACCTCTTCACATCCGAATATGCCCTTGAGAAGCCCGACAGAGAACTTGTCTTTCGCCTTATGCAATATGGCAAAGACAAAGCAGGATTGGATAAGGAAGAAATAACGCTTCTTCAGAATCGAGGACTGATGGATAAGGACGAGACCTTTCTGATACCAGATGAGTTCTGGTTTCGGGGCTTGGTCACACCGTCCTTTTGGCTCAAGTGTCTGCTGGCTTTCCACGGTTTGATGGACTTCAACGGACTTCAAGGTGAAGCGAAGAAATGAAACTCCATCCACAAGATGTGGTCGCAATAGTCTCGGTTGCATGGGACATCTGCACAGGCGTTCCGCTTCTGTTAATAGGCCAAACTCTCATAGCGGCATTGGTTCTGATGGGCGGGGTCGTCATAGTCATAGGAGCCGACCTGTATGAAGACCGCTTCTACAGGAGAGGCGGGAAGATTAGTTGGCTAGACTTCATGCAAATAAGAGACCTCATGTCTCACGGAAACAACTTTGAGGCTATAAGGTTCACCATGAAACGAGCCTTCGATATGGACGATGAAGAGATTCTTGCTCTCAAACCAGAGGACTTCTCAACCCTTATGAACAAGTTGCGTATAGAACAACAGAATGGTGAATCGTAGTTGGCTTGGCTTCCACCTGACTTTGCCGAAGGTCTGCAAGGACTAGACACCAGTAAATATGTGTTCGTGAAGTGTTTGGTCTGTAAGTCGGTCTACAGATGGGGCATCTACGGCTTCCAAGAAGGGGCCGTCCATTGTCCAATCTGTGGGGCTGTGACTTGGAATCCTATGCTCGTAAGCAAGATGGACTACATCCACTTCCTACAGAAGATGGGCAACGTCAAGAACCTATACGACATACAGAAACGACTCTGGGATTATAGAAGAAACGATGAGTCGGAACAGCGTAGATAAAAACTACGCTAGATTCGACTAAGGCGAAGGTGCGACCTGTTCTTGCGTAGTGAGGTAGACAATCACGCCACCTACAACAGCCGCTACGAAGACGACAAGTGCTCCTGCTTCAACTGTATTTGGAACATAAATCGGTATGAATGTTCCAACGAGAGCACCAACCGCACCCACGATTGCGATAATTAGAGCAAGAAACGACTTGCTCACACTAAGGATTGTGGTCATGTCTTTACCCTACGTTTTCGAGGTTTATAAGTGTTCTTGCTTCTTTTAGACATTGTGAAGTTAGGTATATCCATCAATTCCTTTGGTAAAAGACCACGTTCTATCATTTCTTCGGTATGAATTGCACTTGCAAGATTCCATGCTCCCGCAGTTAAATGGTCTTCATCTTTCAATCCTTCTCGATATTCATTAATGTGTCTCAATGCACTATCCAAAAAACGACCTATTGGAATGCCTTTCGACCAATTCCAATCTCCATATTTAACAGCCCCGTTCTCATAGTGCTTGGCTAGTCTACGAAGGAAGATTGGTGAAATAAGGTCGAAACGTCCTTTACCCTGTTGGATGTCTCGCACTGCACCCGTCTTGAACTTCTGCCGTCTTCCACTATCTTTGACTTTTTTGTAGTCCATTGTAGTTCCTCTTATACCATGCTTCAAACTCTGAAGGCGATTTAAAGATTTCTGTGGCGCAATAGCGAAGCCAAGGGTGCGTTTGGAGACGTTTGTAGGTTATAATGAGATAGGTTGGATGCTTCAGAACCCACGCATTATAGAAGATTTCCATGAATGTGCCAACTGAAACGCTTGGTGTTACAAAGGCTACAAGACCATTGGACTTGTTAATCTCATTCAGGTCTCCAAATACAATCTCGTTTGGTTTGAGTTGGATACCATAAGGCATGACCTTTCCAGCGTCTATTGATTTGATGTCACCACGCTCTGGTCCATCATAGAACGGATTGGCAAGTTCGATATGGAGAGTCCTTTCAAGCCTTCGCTCTTCCTTCCGAACCCACTTTCTATCGAGGATGGGATGGGCTAAGTAATATCTAACCATGGACTTCACCCTCAATTATTTTGAAGACCTCTTCCTCAGAGACCATCAGGATAGGACCGCTATATCCTTGAGTCATATAGCCAGTCAGTTTCCTGATACGGTTAATAAGGATTTGGGCTTCTTCCTCAGTCAAAGACCTCACCATTTTCGTGACACTTCACGTTCTCATAGGGAGCCACTCGTTTCCGATAGAACTCCAACTTCACTGCTTCAAGCACACCAAGACCACGATTCATCATTTCGTAGTGCGAGAAGCGTCCACCATACATCCTATCAATGAGACGAGTAATCACATAGTTCACATCACCATCGGTAACATACGATTCATCGTCTCTCCCCTTATTCAAGGGTTCCAAAGCGAAGAACGCATCAAGAAGTTGGCCGAAACCAACGTCCAATATCCGCCTTCGCTCTTCTTTGATATAAGGCATACCAACCCCATACTTCTCAGTCTATTTAAAGATTCTCGGAAAGTGGAGAGGAATTCTTCGCTCTTCTTTGCTGGGTGTCATATTCCTCTTGGCTCGTATTCTCTCCACTACCGCCCACCCTTGGTAAGCAGGTTATTTAAATGTTCAGTTCAGAACCTTTATATAGCCCCAGAGTCTAAAGATTAGTAATGACTAAAGACTGGAAAAAACTAATCAGCACGGCCCATGCTTGCACCAGAATTGCCCACATCAATGCCGACCTCATCCGAGAGATTATCCCAAATGCCAACGCTAAAACCATAATCAGAGGAAGGTGGACTGTCGAACAGAGAGGAGATATGAAGGTTCTTATCCTAGAGATAAAGGAGACAACCGAGTGAAAGCATGGCTCAAGAGCAAACTCCGCCTAAAAAGGGACGTAGAGAACAGCATCGGACATTGTTCGTGCAGATAGACGACTTGAACCTCAATACACCAAAAGGTCAGGATGAGATGCTGGAACGGATGCAGACCCTTCTAGCGACCCATGACCACAACGGACTCGACCTTAATGCCTTCAAGATTCTACAAGCCACGGTGAAGACCAAGACCGACCTGAACGTGCTGAGACTCTTCACTGAGATGAGGAAGGAGATGGATGAATGGAGAGCCAGACAAAAAGACCAAGAACACTTAAATACAAAGCCGCAGTAGGGTAGTGGCTATGAATGGCGAAAGAGAGGAAAGAAGATACTACTTCTGGAGAACGGTGACAGGGACGATTTCAGCGGTAGGCACGGTGCTCGTTCTCTTGAAGGTCTTTGGAATCATATAGGCTTCATTGCTCATGCTTTAAATAGTGGTATTGCTCATACTATCCTTAGATTGAGCCAGAATACACCGATTCCCTACTGTGACACTCAAGACCTAGTAAAGCAGTTGAATCTACAACAGTCGGCCACCGACCCCAATAAGTATGTCATCTATGCGATTCCGACTTCAGTGGATGTAATCAATACCTTCGTGAAGCAGGCTAACGAGCAGACTACCATCCTCTTTGGAGACCTCACCAAGACCAATTCATATGGACTTGCCAAACAATACGCGACTTGGAGAGCCGTTCTCAACATGATTGAAACGATGACTATCAGTTGGGTAATCTCTGGTATGCCTGTGACAGTAGGCGACATCAGCATCCAACGTCTCTCAGCCATGCAAGCGGCAACTGTCGAACTTAAGGAAAACACACTCAGAGAACTAGCGAGACTCTACATCATGCTATCCGATTTCAGTTACCCCAACAACTACCAGAGTCCAAGCCCGTTTGTGGATACGGGAGGTCAGATGTTCTTCAGTTAGTGATAAAAATGGCTACAACAATAGATAATGGTTTCTTCGCTACAGTCAGTAATCAACAAAACGTCTTTTTTGTCAATGGACTTTATTGGGTTTTCTACTATGAGACAGGAAAACCACCCAATGAAGTAGGATACAAAACAAGTTCAGATGGTGCATCATGGTCAGCCTATACAATGGCTATTGCCAATGTCGGTGGTGGCCAAGAAGAGGTAGATTTTGTCGTTGTTGGCACTACAATTTATTACGCAACTTGCTTAGGCAATTACAGATATGGAAATCTTGATGTGGCTGGAACTATAACTTGGGCTATCCCAGAAACAAGTATAGGATTTCCTGCCTATGACTACCCAAGTATTGCGGTAGATAGTGGCGGCTTCATTTACATTGCCACACTTGGGACGAATGTGGTCAATGTTTACACAAACAGAACTGGAAGTTGGACACTAGATTTGACTGTTCCATTTGTTTCAGTGCCGGGAGCAAGATATAAGATTGTAGCCCTCACAGGTGGAAAGATGCTCCTTGTATATGGTGATTTCAACCCAAGCACTTGGTATACTCAAAGATTTGATGGAGCAAATTGGAGTGCTGGCTCAAACACTGTTTCTAATGAATACGATATGATATACAGTGAATTTACGTCAAGCGGTGATGTAGCCTATGGTTCGGCTGTAAGAGAGAGTGGTGGCTCAATTGTAGGTATAGATTTTGTCAAGTATGATTACAATACCGATACTTGGAGTGCGACTGTGATTGATACCGGACAAACTTATCCATCTACAATTCTTATCAATTCTTCTAACACATTGCTAATAACCTATGCCACTACCTCTGGGCCTATCTCTTATACATTTTCTAACAATTATGGTGCATCATGGACACCCATTGCAACCATTGCTGTGTCACCAAGTCCATTTGACCTAACGGCTATCCTTACCAATGCTAATGAATTTTCTGTGGTCTTTGATGACCAAATTTCAATTTACATAACTCCCGACCCACCCATTCTCATAACAACAGCAATAATCATAACAGACTATGCCTATGCCGAAGACAGCATCTCAATTAATAGAGGCACATTACCAGTCTGCGGAATGACCTCTGGAGCCTACCCTCTCTCGCCTATGGAGAAAGATTACATAAATCTCGGCTACCAGCAGATAATAGACATAAGCGGGCTTCCTATCACCTATAAGACTATGAACATAATTGGTGAAGACGCATACGAGCATCCTATCATCACATACACCAATAAAACCATCACAGCCTTCATCACCATCCTCAGAAACGATGAGTATGAGTATGTTGAACCGGGCTTCCTACCCAACCACTACGCCAGTATGTGGGTCTATTGCGTGACTCCACAAGTAGGAGACCATGTAGTATGGCAAGGCATTGAATGGGAAGTAAGGAACTCCATACCAAAGGTCATCGGTAACGATACCGTTTACTATCAAACCGTCCTCAGAAGGGTGCTTGCTCGTGTGCCCCTCACAGGTGAAGTGGGAGATGGAACCGACTTAGGCGATACAACAGGGTCAGGCGGAACACTTCAGTCTGGCGGTGTCCAATACCCGCCAGAAGGAGACCCATAGAGGTCAATACCAATACATTTATATAGGAATAGACCTTATTAGAGAGTATGCCATATAAGAATCCAGAAGATAAGAAGGCTTGGTTTCAACGAAACAAAACCAGAATGGAAGAGAAGTCTCGTATTTGGAAAAGGACTCACAAATCGTCAATCAACAAAAGCAATAATAAGAGTCGAAAGAAGTTACGTCTTAAAGTATTGATTCATTATTCTGGAACAGACCCGCCCCAATGCGTTAATCCTTTCAATTTGCATCTTCCTAACGACCCATTTCTCACAGACCTCAGAGTTCTCTCTATTGACCATATTAATGGTGGTGGACGAAAGGACAGAAGAGAAGGCAAAAGCGGTTCCTTGTTCTACTATTGGCTTCAGAGAAACAACTTCCCAAAGGGCTTTCAAGTGCTCTGTATGAATTGCCAGTATGTGAAGAGAGAACTTAATAAGGAGCACAACTAAAGACAATATGATATGGTGCTGATTTCCCAACCGCCTTCAGGGATAGACCCCATCCTCTTCCTAGAGAACTTGCTAGAAGGTTTCGTCAAAGATGAGAAAGGAAACGATGTTCCCTTAGGAACCGTCTTTCCAAAGTCCATAAACAAACTACCGAGAGTGATAATCAACCAAAAGACAGAAGAGATGAAATTCATCAGCATCCCTGCTATCAGACGCAGATGGACTACGCCCTTCACCCTAGAATGTTGGGCCTTGAGCGTGGCCCAAAGATACGCCATAAAGCAAAGCCTGATGGCTAGACTGGATACTCTTACTGGCAACCCCGGAGTGCAACTTGCAGACAACTACATCTATATGTGGTTCAAGATTCACGAGCCGAAAGACCAACCAAGCAGATTTGGGCAACCCATATTCACGATAGGTTTCGAGATTACACTGGTTTACGATACCTTAACAGGAAGTGTGCCTCCATGATAACAATTAGAATCATGGTAAACCTTATATAGTCAAGTAACCATTACTTCCATGTGTCAGCACAAAAGAGATACTACCAAAATCACAAAACCGCAATGCTACAGAAGAGTAAAGACTACTATTGGAGCCACAAACCAAAAATACAAAGGGAACAAAAAGAGTATCGGGAGCAAGTTCGTATACAAGTTTTTACTCATTATGGCGGCAATCCACCCAAATGCGCTTGTTGTGGGGAGAGCAGAATCGAGTTTCTCACTATAGACCACATCAACAACGATGGTGCAAATCAACGGAGACGTATATGGGGCCAGAAAGTATCTGGTTTTGGATTCTATGCGTGGTTAGTTAGAATGAACTTTCCTGAAGGCTATCAAGTTTTATGTTTCAACTGCAACTGTGGCAGAGCACATACTTTAAATAAGGTATGCCCTCATAAACAGTAGAATGGTCACGCGAGAACAGGTTCCTATCGTCAATACAGGAGCATTATTCTATCCCGGAGTAGGTTGAGATTTACGCTTTCGTAAGGCTTCTTTCTTGAATTGACAATTCATACATAACACTTGGTATCCTTCTGGGTATCCTCTAACAAAGAGCCACCAATAGATGTTAATACCACCCCAATTCTTGGTCTTAGCCACTAATCTTCGCTCCTTTGCTCCATCATCATTGATATGGTCTATCGTAAGACAATCTACATCTGTAAACGGTTCTTTGTGCATTCCAAAAGGATTGGCACATTGAGACGGGTTAGTGCCAGAGTAATGAATCAACGTCTTAACTTTCATCTGATATTTGGCCTTCTTCCGATTTGCGTTATACTTCTTTCTATGTTTTCTATAATATCCTCGTTCTCTATTATTTTTTGCAGACTGTTTTTTGTCGCACTCTTTACAGACCCGACTGTTGATTCGCTTATGACATGGATACCAATTTTCATCGGCTAACAATATTCCACAGACACGGCAATTGGTCATATATCAAACATATAGCCTCTGCCCTATTTAAGTGTTTATTGGAGAAGTTGGAGGTCGGAAACATCCAAAACGGCTGTCGCAAATTTCTTGAAATAGGGAGACATAACAATATCGCCCATCAAACCAAAGCGTTCTCCAAGTTCTCCTATTAAGACTAAGACATCTTCTTCGCTCACTATCTCATCTCCGCAATAGATAGCCAATGGTTCTTGGGTCTCTTTGCAAAATACAAACTGATAATCATTTACCCTAGCGATGTGCTTAGTGTGTTTGCAGTCTTCGTGCCCCCCTTCAAATAGTAAAACATAATGGCCATCACTGGCTCTCGCTCCGGTGAGTTGCATGGGTATATACTGTATCCTACCCTTAATAAACATTTAAGTAGGTCGCGGAGAGAGGCTGTGGCTATGGTATACAATGAAGAAATCAATCACGAATGGGGCACTGAGGTCTATCCGTTAGTCCTCAAGCCAACGATGAAAGACCTTACGACAAGCAAAGGTAAGGTTTGGATAAACACTGAGAAAGAACGAGTAGAGGAATGGCAAGGAAAGCCGTGGGTCGTTGAAAAGAGCGACATCGCAGACCGTCTTGCCCAGAAGACAGGCATCAAGTCAAAGGGCACTCACTTCAAGATGAACATAGGCCAGAAGAAGGTGGGCCTGAGTGAGTTACTGGTCATCCGAGCCAGAGAAGACAGCCTAAACGACTTCACCAAGAAAGTCGAACTGATGGCCATCTCTCTCAAGAGTGGCAGAAGCCGAAAGTAAGGAAGCCTTTAAATAGTCCAATCCCCCTATTTATCTCATGCCAATGGGAGACTATACAGATTTCGCTGATTGTGTGTCTAAGAACAAATCGAAAGACGACCCGAAAGCCTACTGCGGTTATATCAAGAACCAGATAGAAGGGGGCAAAAAGAAAGAAGAGTGTCTGGAAGCCACAGAACACGAAGCCTACCATCTTGAAGAAGAGGTTAAGAAGTTGGAATCATTAGCAACCTGTCCAAATTGCGGTTCTTCAGTCGCTCCTTCACCCGAAGCCCCCGGCCCCGGTGGATTCTACACTTGCGATAAGTGCGGCAAACTCTACAAGAAAACAGAAGAGACAGACCGCCAGACAAGACTACCAAAGGGTGTTCGCCATACCGTAGAAAGGATGGGTGGAGAAGACTGGACTCCAGAGAGCGAGATAGAGAAGGCCAAAGCAGAGTTCTTGAATACACTAAAGGCGACCATTGATGAAATGACACTGATGGCAAAGGACGTTGGTTACAGCAACGTATCCGAGAAGACTTCACCAACTCCGTCAACCTATATGTATGAGGTCAAACAACCGATGGCTGATGTCTTCGTAAAGCAGGCCAAGGGCTTCGGTGTAGAAGTCAATTGGTTCAACACAACTATGGACGAACTCCAAGACATCGTGAAGAGTGCCAACAAGTTCTTTACCGATGCTGGCTGGAACTCCAAAGAGACAGTCAAAGAGTATGAGAAGCACGCCAAGAAGTGGGGCAAGGACTTCACCTAAACTGTTAAATAGGACTCCTACGCAATAGACGTATGGAATACAAAACTTCTGAAGAGAAGAGAGCCTACCAAGCAGACTACGCCAAAACACATAAGGAAGAGAAACAGGCTTACGATAGGAAGTATTGGAAAATCCGTTATGCTAAAAATAGCAAGCAATACTTGGAAAACAGAGCGAAAGCGACAAGAGAACGGAAACTACTTGTCCTAAGTCATTACAGTAGTAATCCGCCCAAGTGTGCTTGTCCACCTTGCGGAGAGACCATTATCGAATTTCTCTCAATAGACCATATTATCCCTATTGGTAATAAAGCGAGAGACAATCAACTAGGCACGCGACACGGAAGCAATCTCTACGGCTGGCTCATTAGACACAACTTTCCAGAGGGCTTCCAAGTGCTCTGTATGAATTGCAACTTCGCCAAAGGACACTACGATAAATGTCCTCACGAGAGACTGTAGGTTTAAATAGTCCTAACCCCTATCTCTACTCATGGTAAAGGACAGTCTCGGCCACGAAGTCGAGTTTCGTGACTATTGGGATTAGAAAAGCCCTTATATAGTCGGCTGTCCAATTAAGTCTCATGAGCAGTGATGGTGCTAGACGACCTGAAGAGGCTTTCGGCAAGACGACTCCATATGCCACCTGTCCAATCTGCCACGCCTTCATGCTAACTGAAGAGTATGACAAACACATGGCTCAAAATCACTCACAAGAACAACGAAACAAATATACCCCAAAAGATGAAGAGAGTGGACCACAGGGCCACTTCTATGGTGATGTCTGGTCGAAGTATGAGGCCACACAAAGTCCGGCTTATCAACTCACCCAAGACGAGTTGGACAAGATTACTAATGAAGCGTGGGAAGGAGAAGGTTGTGAAGATTGTCGAAGCATAATTCAAAGCACCGAGATGGATAAGAAGGGCAACTATGCCATCTATCCTACATCAAGTCAAGTCGGACACATGAGCGACCTCTTCGGATACCAAACCGAGCCATCCATGCCTACCACTGGTTATCTAGACCCAGAAGACCCCAAATGGCAACAGTCGGTTGAGCACATCCAAGAGCGACAGAAGACCCCGAAAGGGGTAGGAACCTTTGGGCCACAGTCTGGAATGACGAGAGACGAACCCACTCGTGATGAATGGCAAGTGACCAGTTATCTAGACAGCGTTGGTGTGACCTATATCCATAAGATGAAGTTAGGAGAACTAGACTCTACAACAGAGAAGCCAAAGGTTGAGTATGACCTCTATCTTCCAGACCTAGTTATGGCCATCGAAACCTCACCGGGTTGGCATGAGGGTGGGCCACAAGCAGGAAGATTTCCACAAGTAATTGAGAATGACCACTTCAAAAAGAACTTTGCTGAAGAGCATGGAATAGACTTGGTGAGTTTCGACCCTGCTCAGGGAACGGAAAAGTTTATCAACGAAACCCTAGTGCCCAAGTTGAGGGCTGTGGGTGTGAATGCCTTTGAAGTGCCTACAACAAAGAACGAAGAAAAGGAGAGGCTGGTATGGTGTATGGATTGTGGTGGTCTCTTTGATGACAAACCATCTCTGAACACACACTTCCAACAGACTGGACATAGTTCCGTAGGCGAAGGGACGGTAGAGAAGTATGAAGAGTTTGAGAAGGGCAATCCCTTCAATCAGCAATACATCTACCGAGAAGAAGACACGCTCCCAACATCTTGGCTTGCTCCGGTCTTCAAGTATGAGGGCTATGGGAAGGGCGAAGAGGAAGGTGGTGGAAGATTCCCAGACCCCGCTAACCATATAATGGGACCGGGAGTTGAGGTCAAGAAATGTCCTCATGGTAATGGTGTCTTCGCTACTCGTGACTTCAAAGAAGGAGAACTAATTTCAAGTTTCAAATCCCCATTTGTAAAGGAACTTCCCGACCCTGCTCGTGGATGGGCCACTCTAAGAGTGGGAGACCTGTGGTGGGAAGAGCCAGCATCAGGAGAAGAGGACGAATGGGCCAACTTCTTAGACCATGAGAAGTCGCCTAACTCTGTCTTTGTCAACTTCAACTTTGATGAAGGGACGGGAGACCTTATGACGACCCGACCTATCAAAACAGGAGAGGAAGTCTACATCGATTACGGTGCATACTCACCAGAGAACATAGGCGATGTCAGCGAAGACTTCGCCCCAGAAGACCTACCCCCAGAAGTTGTTCCTGCGGTCCCAGAGACGACAACTCTACCACCCACAGAGCCAGAAAAGGACTTAGGACAGGAAACAGCAGGATACGATTGGGATTACAACGTGAAGTATCGAGAAAAGCCTATTCTTGAAGAGCAGTCTGGAATCAACCAGAATATTCCGACTGGAATATATTCCAGAGTGGAACCTCTTGCCTTTGACCAGTCCCAAAACGTGCCCAGATACCCAGAGCGTGGGAAGGTCAATACCATAGAACAAGAGAGTGGTGGTGAAGAGTTGGCGGCTGATAGTCACCTGTTCCAAGAACAAGAGGAAGGTGGAGTCTACCTAGCCTGTCCGAAATGCACTGGCGGTGGCGGCTTCTACAATAGGAGAGGCGATAAATGGATTACCTGCCCAATGTGTGGTGGAACGGGTAGCGGAGAGAAGCAGTTCGATTGGCCTGAAGACGAGAGAGACACCAAAAACGAGGGACGATGGGACGCACCAACACCAGACAAACAGAATGAAGCCGAGAAGATGGCCTACTATCAGTTGGCTGACGAAACAGGAGACTACATAATGAAAGCAAGAGAAGACGGCTCTCTCACAACACCAGAAGCCGATGCTCTAATGGCTCTACAAACTCAAGCCAAAGAAGCAGTATTAGTAGACAATCTGGAGAAGGCACAAGAAATACTGGCTAAAATGGCAGAACTTGTTACGACTAAACTGGGAGTTCAAGACCTAGACGTTGAAGGACAGCAGTGAAATGCCAGCATTTCCGGTTATTGAAAAATCCCTCACAATCGCATGACCCTACCTTGTCAATCTTGTTGTAGAAGACATTATGCCAAATGTTTGAGTATCGTTTAGACTTAACTCTGGCGAAGACCAAATCACCATCTTGTAAAATTTCAACTACCTCAGACATTGTGCCATCTCCCATAATACTCTTCTAACAATGGTTCAATAACTTCTCTAAGATGTTTATACCATCGCCCAACCTTTGCCTCATAAGCCATTTGACAACTGCCACAACAAGTTTCCAAGTCATCTGTCTTTCTTGAGCCATTAATTATAGCCCTATACAAATCAGTTCCAACTCTATCTTTAGTTCCACCACCATTCTTGTGATTGATGGTGAGCACAATAGGATTGGTTTCTCCACAATAAACACAACTCTTTCCAACAATTTCAAGTGCTCTCATCTTCACTTTCCATGTATGTCTATCTTGATATTCGGGATGGTTCTTGTTGAAGTTCTTCACATAAATCTGTCGTTTAGGCCAATTTCGCTTTGTTCGATTCACAGTATCAACACTGGTGCACATTTTACACTCTTTACGATACCAGATTTGACCTTTTACACCAATACCATTAATGTAAAAATCTTCAACATTCTTTGTTCTACCACACTTTGAGCAAACTCTAGAAGTCATCTAACCATAGGTATAGTATTCACTACTATTTAAGGCTTTTTAGCCTTTTCCTGTAATACTTCGATGTCTTCACTTAGTCTCTGTCTTTTCTGGCTCTGGAATTCCAAGACCTTTTCGCCTCGCCTTCTTTTCCTCTTCGGTTTCAAAGGGCATGATGACTCCTGATTCATAGGTCAGCCCCTCTTCGGCATAACCGGATTCCGAAGTGACTGGGGTGATTTCGCCAAGTCCACCACCTGACTCTACGGTGATACACTCTGGTCCCATGTGCTTCAGGTCGTCTTCTGTGGTCTTGATAGCCACATGATGCGTGAGACAGATTTTCTCTATTCCCATACTAGGACTACTTAATGGTATTGCCCTATATAAAGATTCGTTGTCAAGGGTATTCAAATATCCCTGTTGGTCCCATTCCTTGAGCCGCACACGCGGCTGTAGGAATGAGAGTATGGCAACTGCACCCACAACCGAAGTTCAACCTTGCATGACCGCAAGAGTCACAGACCCCGCAACCACACTTAGAACAGAATCCCATCACTTCAACCCCAGATTGCGTTTAATACCCGCGATATAGACATCCAACAGAGAAGAGAAGACATTAGTGAAGGCATAGACCTCATTAGTGAAGGCATAGACCTCATTCAACTCTTTATGTGACCAGAACTCGCACTCAGATTTATGGGCTATTGGAAAGAGATACCGCAAAAGAGTGGCGAGGGCTGGCCTTGGAATATACATTGTTTCCGTGTAAGTAGGGAGCATGATTTTGTCCTTCTCAAAGTCTCCTGTCTCAAGGTCTTTGACGATTGCATCAATACACTTTTGGCAGAGTTTCATTTTTCCTCATCCTCTTCCTCCTTCTCCGGCATCTTAGTCTCAAAGTCCTCAATAGTGAGGGGTGTTTTAGTCATGGCATCAAATATCTCCTCATCTGCCTTTATCTTCTCAGAGTGAAGCAAGATAGACCTAGCCAAGAGATAGAAGACCGTGGCTATGGCCTTTGCGCCAGTGTTGTTGGCCGGAATGCAGAGGTCCAAATCCTCGAAAGTGGCGTTGGTGTTGCAGATGGCAATAACGGGGATACCAACGCTTCCGGCCTCTTGCATGGCCCTTCGGTCTCCTTTTATGGCTTCTCCTATCTTCTTCGGTATGCCATTGGTAGGGTCGGAGACAATCAACACATTTGCATCAATGTAGTATTTCGATTGAGAGTTTGTAAGACAACCCGGCATGAAGCGATGAAAGACGGTGGGTATGAGAGTGGCCTTCTCAAATGCCGTAAGAGCGTTCTCAAATCTCGCATCAGTGGCATAGAGCACAGCACCTTCGGTCTTGACTATGAACTTACCAGCCGTGTCAAGCCGAGTAAGGATGGCGTTCACATCCAAAATGGGATTGCCACTTGGAGCGATGCTAGAGACATACTGAGCCATGTCTTTAGTAACTGCTCCCTTAATGCCTAAGTGTATACCAGTGGCCTTTAGTGGCTCTTCTGTAAGGGTTTTAGGTAGGATATGACTCATTGTTTGCTTACCCCTACACATCTAACCAACTCGTCCAGTATGGCCTCTACATCGTTGGTGTGAGTCTTAGCACTGCCAGCAGGTTTCAATCCACCCCCTTCCATGATGGCAGGATTGGCACTTCTGAAGGCCTTGCCAATGTGGATTGTGCTGTCCCTTCCGCCCCTACCAGAGACATGAACCCCATACTTAGGAATGGTGTTAATGACGAACCAAGTCTTATGGTTGGTGTTGGTAAACTTACTGCATAGTGCAGAACCCATGTTCCATTTGCTACTGATGATGGTCACACCGAAGTCTGGGTAGTCTAGTTGGGTGTAGTTGCCCCGCTTCTCTACATCTCCCTTGTCCTTTCTGTAGTTCACAGTGAGTTCCAGAAGCATCTTAGTGTTGGAGTTCTTTGGTGTTGGAGTGGTCGTTGGAAATACAGTCGGCTCCCAGAAGAGGTCGCCCTCAATCTTTTCCTTGTTGACCATCGCATAGAAGTCTAGCCAATTAGGAATCTTCTCCATCTCTTTCATGGCTTCATAGCAGATGGGCGGGGCTTTGTTGAATATCATCCTTCGAGGATTGTGAAGCAATTGGGCGTAGAATGCAAGAATGCTCCAATCGTAACTACTGTTCAGACTCTTGGAAGCAAGCAATCCCCGCATAGAAGGATGCTTGTTGAGGAGTTCTTGGAAGAGAGGGCCACCTTCTTTGGTCCCAGTTGCTACATCTCCTTCTAACCCTAGCAAGGCCCACTTCTCCATGTTGACTACCGACCATCCCATCCTCTTGGCAAATGCGTAAGAGATGCCAGTAGTGCAATTCTCGGTGGATGACTCATAGTAGAAGAAGGGGAGATTGGGGAAAGGAAACTTCCCTTGGAGATTGGCTAAAGTCTTTGCATACTCTCCATAGGCTTCTGCGGTTTCAACCAAAAGGTCTGGCGGGTGGTTGTCCAAGATGATGACATTGATGCCACTGGCCAAAAATGCTACTGCATAGTTCAGCATCTCTTGACCGCTTCCAAGGTCTAGAATGAAGACCGTTGCTGGCTTCAAGTCCATTATGTCTGAGACATTCTTATCCGTCATCCCGAAGACATCCCAATCTTGCCACATAATAGTGTGGGTAGCCTTGGGAGCATTCAGGGAGATGGCATTATGGATGATGCGACAGGCGCACATCCCATCGGTATCTTCATCGCTGAAGATTACGGTATCCTGATTTGCTTTACTCATGACTATAGGTATCCTCTCTAACCTATATAAAGATTCTAATGGTTTAACCAGTAGAGGCAACATCTAATATGGACAAAGTGCCACGCCCAATTCCATTTGTCCCCAACCTTGCATCTAGTCAATTTACCACACTCTTTGTTCTTATAGAGACATCTCAGTGACTTCATTAGATGCTCCTACGCAAACCTTTGATGTAAGGCAGTAGTCTTTCGTGGGCCTTCTCCAGAAGGATGACATCTCGCTTGTTGTGGTCTTGGATGTAGTCTCTAGCCTTCGGACTGAGCAAGGCTTGAGTCCAGATGTCGGGGTCTAGGTGCGTCTTAAGGTCTCCAAAGCCCAAGAGACTGCCTGCGTTCTCCAGTCTATTTCTGCTCATCTTCAGTTTGGACTTCACAACATAGTAGAGGTCGTGATGGATGATTGAGCCATACTCTGGGAATGGCACATTCCACTTCAGAGCACGAGTTCTCATGAAGGGGATGTCGTAACCTGTTCCGTAGTAGGTCACTACCATGTCGAATTTGAGCATATCCTCAATGCACTGAATCACTAGAGGCTTGTCCAACCTCAGTGCATCAATGTCCTTCTGTTGAATCACGTTTGAATAGATGATGTCTTTGCCTCTTACTTTGAAAGCGTAACTCAGAAGGATGCCAAAGTCTGCGTCAAGATTGGTCGCTTCGATGTCAAAGTAACCGATTCTGAAGTCGTTTTCGGTATTCGCCACAAACTCGTCCCAACATTGTGGGTGCTCCGTTCCACGATGACCGTGAACGCAATGCCAATGTTCGGCAACTATCAGTAATTTCTTTGGGTCTTTCATATCACTACCATACCCTTCGTTTCTACTCCTAATAAGTGTTTGGCTTTACCCAGTCTCTCTGGAGTTCCACAATCCATGTAAGGACATTTGGCCTTGACTACCTTGAAATCGGTTCCTTTCAACATCATCAATGAAACAACATCTGCCATAGTTCCTCTTTGGAATTGGCCATACTTTGAGAGTTGTTTCACCGTAGTCTTCATCATATCTGTGAACACCCAACCTTCTGAATGAACGTTAAGCGTCCCACAAACGTAGGGCGGAGTCTTGATTTTTCCTTTCCAATCGAGAGTTAGAGCAGGTCGTCCAAGCATATCACCCTTCGCCACCACTATTGCGTGTTCTTGTTCCATCAACTCATCCATGAAGTTGAAGTTCTTGAAGTAGGAGTCGATGGCTGAGAAGACGACCTCAGTAATCACACTGTGCGTCAGATACACAGGAACGTTACTGGTTATCCAAAGGGCCGGATTGTTCACCTTCTGAGCGTCTACATAGATACCAAGATTCTTATCCTTGAAAGTAGTATCCATGTTATCCAAACGCCACTTGGCCCACCAACCTTGATTCCACTTGCTATGGACTATCCACACCGTATCCGCAGGCACGGCATCGATAATCCTCTCAAAGAGAGGAAGTCCATCAACAGAGAGCAGATGCTTCTGCACTGCTTCGGCTGAATAGCCACCAGCCAACAAAACTAAGATTCTCTTCTCACTCATCTCAGTTGACCCTTTATGAATCGTGCCTTCTGAATTGCTCTGAATAAGACATTGTTGACTTCTTCATTAGCCGCTATTTGAGCCGTCCTTTCGTCTATTCCGTTTTTCACCATATAGTCGTAGAGAAGACGAAATATTGTGTTGGCCTCTTCCTTGGTAGGATAACTTCCAACTGATTTTTCCATACCTACCCCTACTACCCTATCCTATTTAAAGATTCTATGCTTCCTTGAGCATATTCATTCCTTTACGAACCGTCCAAAAGTCGCTGGCGAGAGTTGGGTCGGACAGATAGGCGTAAGGTATCGTGAAATACCCTTCTTGCCCCCAGTCTGTTCCCCAACTGTTACGGCAGATGAATCTCTGTGAGGCATCGTTATATCCGAGACACATGACAGCATGACCACCCACTGTATAGTCATTCGACCCCGGCATCGGCACGACTCCTGTTACTTCAACTGAGAGACTCTCAAAACTGTTGTAGACGGTGAAACCATAGACGAAAGGAAACCCCGCGTCTAAACACGCTTTCATGTCAGCCAGTGTGGTGATACTGAAGTATTGGGTAATCTCGTGATTCGTCCCTTCAGTATAGGCATTGGTTGGCGGCTGGACAGCGAACTTGCCGATGTCATATGCCCATGTTGCTTCGTAACACGACCCTTGCTGTGCAAGAGTCTTCGCCCCATCACGAAGTTCTGCCCCAGAATCAGTGTTTACTGTTCCTTCGATAACCCTCTCATTATAGTAGATAAAGAGTCGACTGAAATTGAGTGCTCCCGTCTGCTCCTGAAGCCCGTCCTTAATCTCAAGGAAGGCTAGTGCCCCGGCCCAAGCATTCGCAGTGCAACTTCCTAAGTCTCCTTGGTCTACGATTGGTGAATCCAGACACCGCATATCCACTACACTATTATCAGGCGGTGTTGGCGATGGATTCGGTTTTGGGTCGAAAATGCTCATGAGCCAATTCCAGAAGTCCTGCCATATTCCTTTCTCAACAGTCTCAACCTTCATAATGTCCTGTCCTGCGTGATAGATGAAATCATTAGGGTCGTAATGGTCTTTCTTCCAACCACTGAGATTATGTTTCTTGGGTTCTTTCTTAGTTTCTGACATCGGATGTTATTACGTTTTCTTCCTATTTAAGGATTCTCAAAGCCTTGGAACGTCTTTTTCTGTATAGGTCATGACAGTCCTTCCTTTCTCATGCTTGAGGGTGAAGACTACCGCCACCAGAACTAGAGTCTGATACTCGCTCTTGATGGTCTTGAAGAGTTGAGAAGCGTAGAGTTGGGGATTGGCCCTGCTCTCCTGTGAGATGTTCATCATAATCGTGTAGAGGTCGAGACGGGTCTTCCATACTGTCTTCGGAGCAACCTCTCCTTCTCGCGTCTTTGGAACATCCACTATGAGAGCGACTTCCGGCTCTCCATCGAAGGTGTAAGTCAGTTGCATAGCAAGTTTATATACGAGCAGAGGCTTATAAATGTTCATGGCAGTAGGTTCCGCATTCGGCACCACAGAAGCCCCAATGTTTTATCGCGTCTCAACAGACAAGAATCCGGCTCACAAGACCATCCAAATCCAGTCGGATACTGCTGTAGTCTATGTCTTCTCTACCCTAGAGGACGCACCGTTGGGCGCGGCATATACCCCAGACAACGTGTTCAGCCCTTTCATAGTAACGTGGGACTTCCCACAGTTGCCCTATCCAGCCACCATAGAAGTGAACGTCCTAGACGCGGCCAGTCACCAGTCATTAGGAACGACCAACCTACAACTCTTTGGTCTAGATGTCTTCAAGATGAGAGTGACTTATTCGAGCAACAACCCTGCTTCACACGGTTACATTGACGCTATGATAAACGGGAACCGCCAAACCGTCTTCGGTCAGGACTATATACAACAGGACTTCTACAATGACGACTGTTGGACAAGAGGAAGCGATGGGTAAAGGCTTATTAGTTACCACTTCCTATTATAGAGTATGACAAAAGGACACGGATGGAAATCAAAATATGAAAGAAACTGGTATGCTGAACATAGAGACGAGCAACTTTTGAAAATGAAAGCATGGCGAGAAGAAAATCCAGAGAAGATGAAAGTGGCTCATCAACGATGGAATGCTACTCATAAAGAACAGAACAAACAAACTCAAAAAGAGTATCGTCAAAAGAACAGAAGTCGTGTTCGCAAGTGGAAAGACGAATGGTATCATAACAATCTAAATAAGGGAAGAGAGATGCACCGTAGATATTATTACAAGCGAAAGTATGGTATAACTCCTAATGATTATGAAAGAATGATACAAGAACGGGAAGGCAAATGCGACCTTTGTGGAAAGCCCATTGAAAGAACTAAATATCAGCCTTGTATAGACCATGACCACGAAACTGGAAAGATAAGGGGTCTTTTACATACTAATGAAAATAAGGCTCTTGGGTTGTTAGAAGACAACCCAGAACTATTAACTAAAGCATTAGACTACCTAAAGAGGACACGAGGCTCTGGTAATTAGCATTATGTATAATTAGCATTTAGTCTCGTCTGGCGTATGCACCACGACTCTTGTAGAAGCACTCCATAGAGCAGAATACCGTTTTCAACACTCCATTGTCGTTGTCAAGGAACTGGATGTATGTCTGCCCCACCTTCAAGTGTTTGGGGTCTACCTCATTTCCACAGGCGCACTTCATAAGTGACTACCCAAACATACTGCTCATATCGTTTAAAGCCGCCTTTTCTTCCTTGGCAAACTGCTCGTTGAGTGTAGACTGGAAGAGGGTTCTCATCAAAAGAACCTTTGACGATACCAACCAATGCTCCTTCTCTATTTGGTCGTAAAGTTCTATAACCTCTAGTGACCCCAAGTCTGGACGCAGGGTAGAGGCAAACTCCACAAGTTTCTTCTCCATCTCCTTATCCACTATTCCGTTGTATTTCGCTACCATACACTATCCTATCTCTGAATGCTATTTAAGTATTTTTGTGGTGTAGAATCCTTAATAACTCTGCAATACATAGCGAGCCCTATGGCACGCCTCCCCTATATGCGAGCCGTCATCTCTTTGGGTTCTTCGGAAAAGAAGAACCTTAGAAAGGTCTGAAATGGAAGAACAAATGTCAGCACTATGGCTCATTGGGGAATCATCCTTAATAGATGTATTTTGTGGGGCCGAGCCTTGGCTATAGAATCTTTATATAGGTTGCCGAGTATGGGGTTGGTATGAGTTCAGTAACAATGCCGATAACAGCGCAGACGAGAGCCGAGTTCGAGACAAAGGTGAAGGACGCTCTCAAGAAGGACTATCCCGCGGGTTCTGAGGTTAATGTGAACGAGTTCTCTATGAAGTATGGTGTGAGGACCGCTAACGTAAGGAAGATGGTAGATGCACTTGAGAAGGAAGGCTATGTCCTGAAGGTGCCAGCAGTCGTGAAGATGCCAATACCAAGTGGTCAAAAATGAGTGAGAAACCATTAATCCTAGTCAAAGTAGAACGTCTTGATGGAAAACCAGTGAATAAGACACAATTCAAAAAGATTGTGAATGCGGTGAGACAAGCATGAGCACAACAACTGATACTGTCTCTATAACAGGAGCAAATTTGCAACCTACACCTGAGAAGGAACACTTTCCAGCCTTCGAGGACGCTGAAGGGAACATCCGAGTCATCGAGGGCAAGACTCTCAGTTGCAACAACGGATGGTGGAGCGCAGTCCTGCTTGTAGACACCTATGGCAAGATACAGGTCAAGTGGTATCTCTGGCAACAGAGAACCGATAAAACCACGGGAATTTCCACTTGGAAGCGTAAGCAGAGTTATACTATAAATCCTTTCAGTTGGCCAGACTCCAAGAAAGTAACGGATGAATATTTAGAGAAACGTAAGAGTGTCAAATCAACAACCGCAGGGTATGTAAGAAAATGAGCGACATAGATGAGAGAGTTAAGATAGCCTTTACAGGCACCATCAGAGCCAATGATTCTGCTCTATCTACAGACCAAATTCGGGCTATCGCAATCATTTGTCAAAACATCGACTTTGCAAGGGCTGTGGGCAGAGAAATATTTAGGTTGGGAATACTCAATCCTCCGAAGGAACCCACTTCTGTCGAAACTGAAAAAACCGAACCAAGTTCTTCCGGTAAAGATTCATAGCCTGATGTTTCGTGTAGCCATTGGCGACTAGAGTGGCTATAATATCGTCTCTCCTCTTAAGTTCCATGAGACAAGTGTAGATATATCGAGACACTGTAGGATAGCCCAAGAACGGCTTGGAACCTAGATGTTTGGTGGGCATTATGGTATAGGGTGGCGAGGTATGATGTTAAAGGAGAACGTCTCGGTGTCTTCTAAGAAGGTTGTAACAGGTGGAAGGATGGGTGGAGGAACGGGAGTGACCAGAGTAATCATCTCTAGTTCGGCATCGAAGGTTCCTATCTGAGATAGATTGGTGCTTACCACCGAATAGGTGCATATACCAGTGGTGGGGGTGATAGAGTTACATGGCCCTGAGAAGAGAAGAGTAGGGGTCTGCTCTTGAGTGTAGACATAGAGGGTTGTAGTGCCATTTGGAGCAAAGAAGTCGGTGAGGTCTCTTATCGTTCCATCAGCATTCTGAATCGTGAATGTGAGGTCAAATCCGAAATTATTTACTTTAACAACGAGTCCTGCTGGCATAGGTTACATTGGGAGACGGGAGTATTTAAGTCTGTTTGCTGGCCATCTCAAACTCGGCTTCCTTGTTCGCAATCTTAGCAGTGAACTTCTTATTTGTGACCTTAAGTGTTATCTCACGCACTTCATCAGGTGGAGTGACCATAGGTTACATTGGGAGATGGAGGTATTTAGGTATTTTCTTCTGGCTTTACCCTCAACTTCAGTGCTTTCTTAAAGGTCTTGACTATCAAGTCCTTAGATGAGAGTTCTCTCACCTTGATGGGTCTGAAGATGGGAAGTGTCCTTGTTCCAGATACTCTCACACCGATGGAACCCTTTACTGCTTGATGGAGTATCCGAGTAACACCAGAGAGATTCACACCTATCTCTCCTCGCACCACCTGACTAATCCTCACTACTCCTTGTAGTCTAGACCCTATCGTTCCTGTTGTTATCTGTCCTGTTCTGACCACACCATTCAATGCGCCACCTATACTACCACCTACCACCTGATGGAGTATCCTAGTGATACCAGTAAGATTGGCCCCTATCTCACCCCGCACCACTTGGCTGATGACTTCCTTTTCTGTGACTCTGCTACCCACTTCACCCTTTACAACATCTTTAGTGACCACCTTTCCAGATGTCTTCTCACCGATTTTACCCTTTACAACATCGTGGGTTCTGGACTTCTTAGTCTCCTTGACTCCAATCTCTCCTTTGACCATATCACTGGTTATGACCTTTGCTCTGAAACTCACACCGATTGTGCCATACACATCCTCGCCCTCTCTCTTTACCTTCCCAGACTCTCCCGCACCTATCTCGCCTGATACCACATCGTTAGTGATTACCACTCCACTTACAAGTGTTCCAATCTCACCTGAGACGACCTGATGGACTGCTACAACCCCATTTAGACTGTCTCCTATAGAACCAGCCACTACATCACTGGTAATCGGCACACCAGACATAACGATACCAACTTCTCCTGTGACTTCTTGGTGGGTGATTTTCGTTACACCAGAGACTTGAGTTCCGATGCTTCCGGTTACCAAATCGTTAGTGATTGTTATTCCAGTTACATTGCCACCTACAACTCCATTCACCTTTTGGTTGACGACCTCTGCTCCTGAGAGTGTGGTCCCTATGCTTCCGGCCACTGAGTCACTAACTACGACCTTTGCTGAAAGACTAACACCTATCACACCAGAAGCCTTTACTCCACCTGCATTTGCCTTTCCAGACTCTCCTGCACCTATTTCACCCGACACTACATCGTTGGTGATTACTACACCAGAGACGGCATCTCCTATAGTCCCGCTTACTGTTTGGTGAGGTATCTGAGTTGCACCAGACACCGAGACACCAATACTTCCAGACGCTACATCATTGGTGTTTGTCTTTTCAGACACACTGGTTCCAATCGAACCTGAAACTACCTCGTTAACCACCACTTTTCCAGAGAGGTCTGCACCAGTGCCTATGTAGACATCAACGTGTTCACCAGTGGTGGCCACACCCTTCAGTGCGGCTCCAACCGAACCTGTTACCTTCTGGCTTATATTCACAGCACCAGACGCTCTCGCACCCACATAACCTTGAACCACTTGGCTAACCACAACCGTTGCCGAGAATCCGCTATGGACGGTCCCAGAGACAGAAATGGGCACGACTCCGCTATAAATCTCCTCTTCTTGAGGGAAGGGCGTAGTTAGGAAGTTAGCCTCTGGATATGACATCCTACAGTAGATAAAGCAGTAGACCTATTTAAAGTCATTTTAGGCGTTGAAAATCTGAATAATCGAAGCGAGAGGATAGACTCTGGCTGTGCCGCCTGTCTGTTTAACCGTGACCTTGTAGAGCATACCCAACTCAAGCAACTTGCCGTGAAGCCTCAAAAGCGGCTCTGTCTGAACATCTTTGAAGGTCTTTTGAAAGTAGATTCTTTGGTTGATTCCATCTACTGAGATATACTCAGTGACAATCGTAGTGTCTCCGGCTTGCATATTCCCAAGGTCGAGATACAACTCTGGAACGTAGTCAGCGGCTTGGGCGGCTATATTCACTACATCGGTTTCCACATTAAGGCTAGGGGAGATACTAGACTGAGCATCGGTCTTAGTCGTAATGGCGTAATTGGTCATCCCTACCACCTAAAGGAGTGTGCCCCTATTTGAGTCTTTATGGTTGCCGCCTTACAGTAGATTCTTTCGGCTTCTCGTTAACCTTCTCTTTGCCCTTGTTTTCCTCGTTAATCCGTTTTTGAACCTCTGCGGCTTTCTCTCTTGCATCCTTCTGTTCTTTCTGTAACTGATTCACAGCAATGTAGATGAGGCCAGTGATGTCGTCATCCAACTGTCTCACGGTCTGTCGTATCTGAGCGAACTTCGTCAGAACGTCATTTGTGTCGTGAACATCGAACTCCTTCTGCGGCTGTTGGTTTTGATTCTGAGCCATACCAGATAGAGGGGAATCAATCTATATAAAGATTCTGATGGAATGCTTTAAATAAGACGTTGCTCCTCTGTATCATGAAGACAATGCCAGAACTCGTTCTTACAGCGGTAGTCAACCAACTTACCTCAACGGGTGGAACACTCACTCTCTCACCCACAACAGGGCTAGGAGTTGTAGATGTATCCATTGCTCTTGCCCATGCTAATACTTGGTCTGGGTCACAGACATTCTATAGTTCGGGCCTGCTTCTCAATAATCCTGCTAATACCTTTGCCTACACCTTTGTAGGGGCGGCTATTGCGGCAAGTCACAACATCACTCTTCCTCTCTTAACTGGAAGCGACACTATGGCTGTGCTAGGGTTTGCTCAAACTTGGACTGCGGCACAGACCTTCTACAGTTCCGACTTCCTTATTAACAATCCTGCCAACACCTTTGCTTACACATTCGTAGGTGCGGCTATAGGCGCTTCACACGACATAACCCTACCATTGCTTACTGGAAACGATACAATGGCCGTCTTAGGGTTTGCACAAACTTTCACTGCAACTCAGACCTTCCACGAGATAGACACTGCTACAGATGCTACCTATGCAATAGGAACGACAACCAATAGATGGACTTCAGTTCATGCTCAAAACTTCCAAGTAGAAGCCGCTTCAGGCGATGCCAACCCAACTGCCAAACTTACTAATGGAGCACTCTACTTTGGTGCGGGTGGAGCAAGCGCATTGGACATTGAAATAAACCGCACAGGTTCGACAACCCTCACTATGACTGCTGGAACCTTTGCCTTTGGTAATACTGGTATCAGTATTGGTGGTGCGTCTTACGACATTACCAAAGTCACTGCATTAGCCACAGGAGACATTGTTTTCTATGACGGGACCAATTGGATTAACTTGGCGGTTGGAGTCAGCACCAGTTATGTGCTTGGAGTCAGTGCCGGAAAACCATCATGGGTAACTTTCTCAAGTCTTGGTGGTGTCTCTGCTCCTCAGAACATATACACTGAGTATGAACTTCCAGATGTGGCTTCACATAACATCGCCACCTACACGCCAAGTGCGGCAGGAAATCTTATGCTTATGGTTTACTATAGAGTTACTGTGGGCGCAACTAATGTGACTCTTACTGCGACTTGGACAGACCAAGCAGGGGCGCAATCCTATTCATGGATGAGTGCCGTTTCAAACGCAACTGGTTCTTACTCAGTCCTGCCTTTGTTCATCAACAGTGCGGCTTCACAGCCAGTTACAATTGCGGCAACAGCCGGAACAGCAAACCAAGTCTACACAACTGCCTCAATAATGTTGATGTAAATTGGGTATTTTACATCGGAGGACCAAGAAGAAGGATGCTACGTTAGTGTTGCCCGTCCTTAAACATGAATATTACCCTACTGGTGGCCTCAGTGCTGAAGCCCTCTACGCAGTCACTCAACTTACTTCTACAGGTGGTTCTCTTACTCTCTCGCCTACAACCGGAATAGGAGTAGTAGATGTTAGTCACAATCTCAGTCACGCCAACACTTGGATTGCTACCCAAGCCTTCGGGAATACCTACCTAAGTCTGGGTGGGGCCACATTCGATATAACCAAGAACACTGCGTTGGCTACAGGAGACATCATCATCTACGATGGAACCAACTGGATTAATCTGGCGGTGGGCACTGGAAGTCAAGTGCTTGGAGTAAGCGGTGGAATCCCAACATGGGAAGCCGTGCCAGCAACAGCAGGAGTCACATCATTGGGCGGTGTGACGGGGGCCATAACTCTGAGTTCTGGGCTTTCAATGGCGGCTTCTGTTCTAACAGTTACCTTCCCAACTGTTGTTACCTCTTTTGCGACAAAGACAGGAGCCATTACATTAGGTTCAGGACTCTCAATGTCCAGCAACGAATTAGACGTTACTTTTCCAACTGTAGTCACAAGTTTTGCTACTAAGACAGGAGCGATTACACTAGGCTCAGGTCTTTCAATGTCGAGCAACGAATTAGATGTTACATTCCCAACTGTAGTGACCTCATTGGGCGCACAAACGGGAGCCATTACTCTAAGTTCGGGACTTTCAATGGTAGGGTCTGTTCTTACGGTGACATTTCCAACTGTTGTCACCTCAATAGATTCATTGACTGGAGCAGTGACTACATCAAGTCCAAACAGCACTCTATCTCTTAGCACGACATCTCAGAATAGGAACTTTGACATCAATCTTGGCAACGCCAACAGTTGGACTGGCGTTCAGTCTTTTGGTAATACCTACCTAAGTTTGGGCGGAAAAGCATTCGACATCACTAAGAACACTGTGTTGGCTACAGGAGACATCATTTTCTATGATGGAACCAACTGGATTAACTTGGCGGTTGGGGCCAGTGCCAGTTATGTGCTTGGAGTCAGCGGTGGTCTACCAGCATGGGTTGTAGGTAGCAATCCTCTTGTAGCGAGTGCTAAAGAAACCAAGTTAACAACTACAGGTGCTACCAACGTAATCAATTACACTACAGTCGCGGCTGGAAACTATGCCGTCAATGTATACTTCAGAGTCGTCACTGGGGCTACCGTAGTAACGCTTACTTACGTTTGGACAGACGTTACCGGAGCGCAATCCTACACTTACCTCAGTGCCGTCTCAGAATCTACTGGCTCCTACACTATGCAACCACTCTTCTTCAATGCGACAAATAGCAGTGCCATCCAAGTCACTGCCACCGCTGGAACGGCCAACCAAGTGTATGTCTCAGCATCGGTGATATTAGAATCATGACCAAGTTTGCTGATAACACTCTCTATTATCTTCCTGTTACGCTGACTAACAGTGCAAGTGGGGCTACTTCGGCAAATCTTCAGGTTAAGATAACAGTCAACTCAAACACCTACAATTCTTATGAAGCCTCGAACCTAATTAATCTTAATTGGCAGGACGGTGCGGGAAACATCCTCAACTCTTGGCTCGAAAGCGGTTTGACGAATGCTTCGACTGCGAGTGTCTATTGGGTCAATCTCGGAAGCCTCACCATTGCAGGAAGCAATGGCACCTTAGTAATCTATCTGTGCTTTTACAACACATCAACAAACAATTTTAGTTCAGGAGGCACGACAGGCGCACAACCGAACTTCGATGGAACCTATGGTCATTATGATAACGGGTCTCAGGTCTTCGATTACTACACAGACTGGCCTAGCACAAGTCTTCCATCAGGATGGATTGTGGGCACAGGAACGGGCTCCAGCGTTAGCAATGGATTGATATTAACGTCTACCAGTGCAACTACTGAAGTATATTACAACGTGGCAATCAACTCAAAAACTGAGATTCTTGAGGCTTACGAGTCAGCCATTGGGTCGGCCAACGCTGTCTATCCTCTTGGTCTAAGCACGACAGGTAACTCAGGCAACCCTTATGGTGCTTCCTCTGTTGCATGGGCCATGAGACTAAATGCTGTCAATGGAACTTGGGCTGAGTTCAATTGGAGTTCTGGTGCGTCAAACGCAGTTGCCGATACAATTACAGGAGCCGTCAACACATACCATGTAATCTCTCTCTGGGAAAACGGCACGACTAACATCCAAGGACTCTACGATTACGCTAACGGGACGAGCAACGCTGTCGATTACGTTGCTGAAACCGTGCAATACATCTTCTTACAAATCAACGCCAATTCATCAACTGTGAATGTGGCATGGCTCAGATACCGTCAGGCTCCGCCTTCTTACACCGCACCAACATCAGCCTTTGGCTCAATAACAGTAGTTACTGTAATCCATTGGGTCGAACCAAGTCACACACACGCAATAGCCGCACCCACGACAGGCTCAGGTCTATTAACACTGATTAACGGTGGCCTTGTTACAGGAGTATACATGGCTCTTGGTTCTCTCACCACCGCACCCGGATTTACAAGTGTTGCGACTTCTGTAAGTGTAGGGTCTTCGATTCACACTCATACAATGAATGCGAGTGGAACGGCCTGTGCAAGTGGTGCTTGTATAAGTAGCAATAACACTGCCGCGGCATCATCATCAACATCTGTTGCGGCCACAGCCAACTATACTAACTTTGTGACCGGAAGAAACTCAGATACAACTGGGACTTTTTGGTCAGGGGTTAACACCACAAGTGGAAGTCCAGTAACAGTCATACCTGTCAATACAGGTAACACCACTCAAACCTACGTTGCCTCTGTAACCTACGTTCTACCGATTCATACGCATTCAATAGCCGCGGCTACCACTGGAAGTATTCTAACTTCAGCAAGTGGAACTGGTAGTGCTACTGTTGTTACTGGCGGATGCGTATTTAACACCAATGGCTTTTTCACCACTTTCACAGGCACAACTGGAACGACCTCAACTCATACTCATACAGAAACGGGTGCTGGTAGTGCTTGCACCTTAGGAACTTGTGTTAATGCTGGAAACACAGGTTCTCCATCCGCCACAACAGCCATATTAGGCTCAAGTAACTCCACAAATTTTGTTACAACTATGACCAGTGCTACCACTACAGGTGGTGTTAACACCGGAATATCAACAACCCCGGTAACGGTTGTAACAGCTATTCCTGCTTCAACAGGAAACAATACTCAGACTGCCACTCTTCCTGTGCCCATCCACACTCATACGATAGGGGCGGCTGGCACTACCACATTCATTGCAACTGCAACCGCAGTCACTTCTACTGCTCTTACATCCGTTGGTTCCCTCGTCACTGGAACAGCCTGTGTAAACGGAATAAATAATACCGTAGTAGCAGGCAATAGTCATATTCATGCCCAAGGAGCCACTGGAAGCAGTTGCGTTGTAGGAACTTGTGTTAAAAATGGGGTAGATGTGACGGGTGCTCCATCTAACACGGTATCTGTTTGTTTTTCAGTCGCTACCACTTCTTCTACTCCCGCAACCAGTAGAAATTCAGATACTACTACCAGCGGCCTTACTAACACAAGTAATACTACTAAGAGTTGCGTTACCAGCATCCCTTCCACCACAGGGGCGAATGTAACACCATGAAAGTAGTCTTAGAAGGGAAGGACATCAAAGAATGCAGTTGCAAGACTGGCGGTGCTATCGCAGAGGAATTTATCTGGGCCTTGGAAAAGGGATGGATTGCCCTCTTTTGCGACATATGTAAACAGAGGATTGAACTGAAAGATATTGTCATTTTCGCGCCAAGAGCAGTGCAAGAAGACCCAATCTTCTATCATTTGGATAAGAAGTGCTTCAAAGAGTGGTTGGCCAAAAATCCTTAAATAGCCTCAAATCGTAGATAGAACCATGATTCTGTGCGACAAGTGTGGAAAGCCTATAGACATTGCTTCAGGTTACTATACTGCCACTGTAAATGTTATGATGGCAGGAGAAGTGCCAACAATCTATCAGTTCCACAAAGACTGTCTAAAAGCCATTGCTACTTCTACGACTGTCTAAGTAACGGTTATTGTGTAGGTTACTCCGACAGTTCCAGCAGGTGAGACAACGTATCCAGCCGCACCGTTGGTTTGGTCATGAGCGAGTAGGAAGTAAGTTGGTCCTGCAACGAGACTTGCAAGGATGACGTAGATGCCGATGTTGCCGTAGGTCTCGTTGGCTAGAGAAGTGTTGTTGAAGGTTCCAGTAATCGTGGTGATGCTACTTGTGTAAGGTGGTCCAATAACTGGAAGACGAGTGACGGTTCCTGTTATGAGGGCGGCAGTAGGACTATCAGGATTAGGAATACCTGTTACAATCTCACTCTCTATGATATAGTCATCAGCACTAGGAGCAGTTGTGCCAGTTCCAGCACCAATCTCGAAAGTGCCGGGAGTCATGAGGGCTGTTCCATCCCAAGCAGTTCCGGTTGAATCTGTCATGGGAGTGCCTGTAGTGGGTGTATTGAAAATCTGAGTGATAATCATAGAAGTGAAGTTGCCTGTTCCCATGTCATACTCTTTATTGGTTATCCCAATCAACCCGCCTTGACATCCTGCATTCGAGTCGGGCTGGCCTCCTTTCAACCCGTCCCAATGGGCATAACTGTGTTCAGGACAGGGGTTCCTTGCTACAATCTTCAGCCCTATTCTTAGACCACCGAAACCAGACATATCTAACCTATTATTGGGGAGAGGAGTATTTAAGGATGGTGGTCTAGTGCTGTTGGATATTCTGAGTCAAGACCCAAGTTTGCCCTGCCCCCTTCACGGCTTGGTTGCTTACATATCTGTTGTAGAGACCGATGTTTGGCGTTGCACTCCCCGTTCCTGAGTTTTCATAAGACGTAACGGCTGAAAAGTCGGAAGTAGGGAGAGTCCACCCGTAACTTCCATCCCAATCAGGGGTTCCATCGTTGTCAACTCCAAAGGATTGCCATCCTGTGGCCCATTCAGCAATGCCGGGGCCAAAAGTCGCTTGCCATGTGACCGTATCCCCAGAAACCTGTGGATAGCCAGCATCTACATTCATTGCATAGAAGTTGTTGGTAGCGGAAGGATTGTTGCTAGGATTGGTGTAACTCGTATCCACGAAATTCTGACTAGCATCGAAAGCGGTGGTGTCATCCGAAACACAAAGCCTTGAAATTGTAAGGGAATACGAAGGTGAGCCAGTGTTAGCAAGAGCACCAATTAGCAGATTCCATCCAAGTGTCTTACCAAAATTAGTCAAACCATTAGGCCCAGACTCGGACTTATTGATTAGTCTTTTGGGAAAATGTAGAGCCGCTTCTGCGGCAGAGTGCCCTGCCTTCGTGAACTTGGCAACCTCGCCATCTGGGTCTTTGAAGCGAGTGATACCCCATGTAATGCCTCTGGGTGAGGAAAGTCTTTGAATCGATACACTTTCTGTGGCCATTCTAAGATATAATGGGCAGTAGGAGTATTTAAGTATGTTGAAAAATCGTGGGAAGAGGAGTGGTCCAGTAAAGGCGACCACGCCTCAACTTTGTCAGTTAACCGTGCTTAGAGGTTCGATATTGGCTTTCCGGTGACTACAATGACCTTAGACCTGTTAATTGCACGACACTCTCCGGGTATGTGATAACCGGGGCATAGCGAGCAGTGATAACAATGTCTATCGAATCGAAAGTAGGTTGAGGCCAGACATCCACACTGATGGGTCTCTTCGTTGCGAAGTAACCCAACGGTGCATATGAGGCTGAATAGTTGCTACCAGCCGCGGCAAGGACGTATGCGCGTCCATCGAAGCCGCTGTTTGGTAACAGTGGAGCCTGTGGGATGTTCGGGGTGACTATCTGCTTCAGTCCATACAACTGAGGTGCTGAAACCACTGTTCCAGTTCCCTGAGCGTATACGGGCTGTCCGTAGAAGAGTAGGGCGGCAAACTGAGGTATCCTTGACAGGTCTTGATGAGCCATTGGGTTCATCGCAATCGTGTCAGGTTCCAAAGCAAGGTTCTGTATCACTTGCTTCGCCTGAGTTATGTCGTTAATCCCTATTGTTCCACCATACGCAGTTGTCGTCCCATCCATGAACACTGAAGCCCCTGTAACGGGCTGTGCGATGCCGTGACCAGCCGGGGCATTGAGTGCTTTCTCAACGTCTTGGTCGATGGTCATAACGACCCGTCTCGCGGCTCGTTTCAGTTGGTCTTCTACAATGTTCACTATTTGGTCTTCAATCAACTCTCTAGTGACTCGGACTCTCATACCCACCTTGTAAGGTGTAACGGTAATCGAGTCGTAAGGTGTGAAGTCAGCCATAATCTCGGCTCCCTCTGCCGTCTTTCCTATGACGGCTGTAGCACGAGCACCCTTCTGCTTCGGTATCGAAGCAGTCGCTCCAACCTTGATGAAGAAGTCCTGAAGTAGAGGCTTCAATGCCAAGTTAGGCATTGTGAGTTCTACTATCCTCTTCGCCAGTGCTGGATAGAATAGAGCACCTGTGTTAACTATTGGGAACTGTTCACGAGTCATAGCCATTCTCTTTCACCTGTTTTAGAACAGAAGTGCTACGATAGGCAAAGGCGTGGCAACATATGTGCCGCCCTGCAATGCGATAAGTCTAGTTGGCCCTGCTATGGGTGCAACATAACCATCGGTGGTTGCAGAAACGTCAAGATACTGACCAGCCGTGACAGTAGCATCGCAAAGCACAGTTACCTCACCACGACAAATGACATCAATTGCCGCGTTGAGTTGACCAGAGGTTTGGGCAATTCCAAGTAGGAATCCGCCTGTTACCGTTGCGGCCACAACTTCACAAGTGAAGTCTGCCGTAGTAGCCAACGTAACCAATGCTCCAATGTATATTGCTGTCCCGTTTACATTTGCTATCGCATTGAAAGAGAGAAGGAATGAATCATTGTGGAAGGGTGCGCCTTCAAGAGTTCCGGGGAGCGAACTGCCGTGTGGAATTGGGATAGCCATTTTCTATCTCACTTTAACCCGACAGTAGACCCAGTTCCTTGAAGCGGCTTGAAGCACCTGTAATCTCCTTCCAGTAGTCTGGGAACTCCGCAGAGGCACCAAAGCCAGCGAGTGGACTCGTCTCTTCCTTGACCGCCCCAACGTTACCCTTTCCGGTAACTTCGGGAGCCTTGGCAGACGCTTCCCTTGCTTTCTTGGCTTCCTCTACCTTGCTCTTGACTTCCTGAAGTCTCGACTTCAGTTCTTCAAGTTTCTTGCGCTTAACTTCCTCTTCTTCCTTCTTTTTCTTTTGGGCTTCCTCGTTTTCCTCGCTCTTTGCTTCAGATGCTCTCCTCAAGGCAATCCTCTGAGACAGCAACGCGGCTCTTTTACCGCGAAGGTCTTGCTGTTCCAGTTTTATGTTGACTTCCTTGATGATGGACATCAGACCATCGAGTTTGGATTCGAGAGAACCCATCTGCTTCACAATTTGGTCATAACTGAGAGCCTTGCCCTCAGATATATCACCAGAAGGTGCGACAGTAGACATTTTAGTTAGTTTTTTCTGGGTAGTATAGCATCGCCTTAGCCATCAACACTACCATAAAAGTTGAAGGAGTCATAGGTAGTTTATATAGGAGTTTCGCCTTATTTAAACTCTGCGGTCAGGCTTTAGAGCCCCTCTTCATGAGACCGTTCCCTTCGATAGAAGTCGTAACCACAATTGGTGCATTTGAATGTATCCATACCCGTCTCGTCTGCATAGGTAGTCTGATAGGGTGTGGCAGTGCTTCCGCAATTGGCACAACTCTTAAGAGCCTCGTCCTTTCCTTTTTCCTTTCCCCTCTCCACCAAAGGAAAGTCTTCTATTGAGCCGCCCTTGCCTTCGTCCTTCCAAGTAAGTGGGTCGCAAGTGTCGCAAACCAGATACTCACCAATCGGATGGGTTCCGGTCCTCTTATGGCAGAAGTCGCAGGAGCCACCTTCCTCGTCCTCTGGTTTGCACGGTGGCAGAGAATCTAGAAAGGCTTGCTCATCGGGAGTGAATCCTTCATCCTCTATGGGCTTGGCCGAAGGCAGACCTCTCTCCTTTTGAGAGTAATGAATATCAACTCGGTCTTCTGGATAGCCTTCCATCTGTATCTTAGCCACTCTAAGAGTGATTTCAGACACTCCAATGATGGCCATTGCGACTGCATCAAAGGCCGAGATAAGCACTGGTGTCAAGTCCGGCATAATCACTTTAGCCTTCTTCGGGGTCTGTTTAGGCTGTAGAATGCCATAAGACTTGTCTTGAGGCGCAAATCTCTTCTGAAGAGCCCTGTCTAGACTGGCTTTGAAGCCAATCGGGGTCACTTCAGCCTTCTCGTAAGCCGGAATTGCGACCATGCTTTGCTCCAAAACCATCGGATGTCGGATGAGCATATCGAGACTTCCGCACCTTGGGCACGGCAAATCGAGGTCATCTATCCCCGCTTCCTCTTCTTTCTTGCCCATTGCGGCAATGCAATTATCGCAGTAGGCTTGTGGAACTGCAATCTGAATACTGTTAAACCTCACATAGCCTAACAGAATCTTCTGAATGAGGCTCTCGTCAACGGTTTGACCAGCCCACAAGACCTTTCCAGTCTTCTCATCCTGTTCATCCTTCTCTACCCAAGCGTCTTCGACCTTACCGATGATTGAATCTACATGGTCGATGTCGTGGTCTTTCATCAGAGGAGCACCCTTCAGTTGGTCAGCGATGGCCTGAAGGTCTTCGATTGGGACACGCCACTTGTTTCTGTTCCTTGAGGTATCAATTGCCATGCCACCAAGGTTCAGAATGTGCGGAAACTGACCTGTGGCTTTGTAGTTTTTAATGAGTTCTTGGTATTCTTTTCCTGTAATCAGTGGAGCGATACCAGAACTGTAGCGAAATTTGAAGCCCCTGCCGTCAAGAGGATTAGTCATCCTAGTAGGTTTAGGGTCGTAGGACTATTTAAACCCTACCTAGAATGTTTAAATAGTGTGCTACTGTAGGGTATGAGCGATAGTAGAGAGAAACCTATAATAAGATACCGAGCCAGACCAAAGATGATACCCCATGGGTATCTGCGTTCTCTCTACTTCTTCTTCTTCTCTACTGATTTGGCGAACACACATATCGCCTGCCCTTCAGCGTGAACTATCTTCACTATCTGAGCCTTTCGATTCCATAGATAGACTCTGGCAAAGTCAGCAGGTAAGGCTATAATGACTTGTCCATCTTTAACTGATACCGTTGCCTCGAACTTTCGAGCCGATGCGAACTCCAATGCTTTGTGCTTCTCTTGAGTGATGTAAAATTCATCAGAACTTGGACCGTAAACGAAAGCCTTTGTGCCCCACTCCTCTGGCTTTACTAAATCTCCAAGCGGCAGGTTAATTGTGTCCATATTTGCCATTTGCTCTCTCCTTTCGAGTAGGTTTCTTGTTACTAATAGGGATTCTGTCTACCCAACAGAGACAGGATTCGCTCTCCCAACCAAAGGTTTCCATACCATTAAGAGAAGGAAAGTCTGAGCCGTGGGCTCCTTTGGTGTGCGGTTTGGAGAAATCAGGTTCGGTCATTTTCTTGCACCATGTCCATATAAGATACAGGTAATGCAGTGGTAGGCTTGTCTAAGACAATGCTTTCGTAACCCTCTTCCATCCATTCCATTGGGGTCGGATGAGAGGAATCTAGCAAGCCAGTAGATACAATCGTCTACATCTTCCTTAGTCATATACGACATTTCTGTTCTCATTATGAATCACTATAACCGCAACAGAAACAATGACATCCCTTCTCGGTGCAATCTGTAACTATAACCTTTCCACTATGACAAATGCAAGCAGGACAATAGATAGGGTCGGGATGATTACTCAACCGCATCTACTTTGAGGGTTCCGTAGCGACCAATGTTTAATTGCAACACGCCCTTGTAAGTGCTTGTGTATCCGTTGGAGATGGCTACTAGAGAATCCACTGCGACCTTACCGATGTCATCGCCCCAGAGCACCAACTTAATCTCGCCTGTCGCATCCTTCAGTTGGGCGTTGGCTACTGTTGTCGTGCCGCCTGCTCTAAGGTTGACCGTCCTCGTATCTTCTTTGCTGACGATGAGGCCAGCAACGTCTACTTTCGTTACCTTATCCTTCAAGTCTTTGATGTCCATATACCAGTAGTATCTATTGTCGGCTATATAAAGGTTCTGGCTTTGGCGTTAATCTCATTCATACCTTTGCCAGTTTTGAGGTTATGTGAAATGCTTCTGTGTAACTTTGCAGGTATGTAGATGGCAACTGAAGGAGTTATATGATGGAGCACTGCGCCTCTAAAGTGTTTGTTGAGAATAGTAGTAGTTGGGAGTTCTCTGTTTCGTCTGTGTTGCTCAACCCGTACAATCGCTCTCACTTTCTCTGGATAGTCTGCTCGATATTGTCTCATGTAGTTCCGCATATACGCTTTGGAGTTCTTGTGCTTCTCTGGATGAGCCTTATTCCATGCGGTGCTCCAAGCAATCTGCTTCTTTCGATACTTCAGATACTTGGCTCTATTGTAACCCACAGCCTATATAGGGAATCTCCCCTATATAAGCGTAAAGGTTTAGATACTTTTCATTGTTTCCCATGTCATCTTGTCTTCGGTGGTATAGCCGCATACTTGGCACAACTTTTGCTGGCCGTTGCTAGGGCTTTCATAGGGTTCTAACTCTCCCTCTTTGCACTTTGGGCACATCTCAACCATATCTCATAGGTAAGGTAGGAATCCTTATTAAGTCTTCTCTACCAAGGGTGGGTATGACCAATCTATTGGAACGTGAGAGACGGGTAAAAAGGATTCTGAAGAAGTTGGGACTGGATACTCGCTTAGACCTTGATGTTAGGCTCACAGACAAGATTAAGACTGGTCAAGCCCTTACCATCGTTGAGATTAATCCCGACCTTAGTGACAAAGAGTTTGACGAGACTTTTGCTCACGAACTACTTCATTACTTAGGTCTTGAACACAACGAAACCACTAGACAACTCAGTTACTCGTCAACCGACCCCAAGAAGGACATTCTAAGCAAGACGTTGGCTAAGATGGTGAATGAGTAAATGATTCTTGGTGTGGTGGGTTCGGGAGCAGACAAGTTTACGCCAGCAGGCGAGGTATTGGCTAGGAAATACATCCAAGCCCTTCTCATCGACAAAAGGATAGAGTCCAACCTACACGACCAACCTTTGGTCGTTAGAAGTGGGCATTCGATAATGGGTGGCGTTGACATTTGGGCTGAAGAGACAGCACGAGGTATGGGTATCACTTTAGACATTAAAGCACCAAAACAAGAGCGTTGGGATGCTCCCTATGGTTACAAGGCTCGAAACTTGGACATTGCCAAGTCCGATGAAATCGAAGTCATCGTGGCAGACTCCTATCCCCTAGACTATAAAGGAGAGCGATTCAAAGAATGCTATCATTGTCATACTTCAGACCATGTGAAATCAGGCGGGTGTTGGGCAGGACTTCAAGCCCTAAAGATGGGGAAGAAGGCAGTGTGGATACTTGTTCACAATGACGGTAGTGGGGCTAGTCGGATTCGGTAAGACCTAACTCTGCTACATTCGCAACCTTTGGTGCGGTCTTAACTACATCATACGATTCCGAACCATCAGCCCATGCTCCGGCCACTTCAACACCAAACGACCAATGCTCAGTAACAAGTTCAACACGAAGTCTGCCGCTGTCTGCATTGCCGCAGTTGACCGTCTCTCCGTTCTCTACTTGCATCGCCTGTTGGAAAACATCTTCAACGAGGATAGTGTATTGTTCTTCAATACGTTTGATTGTGGGTGGGTCAGGTGAACCAACCCATACCCAATGATAGGTATCAAATAGTAACTTGGCTCTCATTGAAGCCAATGAGATTGCGTGTTGAAGGTGCTCTGGTAACTCCATGCCACTACCTCAGGTGGCTTTGTATTTAAGGATTTGTTACCCATTCCATTACTTTGGCGTTAATCTCTCTCATGCCCTCTCCTGTCTTGAGGACATGGAAGACAGACCTATGTAAGTCCTTTGGAATGTAGATAGCCACAGAAGGAGTCATATGGTGAAGATGTGCCCCCTTAAAGTGTTCATTGAGAATGGTATCGGTTGGAAGGTCTCTTGCCCTTCTATTCCTCTCAAGTCTACCAAGTTCTCGCATTCTCTCTAAGTGGTCTCTTCGATATTGCCTCATATAATCTCTCATATACTTTCTATGAGTAAGATGAGTCTTGTGATAAGAAGCACGATATTCTTTTGGATGCTCCTTCCGCCATTTTTGCGTTCTCTTAACATCGCATGATTTACAAATGTGTTTCGGCCATCTGCGTTGAGCCTCAGACCAATTATCGTTGGTTAGTTCTATACCACAAACAATACAAGTAGACACTATAGCCTATATAGGCATAGACCCCTATTTAAACATAAGTGTTCTCCGAGCCAAATATTCATCCCACTTACACTGGGCCTTCAGAAGATGACAAATCCCACATAAGTTTCTTGTGCCCTTAGAAGGGAAGGACTGGCCGCAGTTGACGCACTCAAGGAGCAACCGCCTCACCGCTTGGTAGTTTCATCTTATCCAAGATAATGGCCTTCATATTGGCCATGAAGAACTTCCAGTTGAACTTGTTAACGTGAATGATTCTCCATCCCATTGCCGCAAGTTCGACATCTCGAATTTTGTCCCGCTTCTTTGCCTCTACCGAGAAGTGATGCTTCAGTCCATCATACTCGACTCCGACTTTTAGATGTGGGATTCCTACATCCACCCATCGCTTCTTTCGTCTGCCCACAATCGGAACTGGATAATTTAGAATCGAAAGAGGATAAGGGTAAAGCATTCGGATATAGTGACACAATCTATTTTGCTGGATGCTTGTGGGCGGATGCCATCTTCGTCTCCATCTCCTTGGCATAGATAGAAGATAGACTCCCATCTATATAAACCCTCAACTTTATAGGAAGGGCGTTACATAGTAAGGGCGTGTCCCTAGCAAACTTCAGAGAACTGGTAAGGGCTCGTCAGAACGAGTCAGAAGTGACTCGATGTAGTGCTACTCAAACCTACACTGATGTCTTTGGAGACTTCTCTAAGACTCAGTGCCGATTCTTTGAAGGACATGATGGAGAGCATTACTTCGACCCTTCAGATATTCCTGACCCAAATGTAATAGTTGATGAAGACGGCATCAAGTTCATCTTCAGGATTCCACTTTAGAAAGGTGGCCAGTAGGTTTAAATAGTCCCGATGTATTAGAAGGAGTAGACATGACAGCATCACTAGGTTTCAGTGCGACTTCTGGTATCGTAACAGAAAAGATTACTGTTTACGGAGTAGGATATACTCCCAGTTCAACAATAACTGTATCCACCTTCAATGGCGCACCGATAGTATTGACTCCAGCCATCCCTGCCACTGACGCAGTAACAGGTAATTGGACTGCCACATTTGTAGTTCCAGCCCTAGTAAGAGGAACTTACGCCTTTGTAGCCACTGATGCAGTCGCTCCTACTGCTACGCTAGGCTTTACTATTGTTCCGTCAATCACAGTCTCTCCAATCGCGGTTAATATGCTAACCGCAGGAGTCACTATCACTGGAAAAGGATTCACTTCTACCATACTCACCGGAGTCACCGTTGGTGGTGTTGTGCCCTCAGTTCATCAGGCATTTCCACTTCCTAATGTTGTCACCGGAGCATGGACTATGACATTCACCGTTCCACTGGTTCCAACCACAGGAGCCGTTGACATCATAATCACCGATGCTGACGAGACGGTTCAAACAACCTTCGCTGTTGCTGATTGGATAGTCGTTGACATAGGTGGACTAGCAGATACAGAATCAGGAGTCGCCATGTGGGGTATGCCAGTGATTACTGTCCTTAACTACACGGTAACATACGACAGGTCTATGGGTCTGTCTCCCACAATCTCGACAACACACACCTGTAGAAACGACCCAAGAACCGCGGGTGTCGGAAGCAACGTGTGGGACTCCTAAGAAAGTCTGAAGCCCCAATCTTCCATTTTTGTATTCCATCGAGTAAGCATCATCCTTAAATACTCCCAAGTCTAAAATAAGAGTAGACATGGCTTCAATAACTCTTACTCCGGCTCTTGGCATTGTAGGAGCATCTATCACTGTGACGGGTTCAGGATTTGGTGATAATCTAACGCTGTCGGCTACTATCGGTGGCAATATACTAGCCTTACTTCCAGCCTTAGTTCAAACTGATGCAAGCGGTAACATTCCTGTGGGAACCACCTTCGTAGTTCCGGCTATGGACGGAAACGCTGGAAATCCCTACACTGTTAACGTCTCTGATGGAAGTGTCAGTGCTAACGCAGACTTTAGTTTTGTTGCGGCAGTAAGCCTCAGTTCGAGTAGTGGTTATGTTGGAGACTCAGTTACCATAACTGGTTCAGGATTCTCCTATGCAAGTGGATTCCAACCGATAACTTACCTTACATTCGATACTGGCGGTGCAGATATTGATATTCTAGCAACACCCGCACCTGTGGTTGCGTCAGATGGAAGTTGGAGCCAAGCCTTCATAGTTCCTCACGACACCAAAGGTCTCAAGGCTGTTACTGCTGATGATGCGTCTGGCGAGGGTTATCCCCATGCAGACTTCACCATCAACCCTGCGATAACTCTCAGCGATGGAGGTAACACACACGGTTTCGTTGGTGATACTGTCACCGCAACTGGAACAGGTTATACTACCACCATACTTTCAACAGCCACTTTCGCAACTGCGGCTGGTGCTCTAAGTCTCATCGGTGGGTTCCCCACTCCTAATGCTACTGGTGACTTCACCACATCATTCCTTGTCCCTGCTACTATCAAGGGTGCTCATGTTGTTACACTTGCCAGTGTCACTGCTACGGCTGGCACTAACTTCACCACAGACCCACTACTCATACTTCAATACTTGGGCACTGGTTGGCCCGGAAGAGTAATCGGTGTCACTGGAACAGGCTTCAGCACAAGCAACGCTATGAGCACATTCACCTTCAATGGTCTTGTGCCCACAGTCCAAACTGTTACAACTGCTTCTACCGATGCACATGGTTCCTTCCCTAGTGCTGGCACTGCAACATTCACAGTTGATGCCTATCCTTGTGTTGTCGCTGGCTATCCTGTTGTCGCCACAGATGCAGGCGGAGCCAGTGATACCGAAACATTTAAGGTCGAACCACACATCAACTTCGTTGGCGCAAATAGCGGTGTTGTTGGAGACACCATCACTGTCGCTGGTGTAGGATGGACATACGCTTTGGGAGTGACTCTCAACTCCATTACTCTTGAGACTGTTGTGCCCGGAACTCAAACCGTCACTGGCACTGCCGTTGCTGTAGATGGTAGTTGGGCCGCACAAACCTTCGTCATTCCAGATGTGACGGGTGGTCCTGACCAACTCCTAATAGGAAGCACTATAAGCGATAGTGCTCAAGAACTTGTCACTGTCTCAGGGTCGATGACAACCTCTCTAGCCGATGCCATTGTTGGCACAGCCGCAGTCCATATCTATGGACATGGGTTTACCACTACTGCTACTCCGATACTTTCCGTCACCTACAATACTCATGCACTTACAGTAGCACCAGCCCATCCAGTCATAGGAGCAGATGGTCAGTGGACAGCCACATTCACCGTTCCACATGAGCCTGCTGGCTCTCATGCGATTGAAGCCAAGAGTCAGGCTTCGGTTGACGATGTGACCTGCAATTTCATTATCGATACAACCTTCACACTCAGTCCGAGCAGTGGTCATGTTGGAGCCGTAGTCACCGTTGCCGGAACTGGTTACGATGCAACTTCAAACGTGAGTGTGTTCACTTTCAACGGTGTAGCACCCGCAGGTCAAACCGTTACTGGACATAACACTGCCGCGAATGGCAACTACTCACAAGTCTCGCCAGCAGGTAAGTTCACTGTTCCAGCCATAGCCAAAGGCACTTACAATGTTATTATGACAGATGCGGGTGGTGCTACTAAGACTGTGACTTTCGCTGTCACTCCAGCAATAAGTCTTGCTCCTATCAGTGGCGATACCGGAGACACTGTTACTGTAACTGGCTCTGGCTTCTCCACCACAATACTCACTTCGGCAACCATCGGTGTTGCATTGACTTCTATACTTCCTCTTGCTCCTCCGACCCCTAGTGGAATTGGAGCGTTCACTTTCACATTCATAGTCCCAGACCTACCCGATGGCACTCAGACTGTCACCGTTAGGAATGCCGCTTCCACTGCCACTGCTTCCTTTAATGAGATTGCATCAATGACCCTCACTCCAACCTACAGCGGTAATGCAACTGTAATCAGCATTGTTGGAACAGGATTCACTCACTTAGATGCTATACTCACGCTCACAATCAATGGCATCACGCCCCCGAACAACACCTGTATCGGTGCAGTCGTTGATGTGACTGGCACTTGGAAGGGCACAATCACAGTTCCTCTTCTAGACTTGGGTGTGTATACCATCGTAGTCACTGATACTCACGATGGAACCGTCACTGCTACTCTCACCATCTTGGATTGGACAAGAATCATTGGAGGCGGAGATATGGGAAATGGTTCGGCCAACTATGGCATACCAAGCATGATTGGTGAAAGTGGTCTTACAGTGTTAGTAGACGAGTCCGAAGGCGTGAGACCATTTAAGATAGAGAAGCACATCTCCAAGAGATACCCCGGCAACGAGGACGGAACGAATGTCTGGGAATCCTAGAAGACTAAGACTCTTCAGATGTAGAGCCTAATCTCTTCGCAATCATCCTTCCTATAGTCTCCACATTATCTGAATAGGTCTCTTCGGGTGTAAAGAAGGCCACCGCCTTACCTGCATGGACGACATGGGCTATCCCTTTGGTTATGGTTATCATGGAATCAGTCTCATCGTTCTCCCAATGCCCCAGAATGGCACCCCTTTCGACCTCTTTTATCCTTTTCCATGTCATACTTTCTTTTCCACCTTCAAAAGAGACTCTAGTTGGTTACGTTTGTAGTTTGATTTTATAAAAGGTAACAAGAGATGTGCAACGTAAAGGGCTTTCCGTGCACTATACGATACCTTGTAGATTGGATTACAGTTCGGCTTCTTTGGAAAATAGGGCGGAGATACTCTTCCAAACCCAATAATCCTCACAACTTCATCTAACATATCCTTTTGTGTATTAGTAATGGACAATTGAGGTGCTTTTTGTCCTCGTTTACTTCCAGTGCTCCACATTCCGGCAGAACCTTCTCCTTCAAAGATGCCTGCTACCCAAGCCACTTCTTCGCTAGGTCTAATTCTTTCCAATTGTCCTGCTTTTGCCCACCCACTATTGCCTTTCCAACCCATTTCAATCACCTACCCCTAGTATCTAGGCTACTTAAGGATTATCCTTAAGAGGGCTGAGTTGGGCTTCCAAACCGTCAATTATGGGCCTATAACCCTCTAATTTGGCCCTTAGAGCCGTATCCTTCCTACTCTCAGCCATACTTAGTCCCATAGTAATCATGCTCCTTACGAACCTGATTCCATCCTTAGCCTTCTGTGTCTCATCGCTGTCCACAGCCACCTTAATAGAGGCAATCATGTCTAAGATTATGGCAAACGGGTCTGTAAGTTGCTGTGGTTGGAGCTTGGGTTCGTCTCCTGTTGACTCTGGATTGATTCCCTCGTCTTCAAGGAGTTCGGCCTTATAGCGAGGATTGTCGTTGCTCATGCGAAGAACACCAAGATGAGACCAAGGACCATCCTAAGGAACCTACCGAACTGCCAGTATAGGTTGTCCTTCACTCCACCACCCCATACATACCAGTAGAATAGGTTGGCCCCGCCTTCGATAGCGAAGAAGACTCCTACAAGTTCTGTCCATAGCATACCTACCCCTATGGCGACAACCTTTATAAGTGTTCTATACCATAGGTTGCGTATGGCACTGGCAAATCAGAAGGAGTTGGCAAAGGTCAAAGGAACCGTAGAGTATAAGGCAGGCACAACCGTAGTGGCTTTCAATGCCACCATCACCGTCCAATTGGATGAGCCAGAACGACAGAAGATTCTAGACGCTCTTACTGGAGCCTTTCGTAAGGTCGCTGACGAACTGGGACTTAAGGTTGCATGAAGGATATGCACTGGTATTCTGTCTCCTTATTTATCTTCGCTGTGGGTCTGCTGTGTCGAGTTCAAAGTAACGAACCTCGGCCCATACCGTGCTGTATCTTTGCCATCCCTTGGCTCATTGCTTACGCTCTAGGCTTCGGTCTCCTTGTTCGCTACGTTCAACGAAGTAATCAAGTGCAACGACTGTAGCCGCATTCACGACAATATTCACAGCCGTTGTCATGAACCAAAGCATAAACGTTACATTCGGGACACTCCTCTCCTATTGGAGTTTCAATTTTTGACATTGGTAGGACATCTCTAGATAAGAGACCTAATAAGTCTTTTCCTTTACCAAGTGTTCAAATCCTTAAATAACCTAACCTACATACTATATTGTGAGCAATACCCAAAACGCCAAGCGCATTATTGACGAAGGCGAAAAGGTGGGCGTTCAACTTAGACTCTTCGGTGGTGTGGCTTTCAAGTTGCTTTGTCCCAGTGCCCTTCAGTCGCCCTTCTACAGAACGAACAGTGACATCGACCTCATGGCGAAGAGGGAGAACAGCAAGAAGATAGACGAACTTCTCAGGTCACTAGATTACAAGCCGAGAGAGATATTCAACAAACTCAACATAGGAGAGCGTTACATCTACACTGGCGAGACCAAGATTGACATCTTCTTCGATAAGTTCAGGATGTGCCACACCTTCGACTTCAGAGACAGCCTGCTACCGGGGGTATATACCCTACCCCTCACCGACCTTATCCTTACCAAGTTGCAGGTGATAGAGATTGCTGAGAACGAGTATAAGGACTTGGGAGCCGCCTTCTCCAACTGTTCTCTCATGGCTCTAGTTTCAGATGCTCTTGTTAAATATTCGATTGCCTTCTTTAATGTCTCTTTGTTCTCATGTGCCATTCCAAGCATAGTATTACATTGACTACATAGCACTCCTCTTACTCTTCCAGTCTTTGAATCATGGTCAATGTGCTTGTTCTTTCCTTGGGTATGCTTTCCACAAATCTCGCACTCATCAGTGGACTCGTAGGTGACTTGGGCTTGGTCGGGATTCATACCTGCTTTTTTCCAACGGTTTCTACGAAGAATCAATTTGGTTCTCTCAGGATGGTCTATCTGCCATTTTCGTGCTCTTTCAATACTACGTCTCTTATCCTTATCTGGCATAGTTAGAAAGGTAGGATTATCCACTACTTAAGGATTATCCTAAGGCATCTTCTTATGTGCAGACACTAGCGTAAGTAGCCTTCATCTAATAGGGGTAGGAGCAACTAATACTCATATGAGTGTCCAGAGAGGGGTATTCCATGTTATTGTATGACCAGTTGGACCGAACTTCTTCTCAAGGTAAAGTTTGGCGTTGCAGATTCGACACGCTATCTCTATGTCTGAGAGGTCTACTCTGCCTTCTACAATACGAAGGGCCAGATTTCTGTTATGGTCTCCGCCTCTTTCCATGTGAGTAGTATGGAGATGGCTGAACTCTAGAAAGTCCACAACATTGCATCCGCAATGGACGCACTTCGGAACCTCAGAACCAGTCAACTTGGCCAAGCCGCCTGCCATAACTATTTGCATCGCCTTCAGTTTGTTCTTTCGATACTTATCACTATTGTAGGTCTTCTCTTCTGGAGTAGAGGGTCGTAAAGCGGCTACTCCCTTCTTTGGTCGTCCCATACCAGTCTAGTGGTAAGGGGGCTTAATAAATGTTCATCTTTTCCATGTGCAGACGTTTGTGTAGGTAGGCTTAATAGGATTCCTATGTGCACGAACTTGGTGCGTTTGTGCTTTGCTATCCCACCGGGACTCCCTACCCCTTATAAGGCACTCCACATTTAACAATCCTTACTGCCTATATAAAGTTTGCAGTGGAAACATTGGTTGCCTATATAAAGACTTGCGACTACCTTTATATAGACCATCTGGATGGGGCTTGCCGCGGGGCGCAAATGCAAACGGTGGCTTTATAAGGCCCACCTAGAGGGGATACTGGAAGTGAGGTTGCCTATATAAAGGTGTCTGGGCGGCAGGGTGCTTCTATTGGAAACGCTCATTTACAATTTGCTCTGCCTTTGCTTTTTTGACAATGAGATAGGGAAGCATAGCAATTAGTATACGTTTTATATCTCCTCGACTGTAAATTGTCAATTGATGCACAACTTTCCATTGTGGTTTCCAATCTTTTCTAATTGGTGAAGTGATATAACCTGCTCCTACAAATTCTTTGATAGTTTCTAGCACTTCTTTATTAGTAATGGACATATTGAGCCGAACATATCCCTTTTCTGTGCCTTTATAGTAGTTTGGATGAGAGTAGTTTGACTGAGCGATATATATGCTTCCTTCACCGTCAAAGAACCCCGAAACATATTGCCAAGATATAGGTGTGTTTGCCATATCCACTGAATACACTGCATCCTATATAAAGATTCTAGCATAGCGGCCTCACGAACCTCATAAGTCTTCCACTGCAAACTTACTGAGGCGCACTGGAAACGGGGCCGCAACAGCGGGCAATATGGCAGATGCTTCTATGCTCTTGTCTTATGTTGTGCAGGTGTTTCCATATAGAATAGAGGAGAGATAGTAAGACTACTACATGAGAGTGTCATCCCTACCCTTACCACATTACCGCAGTTGATAAGAATGCACGATTATGAGGTTCTTGGGGCTTGCTCTGTCGCGACCTGCAAGAACTTCAAACCTTTATCCAGTCCTACTCTACTCTGTTTGCACTTCGTTTCCAGTGGAAGCATTGGTAAAGTTGGGGCTGTGGGCTGAGATTGAACTGGATTAGAGGAAAGGGACTGAGGGGAAGAGGGATGGCCCTTAAACTCATGGTTTTCATACATCTTTATCCTGTTGCAGTTGAAACAGAGGGTTTGATAGCCAACGGGGAAGCCATGACGCTTTAGCCATCTATAGATGGCCTTGCCTCTCGTCTTCTTGTCGCCACGCCTCTGTTCATTCCCATTTCCATTAATATGGTCAGCAAGAAGGCAACGATGGTCAGCACAGCCACATTTGACGCAAGCCAACCTACCATTACCGTAATAGGCCAACACTTCTAGTTTGAGGGCTAAGTCTCGTCTCTTTACGCCTTCAGAGAAACAACTTTTACATATGCGGTCTGAGCATTTCATACGGGAGCCTGCCCAAGTCTCAGGAGTCAATTCAGTCCCACAATCACGACAGAAAGGCATATCTTCCTCTCTTATACGGTGGGTTGTGTTATATAAAGGTTCTCGTCTTCTAGAGGCTAGAGCAAGCCAATCTTCTGGATTCTGGCAAGAAAACCTATAGGGTATACCGTATACCTACACACCAATGACTAACATAATCCCAAAGGGAAGTAAGAGAGAACGACAAACCGCAATCGAGACAGCCCTAGCTTTTGATAAGGGCGTGTCGCGTGTATGGGTAGACGAAGGCGCAGACTATGCCATAATCCACAAGAAGAGCGAGATGGGGTATTATACCCTCTTCGGACTGAGCGCAGTCGGCCTTAAGGCAATGGCCGCACTAGGCTGGACTTACCTAGACTCCACCGTTATGTGGACAGAGGAAGCGACAGACCTAGAAATGTGCCAGCACTTCGGGAGGGCGACCTAGACATGGCGACTCCCCACATTTTCGTGGCCGTTCAAGAACTCGGCATTCACATCGGAGACTTCCCGACTGTCAGACGGGAGATAATCGTGGATGTCGGCAACGCCAAGTCCTTCGCAGACGCGGAGACGAAGGCCAAGCAACGGGTCGCAAAGAAGTTCAAAACAAACGTGGTATGTCTCCAAGTCACAGAGGTCAGGAGCGAATAGACTTGGCTCTTCACTTCGACAAACGCGGGATGTATAAGGGAATCAATCCACTGGCATCAGCACTCCCCATAATCACAGACCCAAGCCAATCCGCAACCGAAACCCAAACCTTTCAAGCCTTAAGGGAGAACGTGAACAGCATCCGATTCAAAGGAATCAAGTTCGTTCAATACAAACCTAAGAAGGTCAAGACTTTCACGCCCAAGATTGAGCGCAAGACAGAGGATTCTTAGCATGAACCCCGCAAAAACCAATCGCCACCTTTATCTAGGTCGCGGAGAGAGCAGAGCCATGAGCAAAATTAAGACGAATCAAAAAGTGCTAGTGGACAATTTCAGTGACTCAGACCTTCAAGTCAGAGTCTCAACGGATAAGAAGGGAAGCGTCCTAGTAGTTTCCCTTTACTCCACCAAAATAGGCCAAGTCGGGAGTCACACAACCGTAAAGGACGCGATGAAAGGCGAGAGATACTTCCCCGTTCCCTTCGACATTTCGGAGTCTGACTGAATTGCCTCACTTCTACCAGAACCTAGTTAATGAGACATTAGGCGAGACCGTTCCAGAAAAGGACGCGAATGAAATTCTGGACATAGTTAGGCAAGACATCTTCCACTCAACCTTAGACTGGCAGACTAAGGCCATGTTGCAAAGAGGCATTCGACAAGCATACGAAATCTACCTTTATCTTGAGGCAGAGACATCACCACCTTATCCCGAATATGTGAGGGAGACTTAGACTTGCCCAAATTCTTGTCTATCTTGGGAGCGAGTTACAGATACATTGAGGAAACACAGTTAAGGGGTAAGGACATGATAGGGGCTAAGATAGTGGACTTATCGGGTGACTTCTTTATCTTGGAACTGAACGGGAGATATTATTCGACTCCTTACGACAACCACAACCCAATTTCACTAAGGGAACGGAGCGAATAGACTTGGACAAAATCCTAGAGTTCCACCTGAAGATAGAGAAATTGGATAAGGCCATAGTCTACCAGCCCGAAGGAAGGATAAGCATCTTCTCAACTCCGAAAATCCTAGACATCTTGACGGATAAGGTTCTAGTCACACCCCACGAAGTTAAACAACTTATGAGGCGACTTACGGCATGAATCCCTATTACACATTACTTAGGAAACCGATTGCCATCTACATTCTAACCGACTTCCATAAGGGCATTGTGATTTACTATGGCAATGGATTTATGAAAGGGATAGAGATTTGTCTTCATGGCATCCGAAGGTTTGAGGTAAGCGACCCATGAGACTCCCTGATTTGCCAGTGAATTATATACTTGAAGAGATAGCGGAGACGAAGTTAGGACTCACCTTCAAGCAAGTAAAGAAGGGAGAAGAGGACGACTTCAAGAACGCAAGCCAAGCACTTCGCAACTATGAAGATTGGGTGATTTTGGCGTGAGTCACACCAATCCCTTCATGACACTGGATTCATTCCTAGACTGTGACTGTGTGCAACCTAACCAGAGCCAGAGCCACCCGACTGAGAGAGAGGGCTGGATTATAGACAAGAGCCAGAGAACCCATGAAGACTTCACAGAGTATCTGACCAGTCACCTAGTTGTCTGCCTAGAAATGGAACTGAATTACAAGACAGGGATTAGAAGTTCTCTCATTGACTCGGTTGCCGTAGACGAGTTCGGGGTTTCTACCGATTGGATGTCGGCCTGTCCAGTGTGTGGTTTTGACGGTTGCACAAGTCACGACCCACCGAAGACCATTCGCAAGATAAAGTGCGACCCAACGATAAGAGGGAAGGAAATACTAATTTGGGGAAGTCCGATTCCAAGTGAAGAGTTTGTGCGGAGACTTCCATTAGAGAACATTAAGAAGTATTTTGTCCCTAGACCACAGGATTCACTCCACACCCACACTCTAATTCCGCAACAGCAAAGGAGTATTCCGATTCAGATAGCACAGAACGCATGGGAGTTTTTCAGGGCATATTATCCCGCGTGGGTTCACATCTTCGGCAACTACAGACGACACTACCTTAGAAGTTGGTGGGCGCAATTCCGGTCTTACGAAACCAACCTTCTCGATTTAGACAACTGGCCGGAAGTGTCTCAAAAGTTTCAGGGTGGACTTCACTTTGAAAATTGCAGTCGAGACAACTTCGGAGACATCACACATTTCGATGCAGAAATTCGCACACAGGATGCCAGCACAGACCTAGAGCAAGTGGTTTCAGCCAGAGCATTGAGTAAGGCCATCTTCTTGAAGTCTGCACAACTAGCAACTGAGGGAGTTATCGAGATGCCCGTAAAGAAGAAGGCGATAATTCTTCCACTAATAGAGGAACTTAACAGAGGGTGTGTGAATCACCGAAGGCCAGACTTTTACGGCCACACAAAACAGTCGTTTGACCTCACCCTAGAAGAGAGGCACGGTTCATTCATGAGAGGACTGGCCGAAGAGTTCTTTAGCCAAGTCAAACCCTTTCTCTCGGAGTTTGAGGCAAGATGTGTGACTAATTGCATTGTTAATCCTATTCGACATAGAAGGCCAAAGTTCGCATGAAACCCGCAACTTCTCATCACTACCCTTTTATACTTCGCGGAGAAGGCAGACCTATGAGTAAACGCAAACCGAGTCAGTCGATGCCTCTAAAGGTCAAGAACGAAGGTCGAGTCTTCGCCATCACCCTAGCGGTCAGCAAGAATCGGATGATTGACTTGATAAAGGGCGAAGGGGTAGCAATGGGCATTATCTCGGTGAGACGCATAACGGAAGACGAAAAGGACGCACTTGTTTCAGCAAAAGAAGACGAAGAGTTCACAATAACAAACGCTCAAGACTTCAACGGGGTTATGGAGTAAAATGTTGCCCACCGAGACGATTGAGTTCTCGGAAGACCCGATAAGGGTAGAAGACTTACACGTTCATTCAACGAGTTCTAATGCCAGTCAATCCGCTTGCCCCTATTGTGGAGCGAAGATTATTGGACACATTCAGCCAACCGAGCCAGACACAATAGAGCATGAGCATCGATTGATTGACGGCCTAGAAATTTGTCGTAGACTTTACGAATGCAGTTCTCTAGGACTGACTAGCCAGTTTTACACTTATCAGGACTTAGCCAGCCTTCCCCACTGGACTATTGCACAAGTCACACAGGGGAAGGCCGAAAAAGCAGACGACACCGAGAGGATTCAATTCGGAAGGAAGAAATTGGCCGAAAATATCAAACCCACTTGGCGATTCAAGACTAAGTTAGCAACAGAGAACGACTTCACGGATTATCTAGCCAAGAACCTAGTGTTGGGGCTGGAATTGGAATACGACTTCATCGACCCTAATCGCCCAACATCGGAATCTCAGATTCGCAGAGCCTTCGGGGTCAATCCTACAGAGTATCACCACGCTCCCGACTGCCCAGTTTGTGGGAGCGATATATGTTGGAATCATCTGCCCGACAATCTCATCAGAGGCATTGAAAGAGATGCTTCAATTGCGGGATGGGAGTTCTTGATTTACGGGAGTCACATTTCAAGCGAAGAGTTTGCCAAGCGTCTGCCACTGGCTAAGTTCAGAGAACACTTCATAGTCAATGAGAGAGACGGACTCCACGTTCACGCGATGCTTAAGCACGACATCCTTCGGCTTCCTTCCGTTATCGTCAAGAACCTCTGGCAACTCTTCCGCTATTACTACCCCGCTTGGGTAAACTTATTCGGCAACTATTCACAGTCTCAGGGATTCCTAAGACATTCAACCTATTCCGGCCACGATTATGTGACGTTTACTTCATTCTCAAAGTCTCCCTTCTTGGCTCGATGGGCGCAAGACGTTAAGATGCAACGATGTGCTCTCTACCTAAAGGAAACTCCGATTGAATGTGACGACATGGACACCTTCGATATTGAGATTCGGACTTGCGATGCTTCGATGGACTTAGAGCAGATTATCGCGGTGAGAGCAATTACTAAGGCCATGATTCTCAGAGCATCACAACTCAGCACTTTCGGCCTAGTCAGCGTTGAAACCAACGAAGAGGTCTGGAACAGGGTAAAGGACGTAGTGGGTAAAATCAATCTAAGGACTGGATTCAAGCCAGAGGACATTGAGTTCATGAACAATCACACCGTAAACATGATTAAAGAGTTCGCTCCGTTCCTCTCGGAGTTCGAGAGGACTTGCCTTAAGCATCTGATTGAGAAGCCAGTGAGAGAGCGAGAAGTTCATCCGACATCTACAGACTTAGGCTTAGACATGAGCGAGAACGCCAAACATCTTAAGAAATTAATCGCCATCGGTGACATTGAGGCCGACAATGAAGAGGCGTGGTTCAAGAAGGTCGCCCACATAATGGGACTACAGATTGAGGAAGTCAAGACAGCACTTCGCCAACTAAAGGCTTACTTCGATGGGGAAACTCATCAGATGCTAGTGGTGGGATAGATGCAAACCAAGACAGTGAACGGTTGCAAATACTGGTTCGAGTCTCATGTTCACCATATAACCGAAAAGGGCGAAGAATGCCCCAATTCACAGAGGGATTGAGACAATCTGTAGAATGGCCTTAGTTCTCTCGAAGAGCCAAGTCGATAGATTCGAGACAGCATTCAAGTCGGCATGGGCAAACGCAAACGATGATGGTTGCGGCATCTACTGGCGAGACATGAAAGGAGAACGACATTTGGCTAGGTTCCCTAAGAGCGAAGACTTAGCAAAGGTCGGGACAACTTACGACAGGATGCTAATCCATTTCCGCAAGTCTACGAAGGGCGAAGGAACTCATCCCTTCACTTGTAAACACAGACCCAAACTTAACAGTGGAAACTGGCTCTTAGTTCACAACGGGTGTGTTCAAGACGAAGAGGCTAGGAAGGAACTAATCAAGACTCACACGTTCTCAACCGAGATAGACAGCGAAGTATTTGTCCATATATGGGGAGAGATTAAGGAGAAGAACCTACTTAAGAGAGCCAAGAAGTTCAATGAGGCCAGAGAGAAGGCCAACATCACAGGATGGGCGAATCTTATCTTCTACAACGTGGTCACAGATGAATGGGTTGCACTTAGCGATGGCTCGTTAAGTCTAGTTTGCACGAAGGACACCCTAGTTATATGCTCAGACGACACTTGGCTCGACATGACAGAGGCTAACAGACGGAAGATTCCTAATGCCAGTCTACCCACTGGCGCAATTGCTTACGGAAAAGGACTCGTCTTCAAGACGAAGGCAGACATTTGGAAGATTCACTATTCCTCTTCTCAGACAACTCTTCCAACCGTGGTGAATGGGAAGATGCTTTACTCTGGATGCAGAGACTACACAGAAACGTGGAAACCACAAAACATTCCGAGAGGTCGGCCTGAATGGAGTGCTTCGGCCAAGTCATTCGTAGATGAAAAGGGCAACCCGTTGGAGTGGGATTCGGGCAAGAGGGCATTCGTAGACAGCAAAGGATTCCCAATAGACAACAATTCCACACAATATGGCAACCCCAATGGACATTACTTCCAAGACTCAGAGTATGAGGATGCAAACGGTGAACCCTACTGTGACATTTGTTTCATGCCTAGAGAATACCATAGTCTTGACGCTGAACTTGACGAACTTGAAAAGGAAGATAAGGAAAGGGAAGCACGACAAAAGGAGACAACCGCCATTGACAGAATCGCGAGCAGTCGCATTGACGAGAGCGTTTGGAATAAGGCTCACCCCTTCACTCGCAACTTCAATGCTCAGACCATCACTTGTATGTGTGGCTCGACTACGGGATACGGAATTCTGCATAAGGCACACGACTTCTATCCTCTTATGACTAAGCAAAACAAACCAACAGGATATTGCCAAGTCTGTGGAAACGAGAGAGCAGTTGGAAACCATAAGGAAATGTCGTATGAGGGACACTTCTTTACTCCACTTAGGATTGAGGAAAATAAAGGAGATGGCAAGATATTCTACTCAGAGTCTACAATTTGTGGGCGATGTGGATTCAGAGAATCAATTCATCCCATGAGTTATGACATTCAAACCAAGCAAATCACCACAATAGAAGATGCAACGACAATGAGAATAAAACCACCGATGGATTGCGGTTGCAAACCTAGCGAGAGGCCGAAACCCATAATCTGTAGTTATCATTGGGGATGTGGATTCCATGAAGCAGACAACTACGGGTTCATAATTAAGAGGATTGCTTACGACAGCGGAAGGGTGGAACCAAATTGACCGAAGTTAAAGTCCACAAGTCGGGAGAAGACCTTAGCACAATTACAAAGGGTGTCAAGATAAAGGACAACGACCACAAGATTCGGATTGCGGGAGCCGTCCTTCGCATTGTAGTCACACCACAAAAGTATAGCAACGACTACAAACTTTCGATTTGGCTTCCGAATAAAACACAGATTGAAGTCAATAACACAGATGGATTTGTCCAGTGGTCTGAGTTCATGGCATCACTTGTTGAGGCCGCGACTGGAAGCAAGCCAGACGTTCCTTCGGATAAAAAGGTTATCGACATCAACGGATTCCCTGTGAAGGTTAGCGAAGGGGAAGACAAGAAGACTCTGACAATTGAGTCTTCAATAGACCCACTAAAAGAAGACTACAAGATAGAGTCTAAGAAGGTAGAGACACCCACACCCCAAGTCCAGCCCACGCCAAGCCTACCTGAAAGAGTTAATTCAGAAATGACAACTAAAGAAAAAGAGGATATGCAAGACGGGATTGAGAAGGTTGAAGACTGGATTGCCCGACTACAGGGAAGAGTGAAAGACGATGATGGAACACTAGGGGGCTATTGGTAAATGCCAAACGATGTCCCTACTCCTGCACAAGCCAGACGGTCTTTCAATGCCGAGCAACGACATTGGGCAAGTGTGATAACAGACTATAGGCGTGATGTGAGAAAGATGATAACCAACTACAAGAAACTCGCTCCCAAGATAGACAAGATGTGCAGATACATGGAAGGCTACAGCCTTCTCTACATGGCAAAGAAGTGGGGCAACTCCACACAGCAAGCCGAAGTCGTGAGGCTGTTCAAACTTCCCAAGTTAGGACTCTTGCTTCAATGTAGATGCATAAATACCGAATGCGATTGGGCAAATTACGATAAAGAGGCAGACCAGATGGAATGCACTTGCATAGAGAATAAAACATTGACTTGCAACGGTCTTTATGTGATGGCCTTTGCTGAGAATGGAACGATAATCAGGGATGAGATAACATGATACTCGACCTAGAGTTCGGAGATATGTGTGCCATAAAGGAACTTGAACTTGTCCATGCAGAATTAGTCTCAGGGTCAAGTCACAGAACAGGGAGTATGAACGACCACATGGCTTTAGCGTTAGGTGAGACAGTCAGAATACTAGACTACAGAATCCATTGTCTGTGCCATGATGTGAGATGCAGATGGTGGGACATTGGCAGATGCAGATGTGACGGAGCCGTGAACTGTCTCCATATAGGATTCACAATAAGAGGGGAAGAGGAAGGAACTATCAAACCCACAAACGCGGAGAAGGCAATGGCAAAGGCACAGATTCCATCGGAAGACTTTGCACAAAAGGAGAACGAGCCTTTCATAGTCTGGAAGGTCAGGGTTGCTGGCAAAATCTACAACCTAGCAATGAACATTCACAATCAGCTAGAGGACGGAATGGTCTACTACAAATACGAAAATTGGAGACGAGAATCCGAACTTGACAGACGAACCAACTTCATGAGAACGATTAGGGATGTGAGGGGATTGAATCCGGCAGATGGAAGCAATTTGGCTAATGCGGTGGGTTGTCTCGCTTGCGGTAAAATCTTCCTTAACACAGACTTCCTCAATGCCCATGTAGACTTACACAGGAATCGTGGAGAGGCAGACCACTATACAACACAGATGGTTTCAACTACAGAAGTCACTCCAATTCGACCACTCTCAATCACCTACAGACCACCACCCACACACATAGTTCAACCCACACCAACCCCAAGACCTTCAAGACCAACTCAACATCGAAGACCCATAAGACTTGAACGTTATGAGCGAGAGCCAGACGAAAGCTATGAGCATTATGAAGAGAATCTTACCGTATACGTCAATGATATAAGGGAAGGGAACGGTGGACAATATCAAGATGCGATAGGTTGCACAATATGTGGGAACATCTATACAAACGTTTCCGACTTCATGACCCATGCGATAGATGAACACAGTCTCCCTATCACAGAGACAGAAGAACATGGAGTTCCACATTGACCAACAACAAGCCTCTTATTGTCTTCATAGATTGTGGTGTCTCACTCTCTGAAACGCCAGACCGTCTTATCTCACGACTCGAAGAGAGGGGCTTACGAGTTGTGAGAAATCCGCGAACTAGGCCAGATGAAGACTACGTTGTGATTCGATGGGGTTCGGCCAGATTCCCTGAGTTGGATGAGACAGCGAAAGCCGTCCTCAATTCTGCCGAATCCATCGAAGGAAATCTCCACAAGAACGTGGCTCATGGCCGGATGTTAGAGGCCGGAGTCAGCACACCCCAATTCTGGACGACCTTTAGAGAGGCCAGAACAAAATCCAGAGAGTTGGGGTGTGACTTCTTGCGGAGACGCAAGCATCACATTCAGGGACGGGACATCCTTCGCCTAAGTCCGACAGACCACCTTCCACACAATAAGAGGCATGGGTATTATGTCCAATATCTTGAGAAGGACGCAGAGTTCCGACTCCACATCTTTGGAGACGAGTGCATCGGTCTGGCCGAAAAGAAACCAAAGGAGAATCCCAATCAGACTATCTGGAACTTCGAGAACGGGTGGGACTTGGTGTATTACGCGAGAGAGGACAGAGAGCAGAACGTCCCTCACTATGCTGAGATGGTGGCTGAGTCAGTGAAAGCACTCAAGTCTCTAGGACTAGACTTCGGGGCAGTGGACTTGATAATGTGCGGGGGCAAGCCTTACATTCTTGAAGCAAACACAAGTCCTAAACTCTACCAGACTAAACGCTACAGTAAGCACTTCGAGAAGTGGTTTGACGAAACGGCAAGAAACCTTATAAACCATGTGGAGAGAGGTAGCCCATGAAAATCTACCACGTTTACCGTCATTATGGGTCATATACAGACCGCTACGGGATAGACGAGTATGGTTATTTTCTTTCTAAGTCAAGAGCAGAGAAAATCAAATACGATGCCAAACACGAAAAGGACAGCAGAGGCTATATTTCTCTTGACGAAATCGAAGTGGACGAAACACCATGACATCTGACCTGACAAGACGATGCAAGTCCTTCGCACACATAAAGATGAGGACTCAGAATTGGTGGTTCGTAAGTATGTCAGACCACTACATGATAACGAAGTGGGTAGCAGACCCATGAAACGAGTCCACACGATTCACTTTGACAAAAGAGGGGGGAGAGGAGCATTGGCTTTCGCCAGACTAGAATCAAGAACGAATCCCATCTCCATCTCAGGGTGGGATAACTGGCGTTATAATGTGGCTCCTCACTTCCCGATTGAGACTTACCTACCCAAGATTATAGACCACGAATCCGTCCACATCGCCTTAGACGATATTGAAGAACGAAAGGCAAGCATAAAGTTGGATGGCTTATTTTTCAATCTTAAATGCTATGACATCACACAAAACGGAAACTACTTCAAGAACACAGGTCTACCATCCAAACTACCAATCCTTAAGAGAAGAAGAGTATGAGCAACACTAGAGAGCAAGACGACTTCATGGCCGCACTTCATGCCCTTATGGATAGTCTGTCCTTAGACGACTTAGAGGAAGACAACTGCGATGGATGTGGAGTTGCCACTAGCGACCTTACTGGCCGACATCCCTTTGCCCTCTGCCCCCTTTGCAACTGGAAAGGATATGGTCTCAATGACTAAGAATTATGGATTTCGGCAAGAACCTTTATATAGGTTGGGGAGAGGGATATAGGATATGGCAACGAACAAAGAACTAGCAGAGCGACTTCGCAAGGCGCGTGACCCTCTTGGGCCATTTGGCCCTTTCGCCTACTACAAGATAGAAGAGATTGAGGCAGTAGCCAAAGAGTTGGAGAACCGAGCATGACTCCCAAGTTCCCTATGATAATCGTGGACGCGGCAAAAGGGATTCATGTAGTGAAGAAGACCCCTGCTGGCTATTACACTTGCGACCAGTGCCATAACAGTTTCACCCTAGAGGAACTAATGAAGGCACACGATTTCGTCAATCCAAATGTTTATAAAGGATGGGGCTTAGGGGTATAGGATATGAGCAAACTCGGAACCTTCGCGTCCTACCTTATTTGGACAAGCGTAGTGGGAATCATCGGATGGGGTCTTTCAGCACTGATAAGCCTCAATCCAACGGCTCAAGCAATCAACACTTTCGCTGGCGGCACATGGTTAGGATACGTCTTTCTGGGCATAAACTTTGCTTTCTACCCTCTCCAACTTGGGTTGGGAATCCTTCTGACCGATATCCTTAACATTGGCAACGCTACAGGATTCTACATACAGGTGACTATCGCAAGCATAATCCTACTTCTAGTGGGGCTTCTTCTAAGAGTCGAAGACAATGAGAGAGAGAGCAGACCACTCGGAATGAAGTGGAAAAGATGGTATACATAGCCACCTACAAGACGAAGGATGGAATCAGTCCAGAGATACTAGGAGAGCGATTCTACAACGGAGAACTATGCTCTAATTGTGACGATGGTTGTCTCAAGGCCAAGCGTTGTGATGGGTGTGATGAAGTGCTTTGCGTCAAGTGTTGGGAAGAGCATCAGAACGATGCTCCATGCCATGTGGGAAGATAACATGACAGGTCTATATTGTGTGACCTATCTCATTGGCGAAGCACAGAGGCCAGAGACTCAGATGAAGATAAGCGAGATGTTTCCACCCGATAGTTCGAAAGAGGCAATTGCCTTAGTCAAGACCAAACACCCCACCGACTTGGTGAGGATAACAAGTGTGGCGATGCTAAAGAAATGATGTCCGAGAGGGAACTCAAAGCGGAAGTAATCAGGGAGACAGTAGACGAGTGGGTTAGACTGTCAGACCCTGAGCGAGTGGAGGAGAAGGTTCACAAGTGGGTAGGTAAGGTGGGGAAGCCTACCGTCTTCCTGAAGCCGAAGTCAGCGACTATCGAGAATCTGACGACAGGAGCCATGTTCCTAGTCGTGGACAACAAGGGATGGACGCACACCTTCTACACCTATGTAGACTCGATTTCCAGATGTGAACGAACAGACATCTCACACAAAGTCAAGAAGAGGCCATTGCCTTAGTCAAAGCCAAACACCCCACAGACTTGGGGAAAATAACATCGGTGGCTATGCTCAGATGAAACGCTTTCAGATAGGATACGAGTGCGGTTGTTGGTTTGCATTCGATGTGGCAGACCCCATGCACTGGAAGATACTAGACTTCGTGATATGCACTGACCACGTTAAGAGGAGCCATCTCCAATGAAGACCAGAGAAGCAGTTGAACAACTTGAGAGGGAGAAAAAGATATGAGAGTCTGGATTCGAGAGGGCTACGGCAACCACGACCTCATCGCTCTCGACATTGAGATAGGTAGTGGAAGCGACAGTCGGTTCCTTTCCCAAGTCGGTCTTCTAATCCATGCGTCAGGACATAAGTGTGACCACACACCACCCCATGACCCATCATGAGCGAGACATCCGATTCCAAACATCTGAGAGCATGGTGTCCCAAACACCGGAAGCGGTGTTGCATGATTCACGGAAAACACAAGAGAGGACGCTAAATGCCTAGTGTTAGTGTAGAATACTGGCTCAACGGTAGAAGGGAGCCACCCATAAGCGTAGGGGTCGCTGATGAGTTTGAGGCCATCGCAAGAAGACTAGGGCAAAACGTAGAGAGAACGCCCCTATGTTTGAAGATAGTCATGGGAAGTGGGAGACGCTATTGACCTGCCCTAAGTGCGGCAAAGAAATGATGCTATACCAATGTGGTTATATGCACTGCATCAATCTAGATTGCGACTACGATGGGAGCAATAGACTATGACCTGTCCTAAGTGCGGCTATCCTTACGTCTACGAGAGGCGTGTTGCTTGTGGATTGAAAGAGGACATAGCAGTTATGTGTCCTAATTGTGGGTATCAATCATGATAATCAAAAAGTGTAAGGATTGCGGAGCCATCATAGAAACAAAGGAAGGGGCGATAGGAGAGAGAATCGTGTGGAGTCTATGCGACAGATGTAGAGCCAAACGGAATGGTTTTATAGGGGCAAAGACTTTGAGAGAGGTAGGAATAGCATGAGCAAGGGATACGACAGAGATGATTGTGGGATGATTTGTTGCCCACCGCATTGCAACTGTGGCGATTGTGTGGGGTGTGCTTCTGACTTTTAAGAGGACGGACCATTTCAGTTGCGGCCACTCTTATGTTGTTCAATCCGATTATAGACTTCAACTTGAGAAGTGTCCTGAGTGTCTTAGTGGAGACTATGATGGGTCACTGGTCGAGTCAGATGAGAAAGAAGAACTAGGGGCTAGGATAGTTCAAGAGCCTAACTCTTTCGTTGAAAGGATTGACAGCAGTGGATTCTATGGGGCATCCGTCTTTCTACCAAGTGCGACAGTCGCCACTGGCGTTTGGAATAACATTTGGGGAGCCTCTTCATCTGCAAACATATCACCACAACCTTACATTGAACGGCACTTTCCACCACAGACAGTAAGCAATGGACAGACATTCACAATACCAGACAATGAACTAGAGGATTGGGCAAGAGAGGAACCCAGACGACTAGAACTAAATTGGAACGGCCATCATACCGAAGCCGAGTATAACGCTTGTGAGTCCTGTCAGCATGAACTGAGAGTCGGGATGGCAAGAGACTACAACGAGCAACATGGGATTGAGACTGAGCTTTGACCGCAATGCTTATAAACCCTACAAACGTAGGGGTGTCCATGTCGCAAGAAGATAACGAACTCGAAGAGGATGAGGACATGGATTCGGACTTCGATGGAGAAAGTGAGGACATCGGACAAGATAACAAAACGGATGAGGAATTATAATGCCTAGTGAATACAAGTATCGCTGTTGCATCCGTTGTGGCGTTAAACTAACGCCAAGCACTTGGTTTCCTAGTTTCAAACCTAGATACCTATATGTTTGCAAATCTTGTTCCAGTAAAGAGCGTGTAGTATACTATAGAAAGTGGGCCACTACACACAAATCTATAGCAAAAGAACGAACCAAAAAAACTAGAGATACTCTCAAACTTGAGACATTGCTCAACTATTCGCTAACTTGGCCACCGCAATGTGCCAATCCATTCAGAGAGCATCCAGTTTGTGTGCCATACACAACCATTGAGGCTCTTTCCATTGACCATATCAATGGTGGTGGAGATAGAGAAAGAAGACTGTTGGTTGGGAGAAGAGGGGGCGGAGTCAATTTCTATTGGAAATTGAAACAACGTGGGTATCCAAAGGGATACCAAATCTTATGTATGAATTGTCAATTCATCAAAAGTTATAGGGTGAACGGCTCTTGATTGAAGTCAAATGGAGATGCACGAGTTGTGGCATCATCATCATAGAGAAGACCAGAGACGCAGATGAAGAGACTAAGAAGCATCTGCTCGTCTGTGAAGGACAAGGATTTCACCTAGAATCGTGAGACTATGGTTAGCGAATATGACGTAATCTTCCACACCATTACACCTGAGATGAGGCTAGAGGCCAGACCATTAGCCAGCCGACTGGCCGAACTTAACCATCACCAACCCATAGCCGAAGACACTCCACTAGGCGCGGCTATGTCTCAGATAGATATGGCTAAGTATCTAGGCGCAGTCCACGTTGATGTTCCAGACTACGATATGACTCTAGGCAAAGGCACTATCGACAACAAGAACATCACCACCACAGTTGGCCGAGTCCTTCCTCACTATGATGCCCAAGTCTTCAGTTATAACCCTGACCAGAAGTGCGAGTTCTACACCTTTAGCAGAGTGCGGAAGTTAGTGCCACAAGAAGAGTTGGTCGGCATCTTCCTCATAGGTTGGATTTCCAAGGCCGACTTCCAGACCCTAAGGCATCACTACAACGAAGGAGAAGTGCGGAATGATAACACTCACTACAAGTATACTTGTAAAGGCGGGACTGATGTAGTGCTAGTTCAAGTCCTTCACCCGTTGATTGAGTTGAAGAGAACACTTATTAACACGGAAGGACAGGGGTAAGGATATGAGCAAACTCTTCGGGTTGATAGGGCTTGGCTTCTTGGCCCTCGTTGGAGCATTCGACTGGTGGGTATGGTTCAACCTTCTTACTTCTGGATTTGTCGAATGCTCTGGACATATGGGCGCACTCATAGGTTTCACTCTTTTAGCGATTATCTCTATTCCAGCGACCATCTTTGGCTTCATAACTGGTCTGTCGATTATGGTGGCTGACTAATGCCAGAAGACCATCCAGACGAAGGATACTCGGACATCCTAAAGGAACTAGACAAAGAAGAGAAGGACAGGAAACTCCGTATGAAGATAAGAAGGGGTGAAGACTTAGGGCCGGCCATGTGTGTGACTCCCTTCGCTGTCGCTCCTACACAAGAGGAAGACATTGCAGAAGACAAAGCGTTCCAAGAGTTCATGAAGGGATACACTAGAGACGTTCACATGATGGCAAAGGTCTTGTCGGCATTAGCCAAAGCGATGGACAAATATCCTCACCTAAGACTAGGGCAGTTGCTCTATGTCGTCATACAGAACCTAGACTCGAAGAATGGGAAGATAGGAGACGAGTTGTCTTACATGAGGAACTTCCATCTGAGGCTCTTCAACATCTATGACGAAGAAGTCATAAGGGCGATTGAAGCGTTTGACTGAACACTGCAAGTGGTGTGCAAACGACATCGTGAAAGAGGACAATAGCCTAGAGGTAAGAGAGTTCCACACTAGCGGTAAGACTTGCTACTACTTCTGTGACTACGATTGTCTGGTGTTCTGGGCAAAAGCCAATTGCAAAACAAACATCATTGGTGTGTTGAATGAGTCATGAACCGTCACATCTCAATCTCTCTACCAGTATCTACGTTGATGGTAGACTCGCGGCAGAAGTCACCAAAGAAGACAAGCCCCTCTTCATTGAAGCCTACACCAAACTCTTTCCCACGGCCACCATTGAGGCATTTACCGTGCTACAATTGGTTAAGAGAAAGAAGGCCGAAAGGGAAGCACAGGAAGCCACACAAGAAGGAGTGGACGTAGAATGATTGGAAGATGCGACTGTTGCGATTTGGAAGGGTGCGTATGCGAAGATTGTCTCTATTGTGGTGGAGAAGAGGAAGAAGTGATTGTCACCAATACCGCAGAAGGTAGAGATGAACGTTGGGAAGCAGAGAACAAGGCCATAAAAGAGAGGAACTTCTCTAAATGAAAACCAGTAGAGTGAAGAAACTCAAAGGCCGGATAGAGTTCGGTTGTGAATCTGGAGAATATCCTTTTTCAAGAGAACAGATGGAGAAATTGGCCAAGGACTTCGTAGGCAAGTCCGTTACCATCTATACCAAAGACGACTTCAAGGGAGAGAGAAAGGTAGTGGGCAAGGTCATTGAAGCCCATGTTGTCGGAGTATCTTGGCTCCAAGACCATATAGACTATGAGGTCGAGGTAGCATGAGAACCTCTACCAAGTTTTTGGTAGTCGCAATAGTAATGGGTCTTCTTGACATCCTTTCAAATTCCCCTCTCCTTCTTATAGTGTCAACCGTAATGCTCTATGGGTTTTTCTACTACAGCGGCAAAGAGGTAACAAAGAAAGAGGTAACGGATACCATTGACAAGACCCTGTTGCAGATGAACAGCAACTTGAAGTGCGACCTCTGCGACCAGACTCTACACCTGACAGAACTGGAAGGGAAGTGGGCGTGTGACAGTTGCATCATAAAGAATTGGGCGAAGCACTGTCCAGTGTGTGGAAAGGATATGCCACTCGCTGACACCAAAATGAGGGTAGACCACATAGCCGAGCATGAGAGAAGGGGAGAACTATAAGTGAGAGAGACCAACATAGAGTATAGTTGTAAGAAATGTGGCAAACAATTCAGACTATTCTCTGACGATGGTATGGGAGACCAGACAATCTGTTGGAACTACTGTCCTCATTGTGGGGCAAGGAACGACATTTGGATACGATTCCTCAACGAGAAACAGTTGAAAGATGTGCCTCTAGGCATTAGCCCTCTCCCGTCAGGAACCAAGAAGGGGCAACTATAGGCATGAATCCTTATAAGCCTCGCAAGCAAGAAGTAAACTATGGACAGTCTCGGTATATGGTGGGGCTTCAAGTGGAAGATAGCGGTGGCCGCAATTCTCATCCTTCTAATCATAGCCATACTTCCTCTCTTCTCATGGTGAAATAGACATGAGCGAACTTCAAAGATACACAATACTGATTTTTCTGATGCTACTCGCCATAGCCGTCATCATTGTGGTGGGGAACATCTACTCTTGAGCCTAGCCAAGTTCGATATGACATCGCCCAAGCCTAAGCCAGTAGAAGAGAAGATGGTTGAAGTCCGATGCTCTATATGCACCAAGAGGTTCATGACCCCAGAGTGGACTCTTGAGACAGGAGAGCCACAAGTCTGCTCTAAGAAGTGTGCATGGGAGATGGGACATTGACATACTCCTACCACTTGTATATTCTACCGAAGAAGACCGAATCTGAGTCTGCCAAAGAGGAACCAAAAGAACCTATAGAAGACTTATTAAGGGCACTACAAAAGGGTAATGGGCATGAGTAATAGCAAAGCACGAAGCATGAGTGAGGATGATTGGGACTTGATGGAATATCTCTGGCGTTTGGGGCTTCAAAACCCCGTAGCGTTATGGAAATGGTGGGACTATGGAAGTGGACAGTAAGGCTCTCCAAGCTAGAGACGCGGAGACTAAAGAGGCCGAGCCAGAGCCAGTCACACAATCTGTCTATGAGATAGAACTGACTAAGATAGATGAAGAATACAATCGGAACCCAAGCCCGAAACTTCTGAAACAAAGATTCGACCTTCTGGTAAAGTTGATGCGGAAATGACTTTAGCCAATGTTGACAAACTGGCCGCGGCCAAAAAGAACTATGTTGTTCTTGAACCCTCAATCATGAAATACATCAATAAGGTTCCACGCTTGCCGAGTTGGATAGTAGTATCTTGATAATCTGTCATGTAGATGGACTGTGCGAACCTAATCGGTATGGAGGGGTTGCCACCTATGGAGTGGTTATCCGAAAGGAAGACGGAGAACTCGTCTTCATGGGTAGTGGAATGATAGGAGAGGGCAAAGGTATGTCCAATCAGGTCGCGGAATACTATGCTGTAATAGGTGCGCTCAAGAGTTTGATTGACCACTATCTGGCCAATGAAGAGGTCATAATCTACACCGACTCCAAACTGGTAGCGGAGCAGATGAATGGCCATTGGAAGGCCGTAAGCGGAGTCTACTTGCCCTACTTCCTTAAGACCAGAGACTATCAAACCCAGTTCAGCAATCTGAAATTCCAATGGATAAGCCGAAACCTTAATAAAGAAGCAGATTCTCTTACTAGGCAAGTATATGAAGAGTATTGCAAAGCAACTGGAAGACCTGTCATATATGGAGAGCATGAAAAAATGCCGAGATTGTGGAACAGAACTCACAAATGAAAATTGGTCTTTCTCTCGACAAAGGAATAAATCTTTCTATTGTCGAAACTGTTGCAAAGTTCGCCAACATCAATGGCGCATCAAAAACACTACTCACGAAAGAGAATACGGAAAGAAATGGAGAGCAACACATAAGCAACAGAGAAGAGATTATGCTAAAACCATTGGACAAGAGAATAAATTGGAAGTTCTTCGCCATTACTCTGGCAATGTCGTCATCCCATTTTGTGCTTGTTGCAAAGAGAATCGGATTGAGTTCCTCACACTTGACCATATCAAAGATAACGGCTATCAAGAGACTGTTTCCCATCGAAAGACTCTCTATTTTTACCTCATTAAACAAGCCTTTCCAGAGGGCTATCAAGTTCTTTGTTGGAATTGCAATGAAGCAAAGGCGCACTACGGATACTGCCCACACCAAACACATAAATATACCCAGAGGCGAGAACTCCGAGGCAGATAGAATGTCTCGCATGGCTTATGAAACGTGGATGTTGGCCAATGGTCGCAAGCCTCTGTATGGGAAACGACAGAATGTTTATAAAGGTCGCAAACAGAGGGGTGTGCTATGAGCAAGAACAAAAGATTCAAGAAGGTAGACAGATTCTTCAAAGCGATAAGAATCGTCTTCATAGGTGATATGCACGTTGGGTCAATCTACTCTGTGGCCTCTCCATTCGTTACCTTGACTTCAAACGATGCTCCCACTACGCTTGAAACAACGAAGAAGCAACACGCTTTGTTTGAGGTATTTTCAGAGTGTGCGAAGAAGTTCTCCCAACCTGACCTTCTAATGGTAGTTGGAGAGCCGATTGATGGCCCTAACCCTAAAAGCCCACAAGACGCTTGGACGCTGAATACAACAGACCAGATAAATGAGGCCGAAAAACTGGTCAAGATGTTCGGAGCCAAGAAGATTAAAATGGTCAGAGGGTCTGGCTATCACGGAAGCAACATGAGAGGGCAGAATGCGGAAATGACCTTTGCGGAACAGGTGGGCGTTAGTCCCAATTCCGATGGCGAGTTGGTTCCAGCAGAGCACCTATTAAACGTCAATGGCACACGCATTCTCGTTGCTCATCACCAACCCAATTATACGGTGTATAGGGCAACTGGCTTAAACAAACAAGTCAAAAATATGTATGTAAACGCGGGAGTCAGAGAAACGAAACCTTACAATTGTATGGTGTTCGGCCATGTCCACTTCTACGATTGTGTAGACATATACAAGTGCAAAGTCATCTCATTGCCAAGTTGGAAACTGAACGATTGGTTCAGCAAAAAGACCGGAATTGGTGACGATTCCAGCATCGGTGCAGTTCAACTCACAATCCAGCCCAACGGAAAAATGACCGTAGAAGCACTCATCTACGACCTACCACATGAAAGAGAACCAGAAGAGGAAGTCGTCTCATGAAGACTCCAAAGTTAGTTCGTAGAGAACCCCCTCAGACCACCGAGCCAGAGCATCCTGAACTGGTCTTGCCAGAGGAAGACGTTCCCGAAGAACTGCTTCCTTACAGTATGACCATTGACGGCTTCTATCAAGAAGTGAAACGAGCACCTGCTGACAAACCACTGAGACGGAGAAATCTCATCTTCTTGGTGAAGTCATTTGAAGATGCTCAACACACTAGAGTTATGGCCATGAACCGCCTCAGAGCGATGGGACGCTCCGAAGACCAGTTGAAGGACGACCTCAAAAGTTATGCTGGCCCCGAACTCATTCTGAAAAGGACGATTGAAAAGTTGCTCAGATTTGAGCCAATCTATCAGGAACACCTAAGCAAGATTACAGGGGTTGGGGCTTCCTATGCTGGCAAATTGATTGCTTACATCGGTGACATCGAGAGGTTCCCCAACGCCAGTAAACTGACCACTTACGCTGGACTGAATGTAATCACTCGTTGCGGAAAGTGCAAGAAGAGAATCTTCCTCAACAACGATGGCCAAGTCAGTCCCTTTGAGACTAACAAGTGGGTTGAACACATAATGGGACGACTCAAGATGCAAGCCGACAAACGCCTTGACAAAGTGGCATTCAACGAAGCAGAAGCACTTGAGGACTTACAGACCCACATCTGTAAGTGTCCTAATCCAGAAGTGATTCGAGTCGCACCAAAGCGGAAGCGTGGTGAACTCGTTGAATGGAATCCCGACTTCAGAAGTCTGCTGTGGAACATCGGCAAGCAGTTCGTCAAACAAGGGAAGGCATACAGAACCCTTTACGATGGTATCAAAGCCGAGCAGACAGAGCGAGATGGCGCAACACTTTCAAAGGGGCAAATCGATGCACGAGCCAGAAGGAAGGTAATGAAGGTCTTCCTCAATCAATTATGGGAACAATGGAGACTGATTGAAGGATTGCCAGCCCCTAATCTTTGGGTGTTGGAGCATGGTGGTCACACGGATAAATTACCTCTGTTGAGGGATGAGTCGGTGTGACATCTGAAGCCAAAGGACAAGTGACACCCAAAGACTGTCTGCGAGCCATCCTGTCTATGACAACCACACTTGCACTGCGAGCCAATCTTGAAGTGATACCCAAATCGTTACTGCGAGCCATAAAGACCATGATACCCAATTCGCAATTGCGAGCCATCCGAACTATGACACCCACCAACCGTTTGCGAGCCATTGGCTTCATGACACCCACAGTTACATTGCGAGCCATGTGTCTAATGACACCCATACCTCTAATGCGAGCCATTGAAGTAGTGACACCCACAGAAGAAGTTGCGAGCCATGAACGAAATGACACCCATATTGGTATTGCGAGCCATGTCAGCAATGATACCCAAAGAAGTTGTTGCGAGCCAAAAGTGGAGAGGTCAAACTCGGCCTCTCCTCTTCGCAAATCTTTAAATAGGTTACGAACAGAGGGATAGGCTATGACATTTGCAAGACGTAAACGATGGAGCGTAGTCAAGAAACGTAGACATACTTCGCACCAGAAGATTCTGGCGCAACGGGCTGAGAGAGAGAAGGAGAAGAAAACAGGGGAGAAGAAGAAATGAGTGCACAAACCCATGAAGCCGATGGAGGTTCTATCAACGCTTGGGGATATTGCTCCAAATGTCACAAACAGATAGAGCAACTAATCAAGGAGATGACGATGGCAAAGCCAGAGGTCGAAAAAGGAATGAACCAAAGAATAGAAATGGAAGCCAACAACACAAAGGAACTCGGACTTCTGGTTAGTGCTTATTGGGCAGAAGGTATCAGACTTGTTTCATTGGATTACTTGCTACATGGCAGATTCAACTGCGTCTTTGAAGGGCCGATTAGAGGGGAGACAAAATGAGTCACAAAGAATGTAGTATAGCCAGCCACCGACATGGGGTAAGGACTAGAGACGGACAGATTGAATGCAGTGGTCGTAAGGGCGGCATCCACACATTCAACGGTAGAGAAATCAGACTGGTCGGGAACCCCATTCCTTTAGTCTACTGTTCAAAGTGCAACCTTGTCGCGGCTTACTATAGATGTGACAACAAATGAGTCTCGCCAATCAGAAAGAACTCGGTAAAGCCAAACTCCCGAAGGGCTGGAATGAAGGAGATAGATACCTTTTCAAGTGTAGAGATTGCACAACGTCTTGGGTTGATTCTGACTTGGAATGGATGAGACAATCAGCGACAATACATAACCAACTCTTCCCAGACCATCATGTGATAGTGGCCAAAATAATAGGTCTGGCTAATGGTGATGAATATGTCCCTCCTCAGTAACCAAGAGCGACTTGATGCCAGCAGACGCAAGGACAGGGCTTTTGTAAGATTAAGCCGACAGGTTGTCTGTAGTTGCGGCCAGTTGCTTACTCGTCCACGATGGCGCAACTTCACATTCTGCTTCAAATGTGGCCAAAAATTGGTGTTCTATACCGTATGAGCCTAGCCAATCAGAAGGAGTTAGACGAAGCAAGATACCTAGTTGACTGGGAAGAAGCGTTCAAACAATACAGAGAATATATGATGAAATATGACACATTTACTATCCCGGTTGCCGAACAATTCTGGCTCAAATGGTTAGTGAACCAAAGATTTAAGGCAGTCGGTCTTGAATATCGAGGAACCCCAATTGTCATTAGCGAACCAGAAACAACTGAATGACCAATATCAGGAGATGCGACATGAGTTCGGCATCCCTGATGACCTGACCGATGAAGACTTCATACCAGAGAAGTTCGGCCCTTGTTTCTTCTGTAAGAAGTGGGTGTCAGACTTCGACTTTTGTTGGGGTTGTGATTGTTTTGTTTGCCAAAAATGTAACGACCCGAACAAGATTCTGCACGAACAACACAAAGTAGAAGACCATCTAACCCTGTAGAGTCCCATCTTCTTTCCTATAGGGCTTGCAATCGCATAGTCCTACTGGCTCATTACATCCGAAACAGACCTCTGGTTCTTTGGCACTTAAACGATAGGATGCTCGACCACACCAGCATGGTTGATGCGTCCTTTTGATTACCTGAGCAACCTGATTCTTGGAGATGCTTTTAGCCTCTACCCTACCCGTTAGTTTCCTCTTCGGTGGGATAATCATTAGCACCATAAGGAGACTCTCGTTTAGTTACTATTTAAAGATTCTTATGGAGCATGAACGACCATGTGATTAAGGAAGTCTTTCTGCCACTTGAAAGTCTTGCCGCATTGGTCGCACTTGAAGGCTCCCTCTTCCTTCTCTGCTTCTGGTTCCTCTGGTTCGGGTTCTTCTTCTGGCTCCTCTTCGGGTGGGACTTCTGGTTCCTTACCCTCGCCACTAGGTGGCGTAGGTGGCCCCTTCTCCTTCGGTTCACTGGGTTCCTTCCCCTTCTCTGGCCCCGGTTCAGGTTCTTTGCCCTTCTCCTTGTCCTTTCCCTTCGGCTTCTTGGGTGGAGTGGGCTTGGCGGTAGGCTTGGTCGTTGGCTTCTCAGGAACCTTACCTACCCACATCTGCTCTCCATTGTGGAAGAGGATGGCCTCGAACTCCTGAAGGTCACGGAAGACCTCTTCGGGCTGTGCGAACCAATCAATCAGAACGTCTAGGTCTTGAGGTAGAATGTGTTGGAAGGTGAAGATGTAGGGCGAGTTGGCTAGGATGTCCTTGTTAACGTCAGCCGTCCTTCGAGCCGCGAAGATGCCGCCTACGTTGTAGTTGCGTCCAACGTTCACCAACTCATTGAGCATAGTTCCCGGCTTGGTCTGATAGCGGTCAACCTCGTCCATCACCACCATACAATCTCCTCTCTCTAGTGCCGAATAGAGTATCTCGTCTACACCCGCAGTATCGGCTGGACTAACTTGGTGATAGTCTATGTTAGGCTGGCCATCATACTCAGCGAAGTTGCCGAGAGCGTCCAACAGAACGAACTGATAGTCCTTAAGGATGTCCGACAGAAGCACTTTGATGAGATTGGTCTTGCCCGAACCCGTTTTACCGAGTATGGTAATCTTGTCTGAGACATCAACCTCTAGTTTGGGCTTCTCTCGACTCTTCGCTTCTACAGTTGCAGGGTCAGTGCCAGCAATCTTCTGGGCCTCTGGTGAGAGGTCTGCTCCCTTCTCCTTATCTTTGTCTTTATCTATGCGTGGGTCTTTGACTTCCTCTTCATCTAAGTCAGTCCAAGGCAATGGTTCTCTTTCACAATATCCGCAGTCTCCACAACCACAATCTTCATCTGGGCAACATTGACAGGCATCTGGTGAGTCTTCTAGGGTCGTATCGTCTATGTCTCCACCCTCTTCATACTTCGGAATCTTGCCCTTCCCCTTACAGTAAGTGCATGGGCGACCACTTACTTCATTCCTGCCACTGCCCTCGCAACTTGGACAAGGCTCTACCCAAAGGCTTGGGTCTTCCTTCTTGATGGCCGGAACCTCGCCATCATCATCGTCATCAATACCCATTTCCAGTTCGAGCAAGTCTTCTTCATCGTCTACTGGGTAAGCATAATCGCACATCACACAAATCCACTGTTTTTGTTTTATCGTTTCATCTTGCTCATTTGGCCCCATCGCAAATCCAAAGCCGCACTTGGGACAGTTAAAGAGAAGGTAGGCATCAGGGTTAATGTCCTCTGAATCGCCCTCTCTCTTACCAGTGGGTGCTGTTATCTGAGAGCCAGTAGGAACGAATTGACTCTGTGTGAAGGGACTAATATTCTGTTCTGTGGTAGGGTTCAATTGCTGAGAGAGGTTGTCTTGGCTCTGCCCTTCCCAACCCCCTCCTGTCGATGCGTCACCCTGCTCATTCATATCCATTGGTTGCGGCAACCCAATGTCAATTGGGTAAACGCTTTTATCAAGATAGGCAACTGACCCATCAAAGCCCCAAAGTTCTAAGTATTCGCCTTCATCTACTTGAGCAAAGAAACTATCATAGTCTGCGGCTTGTGGAAACATCTCCTTAATGGCGGCAACATCTTGGCTGTCTGTGACTAGAATCAAGTCGTCTCTATTGTTGAGGTCGGCTATAGTCTTGCCCTTGGCCGCTTCCTCTTCAAATCTGATGGGGTCAGAAGGCTTGGAACCAACGCGATGGTTAGGCCAATCTAAAACCTTTCTCACCGACTTATCACTCATACCTTGAATAAGTCCTTTCTCCTATTTAAAGATGACCACTCTCCCATAGCAAGAACCTTTATATGGCAGAACAGCCACTTTAAATACAGTCATGGCTGAGAAAGAAGAGGACAAACCAAGAGACAATGTTATCACCGGAGCTCTGAAGCGTCTGGGATTCATCTCAGACCCGCCAAACAATCTGTTGACGGGAAAGGGATTGAGCGACCCAACTGCTCAGGCTTCTTATAAGCCACCCTTAGAGTCCCAACTTGGGCAGATTGACAGAGGCGAGGCGTGGTGGAGAGACTTTGCTTGGGAAGAGTATGCGACCAAAGACTTGCCCGGTCTCGGTCTAGGCTTTACAGTCTATCCGTATGTTGCCGTTTGGGAGAAGATATGGGGAGCCGTCCCTACCGAAGACTATGAGAAGTATAAACAATACTACGTTCAGGAACCGTTCATTAGAGCCACGATAGACTTCCATACTCAGATGACCATTTCACAGGGTTATGAGTTGGACTATCCTCTGGATACTGTAGTGAAGGATGTCAAGGCTTTCCTCGACAGACACGACTTCATCAACCTGCTTAAGATAATGGTAAAGGATATGCTAGTCTTCGGCAACTCCTACACAGAAGTTGTGAGGACTTGGTTCTGTCATGAGACAGGTCACGACCTAACCGAACTGAGAATTTCTTACGAGACAGAAGGGAAGGATGGTGGACCGGGATACTGGTGGACAGACAGAGTAGACATTGCTGATAAGCACAACAAACTCTATCCTACCCACAAGTTGGAGAACCCCTATGGTGAGATTACCCGCTTCAAGCCACTAGACCCCATGTATATGAGAGTCAGAAGGGACGCTTACGGAACCATCCTTGGGTATGTCCAGTATTACGTCTTCCCGCTAGTCACCTTCCTTGCAGACGAGATAGTTCATCTGAGATATATGCCTACCTCTTGGACTTATGAGTCGGTCTACGGTGTATCAATGCTACGCCCTATTCTCTTCCATCAGGAGTTGATGAAGAACTATGAGCAGACGATGGGAGCCATCATGAATGTCTTCCTGAAGCCCATGTTCCTAGTCCACGTTGGCACATCAGATAACGGCCTACCAACGGCAGAAGTCACCAACCAACAGTATCAGTCAGTGAGGAGATACTTCCAGTCTAGCCAACCCGGACAGTCCATCGTAATCAGAGCCTCAAGCCCAGTAAAGGTAGAGCCAATCAACCCACCCATTGACAGGATGCAGACCACAGCGTTCTGGCTTCAGTGGCTCCACAACATGAGAACCTACGCCCTCTCCGTTCCAAAGTTCTTTACCGACCCTGCTGGATTGAACAGAGCCACAGCCCAGACTGTAGAGAGGGGATATTTCACGTTCATCAGTTCCAACCGCCAGTCCTTGAACAGCCAACTAGAGAGGAGCATCATGATAATGGTAATGCGGTCTATCTATGGTAAGATTGCAGACGAACTCATCCATGAGTATGATGTGCCCAAGTTCATCTGGAAACCAGTGAAAGAGGACTCTCTAGAAGACAAGGCAAAGACTTATCTACCCCTCTATGCAAGCCGTATCCTGACCAGAGATGAAGTCAGAAAAGCACTCGGCTTCGAGCCATTGAATGAGGAAGAATTGGAGAAGGAGATAGGCGAGACAATGCCACCTATGGCCCAGACAGGAGCAGGAGCACCCGGTATGACAAGAGAGGGAACACCCACCTTCGGTAGTCCAGATGAAAAGATGGCTACACGACCCCCTGACGAGAAGATGATACCAGACGAAGGGGCGGCACCAGAATGGGGAGCAGACATGGCAGAGAAGACCGAGCAAGGAGAAAGATTAGATGAGATGGAAGACGCGATTTCGGACCTCAGACAAGAGTTCCAAAAGAAACTACATGAAGCAGAGATGGAGATAGATAACAATGAAAAGAGAACATAAGACGTTCTACGTCTGCATCCATCATCCCTGCTCTCTCATCTACGAAGAGATTTCCTTCCTTCTTCATCTTGGCTTTGAACCATGTCCATTATGTGGCTGTGTATTGGGAAGCCACCGCGAACTATAGAATCTTTAAATAGGATGCTACAATAGGGGTTGGTAATGACAGCAATCAGTATTGAAGAAATGCTCCGCAAATACCCGCCCCTTGCACGATTCAAGGACAACCCAGACGCAGTTCGCCAACTCTATGCAGAACTCAATCCCAAGAGAAAACTCTCAGAGTTAGACATAGGAGACTATGTGAATGGGATGGACGTTCTGATTACGAAAGTCATTGGCACATCCTACTATGTGGGGTGTCCAGTGTGCTTCTACAAGAAAGAAGGAGTAGAGATTGGCACATCATTCGACTGCACCAACATCAAGTGCAACACGCAAAGAGTAGCAACCAAACTTGTGAAGTGGACACTGCAAGGTGGAGACGAGACAACCAAAGCCATCCTTGACTTCCCGGCCTTCGCCTTCCGATTAGACGATGGAAACAAGTATCTGGCAAAGGTCGTCAACATCTCAGGGAAAGTGCAGAAACTCACCGACCAAAAACAGGACGGAAAGGTGGTAGGAAAGACACCCATAATCATGGTGCGAGACATGAAGGTCGTCTCAGACATAAGAGACCCTGAAACAGACACTCTCGCAACTCAGATTACGAAGTCTACGTTGGCAGAAGCAGTTGAGATACCGCTTGGTGAAGGGCCAAAGGGTCTTCCCACTCCCCCTGTGTCTCCGGTCACTCCACCCATCTCGACCATTCCAGAAACCAAACTCAAAGCGTTCAACACTTGGATGACCATCATGAAGACGGTGACAGAAGCCCAACTGAAGAACCATGTTGAGAGCAATCTCAAGTTGAAGTTGGATGACGTTCTGCCTCTGGTGGACAAGCACTTCCAAGACTCGACACAAACAACAGTCTACACGCTGAGACCTGAACCTACACACTAGGTTCGGGCCTTCCCCTTTTCTGAACACCTTTAAATAGTCCCGTCACTCTTATCTTCTTAGTATGCAACCACCGTATCAGCCAGCCACGCCTCAACAGCCAGCCCCGAAGCCGGGTCAGCCGAACTATCCCAACATCGAGAAGTTCAATGAAGAGGAATGGGGGTCTAAGCGAAAAGGTCAGCCTTGTCCATATCAGCCTTGTGACTATGAGATTGAACAGTATGGTGGCGGGTCTGTGTTTCGAGAACATTGTAAAGAGACACATCCTGAAATCTATACGGAAATGATGAGAGTAGAGGACTTGTTAGACGATGACACAGCAGTTAAATGTCCAGAGTGTAGAGGAACTGGTATGAAACCATCAAAGACAGAGGAGCCAGACCCTAGCAATCCAGACAAAGAACTCAATCCTGACCCAGACATCCCAGAACCAGTAGAACCAGACGAGGACGGAAAGGAGAAGGAACCCTTCGATGGCAAACCCGTCACAACTGAAGGGCTAGAGGTTCCTGATAAGGTTGAGATACCTGAACGCCTCTACAACGACCTCATGATGATGATTGAATACTCCGTCTCTAACGACAATGAAGCGGGTGGCTTCCTTATCGTGGCCGAGCATGGCAACATAGGTGTCGTGGGAGAGCAGTTTGGGAAGGACAGAGAGATAGTGCTAGAGCCTAACGAAGCACTCCACGAAGGCGAGTCCCTTATCGGCACAGTCCATATGCACCCCGTCACCCCTACCGCAAGCACTGGCGATGTATCGGGTTATTTGAACGATGAGAACGAGAAGGTCATGGTGGTGGTAGGGCAGGACAAGTCCATCAACTTCTACTTCAAGACCCCCTTCACAGCAGAAGGAGACTACGGAGATGAGATAAGCGACAACTTCGAGCAGGAAGACATGGATATGCTGGCAGAAGGATTTGGCTTCATCTGGTATAGGGGCGAGGAATCGGACAGGACGGAACTCCATCTCATGTCCAATACGGTAGACAACGTAGAGTTGAACATCGTAGAAGATACTTGGCCCGTTGAAGACTTGATAAAGGGGATAGGAATCAAGGGCCGACCCGACATACCTGAAGATTACTCTCAAAAGAAAACTCCACTTAAACTACAGATACCATTCTCTTTTAAGTGTAATGACCATTTATTGAAGGGTTAAGATTTGGGGCTTCTCATGTGGACAAACGCCATAAAGTCCTTTACCAATGTTACAACTGAAACACATAACCTGCAAACCCTTTGGCCAATTGTTCTTCTTTAACCAAGCATAGAAAACAGCAGAGCCACTAATGTTTCTTCCAAGAGCGTCTTTCTTCTGTTTTGCTCCATCATTATTAATGTGGTCAAGAGTAAGAAGTTCGAGTAAGGTCTCTCCGCAAGGTGGACAAACACATTTTGGATGTTCCCCACCATAATGAGTAAGTGCCTCAATCTTCAATTTCAGGGCGTTCTCTTTCTTCCATTTGCGTCTATATTCTATCACATCTGGTCTCTTATGGTAAGTCTTTTCATACTGTCTTCGTCTTTCTCGCTCTCTTTCAAGATGCCTTTGATACCATCCTTTAGCCCAAGTGTGCCTTTGTTCTCGGTGCTCCTCTCGATATTTCTTATCATATTCTTTTCTCTTCTCAGGATTGGCGTAAGGCATAGATGATTATTAGGAAGTCCAGATATATAAGTCTTAAGGTAACTACCAACTTACCCAGAATCCTAACAATACTCGACCAAGAAGACCCCACTGAGGTTGCAAATTCCATTCGCTTTCCATTGCAAAGATGGAAGACTTACAGGTTGAAGGATATAGTATATACCCCTTATTCAGAACCTTTATTAGAGATGAAG